GTGTATAAGATGTATCTTGCGTTAAAGCAGCACTTCACTAAACCTGACTATGACTTCTGGAAGTATAATGGCAAAGTTCGAGCTAATGAAAAGTCATTTGAACAAAGACAAGACCGTTACTTCTTTAAAAAATTAGCGACTAAGTATTCAGGGACGAAACTCTTAGAATACTTTGTCGCTAATTTTGTTAGTGACCCTAAAGGGTATCTCAGATCATTTAGTGATGACACCTACACTGATTGGAAGATTCACCAAGAGTCTTTCACTTATAAATTTAAACAAGACGTAGAACTTTTACTTGACGATTCAATCTTTCCATATCAAGAAGCATTTGATAGGTTGTTCCTAGTCTCTACAGGGAAACATCCTAAAATTTTAAGACAATATCTTTCAGGAGAAATATCTCTGGAAACTCTAGTAGTATTTGAGTCTTGTCTAGGATTTGTGAAAAATTTTGATCAGGTTTTAACTGATCCAGTATGGAAAGATACCAGAATGAGAATACTTAAGTATAAACCTTTTATGAAACTGGATTGTAGTCAGTATAAGTCTGTCATTTTAGAAACAATCAAGAGAAAACTATGAGTAATTTCTTTGACTCGCAGCAGGTTCAATCCAACCTGCAGGATATCTTCAATACTTATCAGCGTGTTGCCTACGAAACATCTCGACTGGCAGGTATGGATAAAGATGAAAAACTTAAGCACATCGATAAATGTAAGGTCCTGATCGACAAACAACGGACATTCTATGGTAGACTGTGCTTGGCAGCATCAGAGGACACTGACGCTGCTGACATGAAGACAAGGATCAATGCCTTGTCTCAAGCATTTGGGTATTCCGATCTTATGGAATGCATGGATGCTATGGTTAGGACACTCGAACAAGCTGCACAAGCGGAGATTGACAGGTCCTAAATAATATGCTACGATTAACCAGTAGCAAACAAACAAACTACACATTCAATACGGAGAATACGATTATGTCATTCGCATCCCTCAAAAAAGCGTCAGGCACTGGCAGCACTTTTGCCAAACTGACCCGAGAGATCGAAAAACTGAACCAACCAGCAGCAGGTTCTGGCGCTGATGAGCGTCTCTGGAAACCTGAACTGGACAAATCTGGTAATGGGTTTGCTGTTATCCGATTCCTTCCTGCTCCCGATGGAGAGGAACTTCCCTTTGCAAAAGTCTGGAGTCACGCATTCAAAGGTCCTGGTGGACAATGGTATATTGAGAACTCTTTGACTACTCTCGGTAAGCAAGATCCTGTTTCCGAATACAATACTGAACTCTGGAACGCTGGTCCTGAAGGATCCCCCGAGCGTTCCCAAGCGCGTGCTCAGAAGCGCAAACTGTCTTACTACAGCAACATCTATGTCGTGAGCGATCCTGCTCACCCTGAGAACGAGGGCAAGGTGTTCCTCTACAAGTATGGTAAGAAGATCTTTGACAAACTGGTCGAAGCAATGCAACCCGCATTTGCTGACGAGACTCCCATCGATCCTTTCAACTTCTGGAAAGGTGCTGACTTCAAACTGAAGATCCGCAAGGTCGATGGTTACTGGAACTACGACAAGTCTGAGTTCGCAACCCCGAATACTCTTGGTGACTTCGATGATGATCGCCTTGAGCAGATCTGGAAGCAAGGTTATTCCCTTGCAGAGTTTGAAGATCCTAAGAACTTCAAGACCTATGAGCAACTCAAGTCTCGCTTGAACCTGGTGCTTGGCAACGCTGCTGCACCTGCTCGCATCGATGAGTCCCTTGAGGATGAGTCTGAAGGTCGCGGTTCTTTCAACTCTCCTGACATCACTCCTTCCAACCAACCTGATTGGGCATCTGAAGTTAAGGATTTCCGTGAGAAAGCAGTTGCTGCTGCACCTGCTGAAGACACTGAAGACACTCTGTCTTACTTCGCTAAACTTGCTGAGGAGGATTGATGATCGATCCTATCACTGTTGAAGATTATAAACTCGTCTCTGACGAGTTCTTCCAGAAGTTTAACTACGCTGCAGAGCGTATGGGTCCTGGTCCTCACAAAGCAGAGGACGTTCTGAAAGTTATGGAAGCACTTACGGGTGCCGTTTTGAAGGACCGAGTAAAGGATAAAGTCGGTCCATTTGGTTTCAACAAAAAAACTGATTCTTAACTATGAAACTTGCACTCGCTACTTTGATGATTTTCTCTGCTCTACCTGTTGGTGCAGAAAGTATTGGTGATCGTAGTAATCGCCAAGCATATGAATCCCAAGGAGGTTATGCTCGTGAGGAAAAATGTTATCGAAATGAATATCGTGAAGAGTATGTTCCTGGCACGAGTAAGTCTCCTGGGTATGTGAAATCTTATAAGGAGCGAGTCAAAGTTCCTTGCCGTCGTTACCATCGACATGAAGAACACCATCACCCCAATGTTGGTAGTAGTGTGGATGACAACTCTTGTATTGAGGGTAGCATCCTCGGCGGCATTGCAGGCGGTGGCATTGGTGCTGCTGCTTCTAGGGGTGATGGTCGTTGGTGGGCAATTCCTCTGGGGATCGTCAGTGGTAGTATGGTAGGATGTCAAATGGATGGAGGCTGATATGTCTCATCGATTTGATGAAATTAAACCAGCACATCATCCCACCAAGGAAGAAGTTCAGGAGATGATTGATGATGCAATACGAAGACACAATCGTAATGCTTCAATTATTTCAATGTGTGTTGGCTGGGTTGTTCTTGCACTTTTTGCTGAAGGTCTGCTTCGACTTATTGGAGTTATAGATCCAATCTTCCCATGGCTCAAAATCACATTGAACTAATAGGAACTATCCTCCTCTTTCTATTTGGAGTGACGATGATCTATCAAGGTCATCTGATCTTCCATGGAAAGAGGGGATATAAACATTCTGAAAGGGAACAACATCATCTAGCACGAATGCGCGAGCGTGTTGAAAAATTAATGGGTGAAACCAAAAACGACCTCTGATTCCCCAGAAGTCGTAAAAAAAATCGCGGCAAAAAATTGACCCTTAAGGTTTTTTGAAAAACTGCATCTCTAATATAACCCGAAGCAGTTGATCTTTCATATGCACTAATGCTTCCTGTTCTTCAGGATTGCCACCAGACCACTTTTCCAAATGAAAGCAGACGGACTTATACACAAGTATGAGCCCGTCTTTTGACATATCCATAGTTATATACTCTGGATTAGTATCCTCCACCGTATCCTCCACCTGAAGGACTTGGACTTGGAGATGGAGATGGCGAAGGACTTGGAGACGGTGAAGGTGAAGGACTAGATGCAGGAGCAGTAGTTGGTGTAGTAGTAGTGGTGGTGGTTGTTGTCGTTGATGTTACTGTTCCAACTGTTCCAGCAACTGTAGGACCGTCATCAAATGATGTAACGGGTCCAGAAGTTGCAGTCGATGCAGCACTACCAGCGGTAGCACCAACAGCGTTAACAAACCTTGCAGAGATACTCAGAGGTGTTAACTTGTTACCTTCATCATCAAGTTCTGTATGGAACTCGTATTCAACCAGTTCTTTAAATTCGCTGACTAGTTTATCTTTAATATAACCATTCGGAATCTTGATTAGTCTTTTCAATTCATTCTGATATTGCTCATGCTCATAATTTGATACAGGATAAATTGAATCATTCTCACCTAGAGTAGTTCCATCAGGAAGGACAGTTCTCCAAGTTGAATTTACCTCAATACCTTCTTTTACGAAGACATTACCGTTATATAAAACTTCTTTAGTCTCATAGTGATGAACTGTTTCGGGGTTACCATACTTTTCATTTACATAATCGACTAAATCCTTTTCAGTTCTTGGCCACTGTTCATAAAAATCGGTAATTTCATTTACAAGGAGAATAACCCAATCCAAGAAAGGATCTTGATAGAGTGCGTCAGCGATACCTGAAGGCGTTTCTCCATCCCTGAGTGAATACGACTCAAAGAATGTAGTATATTTTTCTAGATCTGCCCTAACCTTTACTCTACGAAAGATATTTTTGACAAGGCGATACTTATAACCTTCATCGTCGGTAACACCCTCACCGACGTATACATTTGGAAAATACTTGAAATATGACATCAATAACCTCTGAGAATATCTTTCTGACTGAGCAGTTTGATTTCAGTAAATTGTAAGTTTAGAACAACAGCAGGAACTGAAATTAAATCACCTCTGATTGATTTAAATGATGTATATTGATTATCTGGTGTATAATTAACTGATACACCAGAACAAACGGTATCTGCCATTCTGAAATGGAGATTTGTTGCTTGTCCATCAACCTCAGCCTGCGATGGAGTAACAAATTGATTAGAGTTTGGATTCATTCTTACGAATGAGAGTTGATAGTGATCGGGAATTTTAAAGAATCTACTTCCAGCGGGTCCACCTTCTTTTTTGACCAAATCTGTAACACCTGATCTCGCGTCGAACCCATCCCCTTCCGCTTTAAATCCATAATCTCTACCTTTATCAGAAGTGAGAATTTGAGATAAATCTTCAAACCCATCATTACCAGTGACTTGTGGGTGAGCACCAACCTTCATATAATCGATGATTTGTTTAATTTCTTGTGCTTCCTTTGCATTCCTTGCCAATAATTTGAAACTAAAGGAGTGATTGCGGAAGTTCATCTGAGAGAAAATCTGCTCAGTATAAGGGTTAAACACTCTACCCGTTGTAAGACCTTGTAATGCATTAGCATCCAAGTTACCTTGAACACCAAAGAAACCAGAAATGCTGTTGGCACCTTGAGCAATAGCAGATGCTGCAAATTCGGGTAACATTGCTTTTGCTGCACTCTGAATAGATGCTGCAAGACTATCAAAACTCTTAGAACCTAAAGCATTAAGTGCTGCAGCACCACCTACACCCAAGTTGACCTGTCTATATGTTGGTTGATATGCAGCACTAACTGATGTAGGCATTGCTAGGTATACAATGCTGTTATGGTATACAGGTTTTGTTCCTTTTTGTGGCATAGAAGTTCCACCGTATGCCTTAGCATCTTTATCGGTGTATTCGACTCTCTTTCTACGAATCCTTACATAATCGATCAATTCTGTATATCCTGCTTGATCATCCCCAACCATTTCATCTTTGCTGGCTACGGGTGCCTTGAGAGGATATCTCAGGGTGCGATTATAACGATTCTGATCTGTGAATTGCGCCACGCTATTACCTATAAATATTAAACAAGGTCTCTATGTATTTATGAGATATCAGGGCAAGTATCGACCGAGCTTTCCCAGGAAGTATAAAGGTGATCCTAACAACGTTATTTACCGATCTTCCTGGGAATACAAATTCATGAAATGGTGTGACGTAACCCCTTCGGTTGAAGAGTGGGGCAGTGAAGAGATTATCATTCCATACATTTCCCCCGTTGATGGTAAAAGACATAGGTATTTTCCAGACTTCTATGTGAAAATAGGAAAAAGAAAATATTTGGTTGAGGTGAAACCGTTCAAACAAACGAAAGAACCAAAAACCCAAAAACGTATAACTAAACGATATATCAATGAGGTTGTCACCTGGAGCGTTAATCAAGCAAAGTGGAAAGCAGCAACTGAATTCTGCAAAGACAACAACTGGGAGTTTATGTTAATCACAGAAAAGGAACTTAAAGTATAATGGCATTAGACGAATCCATAGCTCAACAGGCGGATTATCCTTCTTATCAGGAGTTTTTAGCATTCTCCAAGGAACAGGATAATGCGCCTAGTTATAGCAATTTATTTTCTGTTCACTTTGCTAGTCCTCGGATCTTGCTCCCCAGTGGTATTGGTAGCAGAACTAAGCGTTTGACTGCTGAGACAGGCGACCTTAGAAAACTGTTGAATTACTACTGCAACTCTGCTAACTTACCCAGTAAACAGATTACGACTGGTCAAGTAGTTAATGTGGGATCTGCCGTAAAGTATCCTACTGGAACTGCTTATAGTCAGATGAACTTGTCGTTCATTGTTCCAAGGTCTCAATATTCTAGACAGTTCTTTGAGAGATGGACTCAAAGAATGGCACCCGACTCAAATCAATATGTAGAGTTCTATGATGATTTGATTTGTCCAGCATTAAGAGTCTATAAATGGGAGCGTGGTGGAGGAGATTACGTTTATACTGATCCTAGATTGATCAATGCTTTGAGAAAAGCAGGGGATCCTTTCTTACTTGCTAGAAAATACAAATTGACTGCATGTTGGGAAATTCGTAATTGTTTCCCTTATAATATTGGATCTATCCAATTAAACAATGATAGTTCCAGAGCACTGACTATGACAATCGGATTCTTGTATGAGCGTTATAGACTTATTACTGAGGACGATTTCCAAGATCCTGGTCGTCGAAGAGTAGGTGAGATTGACAATAGTTTGTTCGTTGATCCTCCTTCAGCATCAGGCATTAACCTATCCGACACCTTCGGATAAGCACCTAAATAATAATACTGAATTGAATTTCTATGGCATTACCTAAATTAAACACCCCAAAATACAAATTGAAACTACCTAGTGATGGTAGAACGGTGAATTACAGACCATTCTTGGTGAAAGAAGAAAAACTTCTTTTGATTGCTACAGAGAGTGGTGAACAGGAAGAACTCATCAACGCTATCAAGACTATTCTTGAAGACTGCACAGATGTAAAAGGTATTGATACACTGTCTACATTTGACATTGAATATCTTTTCCTTCAAGTTCGTGCAAAGTCTGTTGGTGAAACAGTCAAGGTCTCTTTGACTTGTCCTGATGATGAAGAAACTCAGGTTGAAGCTGAGATTCCTTTGGATGAAATCAAAGTAGTTAAAACTAGGGGTCATAAGAATGAACTGAAGATCTCTGATGAGGTTGTCGTTACTATGGGTTATCCCACTCTCGACAGTTTCGTCAGTATGAACTTCACTGGTGAAGACACTGGCGTTGATCAAGTGTTCACTATGGCAGCAAATTGTATCAAAACTATTGCTGATCCCGAACAGGTTTATGATTGCGCTGATGTTTCCATGAAAGAACTCATGGAATTCTTTGATTCTATGGACTCCAAGCAGTTCCAAATGATTCAAAACTTCTTTGAGACCATGCCGAAACTGTCTCATAAAGTAAATATCACAAACCCCAATACTGGCGTAGAAAGTGAAGTTGTGCTCGAAGGACTAGCGTCTTTTTTCGCATAGCCCTCATGCACTCTGATTTGAAATCATATTATGAGAGTAATTTTGCTCTAATCCACCATCACAAGTGGAATATGGAATATATCGATAACCTAATGCCATGGGAAAAAGAGATCTACGTTACTCTTCTGATTAATTTCTTAAAAGAAGAAGAGAAACGAATGAAGGAGCAAAACGCAACCGCGCACTAAATGGCCACTAAGTTACAAACATATAAATTTGTAAATCCTGGAGTTGTTAAGTCTATTAAGACTCCAGAGGTCATTAGTGCAAGAAAAACACTGGTTGCTCAAAATAGATTAGGAGCGTCAGTTAGTTCCCTTGGTAAAACAGTTGTTGATTTAGAAAAAATCACAACACTTCGTGCTAAAGCTGCTGTAAAGTTAGATATTGCTGAACGTCGAGCAAAACGACGTGGGCAAGATATGGCAGCAGAAGAAGTTCAAGAGGGCCAACTATCTGCATACTTTAAAGATCAGAAAAAGAAGGTAAAGAGATTCAAACCTGGATCAGGTTTGATGAAAATCTTCAAAGGTATTTTTGGTTGGGTGGGACCATTACTCTCACCTTTTGTTCAGCTTGCCACTAAGATTTTTGCACTCTCCCTCGTTAAGGAGATGCTGGAGTGGGCAAGTGACGAAGAAAATATAATTAAGTTAGAAACATTCTTGATGAAGACAGATTATGTCTTCAGAAAGATCTATGGTTTTGGTGAGTTTCTCATCAAAGATAATATTGTAGCAGGATTTGAATCACTCTTTGGTAGTGATGAGACCCTCTTAGGTAGACTTAAGGGTCTTGGAAAGATAATCTTAGGAGTAACAGGTCTCAAATACCTGTTGAACCCGTTCTCTTTGATGACCGATATCCTCGGTCTGATAGACTTACTAACAGGGAATAGGGGGCGAACAGGACAAGGTGGACCGCGTTCTGGTGGTAATACTGGTGGTGGATCTAGACCTTCTGGATATACACCAAGATCCAATGCTGCAGGAAATCAAGTTGCTGGAAGAGGACAGCAATATAGGAGTAATCTTAATCGAGTAGTAAGACCTGGAACAACACCTCAGGGTCTTACTCAACCCAAAAAACCCAGCAGATTAGCAGGATTCAAGGCAAATTTACAGACAGGAACAGCGAGACTTCCTGGCGTATCTCCTGGCGCACAGAGAGCATTATTTAATGCACCAGGAAAATTAACTAACGTAGCATCAAAGGCATTTGCAGTTAGTAAAAACTTCTTACGCAGGATTCCTGTTGTTGGTGCCCTTCTTACAGCATTATATACTTTCCTAGAGACAGGTAACTTAGAGAAGTCTCTCTTTGTTGGTGCTGGTGCTGCTCTTGGTGGTGCATTAGGATCGCTTATCCCCATCCCAGTTCTCGGCACCCTGATGGGTGAAATATTGGGTGGATACATTGGTGACCTATTCTATATTGGTCTCCGTGGCGGGGGCATGGAAGCCCTTGGTCAAAAACTGAAAGAAGACTTTAATAAGTTATTACAGACGGGAGCAGCTGCTGCTCAGTGGGCGAAAGACGGGTTTGATCGCTTCATGCGAGGCGCTCCTAAAATTAAAATTCTACCCGATTGGATTCCTGGAATTGGTGGTGCAGAAATCCTTGATCCTAGTAGAGTTTTTGGTTACGCGACTTGGGGTGGTGGTTTCTTAAGAGCGTTCTTCAGTCGCGATCCGATGACGGAAGCGGAGAAGAAACAGTTAGAACTTGAAGGAGCAAGGTTACAGGGTCAGGCGAAAGATATCGCCACTGGCAAGATGTATTATCAAGCTGGTGTTGGATACTTCAGTTCAGAAACTCATCGTTTCTTAGGTAAAACTAAACAAGAAGCAGAATCTACCTTAGCAGCTCGTTCTGGATATACTGGTGCTCAACCAGGAAATTATCATTACCATGATCAAAATGGTCATTTTGAGATTGGTGGAAAACTTCCTGAGTTCTTCCTTGGTGGTCTTTGGAAGGGTATTAAAAAGGTCGTAAGTGGTATCGGCAAAGCAGTTAGCGGCGTCTTTAATGCAGTTGCTAGTGTTGCATCTAATCCGATTGTATCTACAATCGCATCTTTCATTCCTGGTGCAAACATCATTGTTCCTGCTATCAATGCAATTAGTGCGCTTAGTAAAGGAGATTTCTTAGGAGCAGGTTTAAATGCTCTTGGTGGTATTGCTAATTTCTCTGCTATTGGTTCTACCGCTAGATCAATAGTCAACACTCCAGACTGGTTGTTGAACTTGCGTATGAGTAAGTTTGGAATGGGACTTTCTAATGCATACCAGGGTGTAGTTAAATTTGTCGGTAATGTTGGTGGTAAGTTCGCTAATGCTTTTGGTGGGATTATTGACAGTAGAATCGGTAAGATTGGCATGAATATTCTTTCGGGCAACACTGGTGGTGCTATTGGTGAAATTGTTGGCATGATGCCAGGCGTTGCAGGTGGACTAGAAGGATTTGGTAAGTTCTTAGAAGAGAATAAACTGCAAGGCATTCTGGGTGCAGTTCCTGGTATGGGTGGTCTCATGAAGAAGATCCCCAACATTGGAGCAATTCCTGGTATGGAGTCTATTCTGGGTGTTGGTGATAAAAAATTCTCTGCCTTTAATGCAATGGGTAACATTGCAGACAAAGTTGGTATGAAGGGTGTTTATCAAGCAATTCTTAGTGGTGCTCAATCTGGTGATTACATTCAAGGTCTTGCAGAACTTGCACCTGAACTGGGTGTTGATCCAAGAATTCTTGGTGTTCTTAATAAAGGCAAACAACTCTTACAGAGTAATAAATTTAACGCAGAATATGCAATGCAAACTGCTATCGAATTCCTTCCTGTTCCGTTGATTGTAGAGAAACTTGTTCCTGCACCTACGCCTGTTCCCATAAATAGCGGTGATACCTATGTCGTCGCACCTAGCTCGACTCAGCAAGAGAGATAATGGCAGCAGTTCAAAGAGGCGCTAAAATCAATTTCTACAAGTTTGTAGACCCTAAGGGTGGGGTTGCTGCTAGTAAGTCATCGCCACTTGTTAAGACGATGCAGGCACAGACACAGGCAATCAATAACCTTGGTGGAGTAGTAAATTCTATCAATCAAAGTGTAGCATCTCTAAAAGATGCTCAGATGAAACTTCTGAAGATTGATCAGGAAAAAGCAAGAAAATCTTTTAAACCAATATACAGTAAACCTAAGAAACCTATCAAATCGAAAGCATTTGATAGTCTGTTCAAAGGTAAAATCCCTAGTTTCTGGGAGTCATTACTTGGATTGGCAAGTGCATTCCTGAAATACTTTTTGGTTCTCCCTGCACTTAAGTGGTTAGCAGACGAGAAGAATCAAGATAAAGTTGTCATGGGGTTGAAGGCACTCCATACCATATTTAAATTTATTGCGGATATTGCAAAGTTCTCTTTTGTTAATACAATTGAAGGTCTGTATGATCTTCTGAAAGAAGATGCTACTTGGCAAGAGAGAATCGGCGGACTGGGACGTGCTTTAGTAGGACTTGGGACAGGTCTCTTAGCAATTCGTTGGTTGACAAATCCAACTAAAATTATTACCGATTTTACTAGCACATTAAGGTATTTCCACACATCTTTAAAAGGTGGTCATGGAAAGTTGATGAAGATTGCAAGTAGATTAGGTTTAGCGGGTGCTGTTGCCACTGGTGCTATATTAGCAACAGCACAACCTGCAGGACAGGGAAGTTCTTTAACATCCGCAATGGATGCTACAGGAAAACTGCCTGGTGATGATGGGTTTGATAAAGAAACTGCTGGAACTGTTACGGTCGAGACATTAGAAAAACTCGGTCTTTTGGAGCTTGCTGAAGACAGAAGGAAAGAACTGGGCATGGCTCGTGGTGGATTCTTACCTCAGTTTGCTAAAGGTGGTTGGATTTCTGGTCCTCAATCTGGATATCCAGTCAATATCACAGGTGGATCTAAACCCGACTTTATTGGTCATGGCACTGAATATGTTGCTAGAAAGGCAGATGGTGGTGCATTTATTGTTCCATTCAGCACACCCGCAACCAAAAGCAATCCTGGTTTAACCTCTCAGAGAATTAGTGAAGCGAGGTTAATGGGATTCAATTTGCCAGGATTCTCTCAGGGTGGTGATTATAATTCATTCGCGAAAGCGATGATCAAAGAACATGAAGGTCTAAGACTAAACAAATATAATGATAGTAAAGGTTACCCTACAATTGGTTATGGTCATTTAGTCCGACCTTCAGACAATATTCCTAATACTATCAGTAGATCATATGCAAATAAGTTATTTGATAAAGATTATGCACATCATGCATCTGCTGCTAGTAAAATCCCAGGATTCCATAATGCAAGTGCTCAACAGAAAGCAGCATTAATCGATCTGACATTTAACATGGGTCCTTCATGGTATAAGGACTTCCCTAGAATGATGACTGCATTCAAGAAGGGTGACTATGAAACTGCTGGTGCTGAACTCAAAGATAGTCAATACTATCGTGAAGTTGGTCGTCGTGGTCCTGTTATTGTTGCATTGATTCAGAATAAAGGATTAGTTGGTGTTGGTCAATACTTGACAAGTAAAGGTATTGTTCCCCCTAATCAACAACAAAAAACTGCCATGGCATCGCAGATGGGCGGCGGTTTTGATTGGTCTTTTGGTTTATTTGGTAGTCCTGCATCAGCAAGCACTCTTGAGGAGGCTGCTAGAGATGGTCATTCGACTGCTACCTCAGCTGTTACTGGAAAGGTTATTCCTGCTTCTCATAAGGATACTGGTGCTGGTTGGGGTATTTCTGGGCAGACAGACAAGTATGGTCGTCCCCTGGTGTTCTCTCAACCTGCTGCAGAAGCATTCCTCAACATGATGAGAGATTCTAAAGGAAAGGTCAAAGGTTCTGATGTTGCAAGTTCTGGTAGAAGTAAGAAGAAAAATTCAGCGGTTGGTGGACACCCCAATTCAGTCCATATGTATGGAGAAGGTTTAGATATATCGGGTTCTTCACTGACTTGGTTAAAATCAAACTCTTCGAGATATGGTTGGAAACTAGGATATCAACACGGTGTTGGAAGTGGACACTTCGACTACAAAGGTGCTGGATCAAGAAAGACCCCAATCTTAGGTGCACCTGGTTCAGCATCATTCCCATATAAAACACAGCAGGCAAGAGCATCATCAGAGTCTGGTGCAGGCACACAAGCAAGAGCTGCAAGCAAGTCAGGATTTGATTTTTCATCTTTATTCAATTTTGATATGAAGGAACCTGTTGGTAGGTTTAATGATGCATTTAGTGGTGGATTCGATTTCATGGACGGATTGAGTTTCTTGGATTCTAAAGATATTGGTTATAGTCTGCCATCAAGTGCAATGCCAACATTTGGTAGACAAAGACCTAAACCAAAACAAGATTATCAAGAGCAGCAGCGTATTCGTAGGGTAACAGAACAACGAAATCAGGCAAGACGTGAAATCAATTCAAAGACTACGGAGATCGTGCAGATGGCACTGGCGGCTGTTGAATCGTCGAATGGTTCCAATCGCCAATTCATTTCGACGGCGGAATCGGCAATTCGCTCGATTCTTGGCGCACAAGCAGGTGGTGGCACGTTCGCTAATGTTGGCGGCACCACTGGCACTGTTCTTAGGACTGCTGTTGCGGTCCTAAATTCCTTTAACAATCCTCTTAGAGGTATCTTCTCATGACGACGTATTTAAATCAAACAACTGAGGGTTCTGTTACTAGATCCCAGACAGGTGAAATTGATGTAAAACTGTCTCTGTATAGAGATGGTCGTCGTGTTGAAGATTCATCTGGTAACTATGATCTTATCTCTTTCCTAAGAGGTTTTGAAATCTATGAAAGTATTGCAAACCCTTGCATGGAAGCAAGACTAGTATTGGAAGATGCTGGTGGCGTTATTGGATCTTTGACTGGATCTGAAGAAATTAGATTAGAAATTAAAGGTAGTATTGTAGATAGAAGTTATTTCTTCAGATCATACCATATTCAAGCGCGTGTTAGAACTAATCAAAGCAATGAGACATATTTGATTAACTGTGTATCCGATGAGTATATTAAGAATGAAGTAGTTAATATTTTTGGAAACTCAGAGACTGTATTTGGTGCTGAGTCTGAAGCATCAAATATTATCAGGAAAATTCTAACAAAAGAACTCAAAACAAAGAAGAAACTTTTTCTTGAGAAAACCATCAACAAGCAATCATTTATTTCTCCCAACTGGAGACCATTTGACTTGATCTATTGGATGTCGCAGAGGTGCATTCGTAAAGGTAAAGGTGGACAACTTCAAAATGCATTTGCATTCTTTGAAAATGCTATGGGGTTCAACTTCAAATCACTTGATTCTATGATTGATGCTATCAATCAAGGTTCGGATGTTTCAAATCCGACCACAGGGGATATGAAGACATATCAGTATACTTATACCCCAAAAAGAATGACGGGTCAAGAGTATGATCAGTTTAATATTGAAAGAATTACATTCCCAGATGAAAGAAATTATCTGATGGGTTTACGCCATGGTGCATGGTCTGGATTTAGTGTTGGATTTGACCCAACGTTTATCACTAGATCTAGGATGGGTCTGAGCACAGACTTATCAGCAGATGCATATCGCTATGCTGTAAATGAAATTTGGAAAAAAATGTCACACCTCAATGGAAAGGGTGCTAAAAATCCATTCAACCTGATGGATAAATCAATTCAAGAGTATGTTAGAACTCCGAAGAGAGTTAGATATACAATGATACCCAATCAAATTTTTGACCCTAAGTTTCAAAACAATCCTCAGAGAAACTACGAACAACTGGTTGAACTTCAAGCATATCAGTGGATGAGACTTGAGACTTTGAAGAATACTAGATTGACAATTCAAGTTCCTGGAAACTTAGATCTCTATGCAGGTGGTGGTATTGATATTAGAATTCCTGCCAATGAACCAGGAACACAGAAGATTGATGAACGATACAGTGGACGTTACCTTATTGCTGCTGTCGCACATAAAGCAACTGGTTTTACAATGACAACAGAACTTTCTTTGATGAAGGATTCTTTCGGCACTTGACGAACTGGCAAAACGTGTGTAGAATAACCATGTCAGGGTTCAGAGACCATATAGTAACTAGCTCTGATAAATATTACTGTATAATCTAGATACAATCATGGACAGTATCGAACAACATATCGAGAAGGATAAAGAAATTCTCCACGATCCAACCATTTCACCTCAGATGCGTCGCCATGTAGAAGGCGAATTGCATGACCTAGAAGAATACGCAGAGCACCATAAAAAAGAGATCGAAGCAGGTGATCATCATGACCCAACATATCTGGAACTCTTTTGCGACCAAAATCCATCGGAGCCAGAATGTCTAGTGTATGACGATTGAAGATTATTTACTTGGTCATTGGTCTAACAAATTTCAAGCACAATCCTCCCCTCATCTGTATTCCTCTGTAGAAAGTAAATGGGAAAGAGTTGAGGGTGGTTTATATTCAAAGAATTATTTTCGTAGAACTCCGAACGATCCGTATCGGGAACGATATCATAAAATAGTGTCACTTTCTGATACTATGGTTAGAGTTGAGAACTATACTCTTGACTGGACAAGATCGGAAAACTGTGATATGATATTCACATTCGATGGCACTGCATGGCATGGAGAATTAGAAACTCCTGGTCTGTGTATGGGTGTTAAAGGATATCGTGTTGTCTCTGAGATTCATCTCTTGGGTGACAAACTACATAGTAGAGATCAAGGTTACAACGATCGAGATGAAATGGTATGGGGTTCTGAACTCCTATACAAATTCATCCGATTGGGAGATTAGCTCAGCGGTAGAGCTATTCGTTTACACCGAATCGGTCACTGGTTCGATTCCAGTATCTCCCATGTCAAATTGCTATGACATCTAATGAAACTTCGTAATGCTATCCTCAGTGGTTTACTGTTTGGTATGGCACATGGTGTGGCAGTAAATGCTGAACCCACTAAGGGTTATTACACCATGGATGCTATGGGGTGTATGTTACTTAAGGAATGCACTAAAGATATCGAAAAGATCACTTCTTCCGATGATCTTCGTGCAGCATTCCCTGACTCAAACTGGAATCCAATTGCTGATGAGTTTGATCGAATCATGAAAGCTTTCAAACAGATTGGTGTAGATGTTCATCTTGCTGATGAAAAGTATTTTCCTGTAGGACATCGTGGTGTTTATCACACAGTGAGTAATCACTTCTATTTGAACAAAACATTTGTGCGTCGTCCTCATATTCTGATGAGTGTTGTGCGTCATGAAGGATGGCACGCTGCTCAGGATTGTATGGCAGGCACGATCAAAAACAATATGATCGCTATCATCAAGAACGAGGAAGATGTTCCTGAGATGTGGGCAGAGATGGCACGGAGAGCATATGCCCTTATGCCTCATGCTATCCCATGGGAGAAAGAAGCAACTTGGGCAGGTAAAACAGCAGGCATGACACAAGAAGCACTAGAGTCTTGTGCTCGTGGCACTATGTGGACTGACTATGAACCAACACCTCTGACGAGGCAGTGGTTGAAAGAGAACGGTTACATCACTAAATAACCTTGTAGCATTTGCACAGATATGCAAACAATTGATGGTATCGTAAATGAACCTACAGTAAATTTCGTTGGTAAAGACGGATTTTTCTGGTGGGTCGGTGAAGTAGAAGATAACGAAGATCCGATGAAGTTGGGACGTGTTAAGGTGCGCGTCCTTGGATATTATACAAACGTATTAGGTAAGACTACAACAGATCTTCCTACTGACAAGTTACCTTGGGCAACGTGTCTTCAACACACTTCTCAGGCAGGCAATGATGGTCAGGGTGAATCCTCTGGTCAGTTGCAACCTGGTGCTATCGTCATGGGATTCTTCATGGATGGCGATCAAGCGCAAATGCCTATTGTTATTGGTGTTCTGAGAGTTCAGAAGTCTGATGAAACTAAGACAAAGCAACAGTTTGCTTTCACTGGTGAGAACATGGAACCAGGGCAAGGTGTAAACTATGCAGCACTACACCCTACAGCACCAAATAAACCGTTAGCAAAGAATGCTGACGAGGGTTTTAGAAGACAAGGTAAAACTAATGCTGTTGCACTCCCTGGTGATGAAGAAGCAGAAGTAGGTGGACCTGGATCACCGAAGAATCTGGGAACTACACCTGGTCTTTCTGGTGGCACTAATCCTGCTAAACCCATGGATCCAGAAAAACCGATTCCTGCTGCAAATGGTGTTGGTGGTCCATGGAAAACCTTAGAGTATAAACTGGGATATCTGATTGAAGACATTGCTGATCAAGCAGGAACATTAGTTAAAGCAGATAGTGACGGGGACTTCCTCGATATGCTCACTGGTAAGATTGTCTCTGCAAAAGCACTCACCGCGAAACTGCAAAACTTCCTTGGCGCTGTATTTACACAGGTTGTTGCTGCTATTAGACAAGAACTCGCGAACCTTGCAGAACAATTAGAACTAGTAAATCTTCTTGGTGGTGCTACTGGTGTTCCTTTTGTAGTTTTCACTGCTGTGCAGAAGGCAGTAACTACTATTCTTAGTCAACTTTGTGTAATTGATAGTCAACTTCTCGGTTATATTGCTGACCCAGTTGGATCTGTTCTGTCTATCGTTGAGGGTTTCCTTGATGGATTGATTGATCAAGCAGCAATGATTGTTCAAGGTGTTCAAAAAGTTATTGATGATATTGTCTGTAACGTTCAAAAGATTCTTGATCAAGCTCTGAAAATTGTTGATACTGTCAAAACTATTGTTGATGGTGTTGGTCAAGCGAAAGAAATTATTGATGCTTGGGAAACAGGTAGTGCTATTTTTGAAGCTGGAACAGATTTGTTTACCAAAGGTCTTACTAGTCTGACTGGATTGATGTCATTGTTCCTTAAGTTCACTGGTGGTGGATGTAATCGTAAGGTTAATGCTGGTAAAGATACTGTTGGTTGGTATCCCCTCTTTGGTGTAACACATTGCACCCCTGAAGATCTTGAAAGGATTAATAAGATTCGTGGTAGAAGTCGTGGTAGTTGTGGTGATAACGATTCTGGCGGTGGATTGATTGATAATATCTTGAATGAAGCAGATCCATATCTTACTGCTGCTAAGAATTATGTAAATGGTGCATATGATCTCTGGGTTGGCACACCTGGCAGAGAGACAACAATTCGTCGTAATGAGAATGGAACAACCCATACATCACTCAAAGTAAATGATCAGACTTATGCTGAATATGTTTACAAGAAAGAATTAAGAAAATCTGGTAAATCTGAAGAAGAAACAGAAGCAGAACTTCAAAATTATAAGAAGAGACAAAAGGAAAATAGTGGTGGTAATGAAGGTAACTTAGTTGCAGACCATAGTAATTACGCTGGTAACTATACTCAAGAAATTCACGGTGATTATTGCACACTGGTTGATCAGAATCAGGTCCAGACTATTAATGGAGACTATCATTTAGATATTACAGGAGACTGTCACATCACAGTTGGTGGTGCTTTTGTTATGAATGCACAAGGATCACCCAAGATTGTTGATGATAATGGTAACGAGAAAGACTCCGACATTCAAAAGCATGGTATTACTTTTGGATCTGATATTGATGTAAATGTTCCTGGTGCTAAGTTTGAATTGCAAGGTGCTGAATTTAATGTCGGCACAGTTAAATCTATGTTCACTAGTAGTGATTTTCAGATTCAAGGTAAGGGTAATGTTATTCTTGGTAGTGCTGAAACAATTATTGCTGCTGATAACTCGATTACACTATCAACAACATCTCTACTTGAGAACATTAACTTCCCACCATCGCCAATTCCTAAAGCAAAGTCTGGTATTTTAAGAAACGTTGGTGGATCCTGTGAAACTATCATGACTCCTGGCGCTTCTAGTGATGCAGTTCCCAGATATACCGTTGCTAACCCCGCAGGACCCGTTACAGTGACCTCTGGTGCCACTGGATATACGAATACCGTTACGACTGGTGGTATGCTGTTCACAAACGCTGTAGGACCTATTGATATGAAGGCAGTTGTTGGTCCTATCACAATTGGTGCCACGGCAGGACCTATCACGATAGCTTGTCTCGCATCACCTTTAACACTCAAGGGGCTTTCCATTTTCCTGAACTAGTGCTATAATATGGGGGTAGTCACGAGGCAACCCCATGGATGATCGTTCTGTAGAACAGATCTTCATCAACTTTTCAAAGCGTTCCGTAAAAATCCTAGATAATGAAGGATATGACAAGACTGTCAACTGGAAATGGGATATAGAGGGCGCTGCTGGATTTGCAGAGACCGTCTCCGATATTCAAGACGCTGTTGATCCTGACCTTATTACCTATTGTTTTGCAGAAGCATGATTGGACCTATTGAGATTACTCTTCGCCAAGCGGAAGATCATTTTGATTTCATTATGGATTTGACAGACTCGCAAAGAGTTTGTTGGAAGATTACTCGACCTGATGGGAAAGCGTGTATGATGGTTCCCCTGAATCAAATTGCACCTATCTCGGAAGAACTTCAAGATGAAGTCGAAACATTCCGTCAAAAGTTTTTAGAAAACGCTGGATTACCTGATGAGACCTGAAACCCGACAGTCAATGGAAATGCTATTCCATGCTAAATGGAACTTGCCAAAAGCGGCAAAGAATGCTAACCTTACTGACAAAGAGATGAAAATTACATTCAATGAGTATTGTGCTTTTCATCCTCCCACCTATAATGGGAGCGTGGCGGAATCGGTAGACGCACCAGACTTAAAATCTGTTGAGAATTAATCTCGTGGGGGTTCAAGTCCCCCCGCTCCTATACTATGGATAAAGAAACTCTGATCAAAATGCTTCATCAGAATGAAAATGACTATCACGAACTTCCGATGTATGGTTTGATGTCTGATTGGTATCTTCGTTATTGGCATCTGCATATTGCATTGTATCAATATTTGGATATGGATAAAGAAGATTACTTTGGTCCTTGGCCATTGAAACAATGACTGATCATAGTTACTGGACACATGGTGGATTACCAAAAAATTCAGTCAATATCCTTCGACTCATCTCCGAATTAGAAGGATCATATCAATTGACTAAATATATGGCATTTGACGAAGATAATGCTATACTAGATGAAATGAAGCAGAGATACTACAAACTCTATTTCAAGACATCTAAAGAAGAACGCCACTCTAGCTCAGCTGGATAGAGCAACGGTTTTGTAAACCGTAGGTCAACGGTTCAAGTCCGTTGAGTGGCTCCAGGGGAATTAGCTCAATTGGTAGAGCACCTGCTTTGCACGCAGGGGGTTAGCGGTTCGAGTCCGCTATTCTCCATGGAGGGAATACAAAAGATCTGTATTTTAGAAACAGAGCCCTCCTCCATTCCTCTTTAGCTCAGCGGTAGAGCGGTTGACTGTTAATCAATTTGTCCCTGGTTCGATCCCAGGAAGGGGAGTTATGAACAAAACTGATTTCAATCTATTTCCAACACAACTCACGCATTACAGATGGTTTCTGAATGCAGATGAGTTGGCACAGTTAAAAGAGCATTGTTTATCTACATCATTGGGTCCACATAACATGTTGACTGATGGTGGTGTCTGTTCTAGCGGTAGTGAAAGACCGTTAGAACATAATGATAGTATTATAAAAGACTTCCCTAATATTGAGGAAAAACTAATTAAAGTCTTGAATGACTATACTAAAAGAGTAGGTATTGGTTCTTTGCGTTTGACTAATAGTTGGTGTAATATTCAACAGGAGGGTAGCATAACCAAGCAGCACAATCACCCATTTAGTCTTGTATCTGCTGCTATGTTTATCAATTGTCCTGAAGGTAGCAACAACTTATACTTTGAAAATCCCAATCCTCATGTAGAATTTAATTATAGACTGGATGAAAAGAACAATCCCAGATCTGAAGGTATGCATGAATACTGGTATTTTGAACCCATGGATGGTGATCTGATTATTTTTCCCTCATGGTTGCGTCACGGATCAATGTATCAACCAAATAAATCATCTAATAGAATTGTCATTAGTGTGAACGCAGTAAGATGAACGTTTTTCCAATGTTTGCCACACCCTTGGGGTGGACTATGTTAGAAGGTATTGATGATGATGCCTTGATAGAATATAGCAAAAAGTTTTTAATATATGATGATGGTGAAGCAGCACACTCTTTAAGAGGTGAATATATTGATGTGTCATCGCCTTTAGGACCTTTGGCAGCACAAGTTGTAGAGTGTGCTAATTATATGCACAAAAAAACGGAACTGAAGGGTGAACTAGAAATTAGATATGCCTGGTGTAACTACAGTAATCATAAGGATATAACGAAACCGCATACTCATGTAGGGTGTCATTTAGTCGCGATATATTATCCTCAAGCATCTGACGTTGAGATTACATTTATCAATCCATTAAGTTGCATGGAAAATCTTATTGCACCTGATCTGATTGAGAGTTATAATGAGTATAATCAACCGCAAAAGTGGGTAAGACCTGAGAAAGGAATGTTATTGATTCATCCTGCATGGGTAACACACTATGTAAGAAGCACTCCTTCCGAAAGAATGTCCATCGCGTTTGATCTAACGATATCTAAATAATCTCAGTATGATGGACAACATGCAAGGGATCTACGATACAATCTATTCAACCTTTGATCTTGGACCAGGATTTTGGAATAGAGAGTTAAGAACAATGGATCTAGAAGGATTCATGTCGTATCACTGGATTGATCCAAGAGGAAATCTTTGGACAGTTGATCATACTGGAACGTATGATTTTGAAGACTTTGGTGAAAAATTTAAGATTGTAAAGAGTATAAATCATGGTAGAGTTTCTCCTTTCCCTATAACAAAACAATTGGAACTATATCCTGCACACTGGACTGCACATTATGCGCCTACTCCTAGTGCTATGGTGACTTTTGTTGAGGGTCATGTTGAACAAGTATTGTTTTCTTCACACACATAATGGCATTTCTAGTTCATCCCTTGCCACCAAATCCTGTATACGTCAAAAAGGAATTTCTTTATGACCATCAAAAAGGGCATGGTGAATTAACTCCTGGTATTTGGATTTCGGTAAAGAGTGTTCAAACAAAAGCATTATATTTTGAGACATTGCTTACAGAGTATGGTGCTTTATATGATAAACTACCCTTAAGTGCATTTGTATGGAAGACTGACATCAATCCTGATGATCAATTACCATTAGATGTTCTTGAGTTGTGGGATTCTTTTGACTACCATATTACTGTGCTCAGGAAACCTATTCTTGGGCGGTGTGAATTTTTTGGTAAAGATAAAAAAATGCACCCTGGAGAATATGAATTTACAATTGACACTGCTCATCCAGATCAGTCTGTTATCGACACTAATTTTTCTGAGCTGGACCCCGAACATAAATCGTTCAACGTCATCGCCCTCGACAACGGACAGTTCGCTGCCCAACCAAACAATCGAGTCGTTTGGCATGACAACTCCTTAATCCCTGGAGATCTTAAACAACCAGACTTTAAGGTATGCACACAGAATTATGCTGTGGAAACCGAAGCTAAATGGTGGACGGTTGGGCATACTGACGAGTGGCAATACAAGACAAAAGAGGAAGAAAATGCAAGTAGTAATTTACAGCAATGAGAGTATGGAGTGCGACCGCACTAAAATGCTCTTAAAATCACTCAAAAATTTACAGATCGAAATCCAAGAGTATATTCTTGGTAAACAATTTAGTCAGCGACAGTTTGAAATGGAGTTTGGTGTCAATGCCCAATATCCGCAAATCAATATTGGTGTAGAACATGTCGGAGGACTAAAAGATATGCTACACTGGTTAGACGACAGAGGACACTTTCTATGATCGCAACAGAAAACAAAACTACGGTGCCTGAGAACGCCAAACTGATTGATGATGCTTTCTACGTTGTGGAAACACGATTTATGTGGAAGAGTATGCGTCAAATTGATGGCGAATGGAAGGACTTTCTGTTTGGTCTTACTGAAAAAGTTGTTACTGATATGTCTAGGTGGCATCTTAAGTGTGAACAAGAAGGCACACTAGAACAATATTCCCGAGTCGTCGGATCTGCAATCGTTGGAGGAAAACTATGACTAAAAAAACAATGACTATTGGTAGTGATACTTGGGAGTGGGAAGAAACCCCTGAGGCAAAAGCAGCAATCGCAAAGTTGCATCAAAATGCAACTGAGCGTCTTCACAATGACATTCGCAAACTTGAATTGAAGGCACCTGACTATGGAGTTGGAAAGTGACTAGAACTTATGCATATCAGCGTAAGTGTCGTATGCAAGATGCCATCGATGATTATCTCAATGATAAACAAGTCGATGCTAGACGAGCGTATGAGGAGATTCTATCTTGTGTCGATGATGTGAGACAATACCATAAAAAAGAATATGACAAAGCAAACGAACTCTACAACCTCATGCTCGGACATCGAGATTCCGTCACATTTAACTGAAGAATGGGAATCATATCTTGCAGCATGTGAGTCGCTGGAAGTAGAACCTTCAGCACGAAGGTTCATCAGATACAATGAGTTGTATCCTTATAAATAGACCTGTAGCAAATAGTGTGATTATTCGTGGGAACCCGTAAAATCTCTCAGTTAGAAACAATCTCAGATGCTAACCTTTCGGGTGAAGCTATTCTGCCAGTGGTTGTCTCTGACCCTTTGATTCCTAACCGAAAGGCAAAGGTCAATCAGTTGTTCCGTGGCGTTAGTCAGGGGACAAAAGACGCTCCTGGATTATGTTTCGACCTGGACCGAGATACAGGTCTCTACCAAAGTGCATACGATCAAATTGGTATTAGCTTTGGTGACGGTGGATTGTATATGTCCCGTATTGTTAACAGCAATACTAGTGCATCATTGTTCGTCACTGCTGTAGATGACAGTAGAGATAATACTGACATTGTTCTTTCTCCAAAGGGCGCAGGTGCTGTTAAAGTAACTGGTCAGTTTATTATTGATGACGGATCATTTATCCTTGAGGATTCTCAGGGACCGAAAGCACGTTTTGAAGTTAGTAATGTTGGCACGGGAACTAATACCCGTATCATGACATTACCTGCTATTACATCTGGTAATGGCACAGTGTTGGTTGGTGATGATACTCAACAAACACTGAGAAACAAAACTATTCTTATTGATGAAGATAATTTTGTTATTATTGATGGTGATGAAGAAGCAATCTTCCAGATCAACTGGGTAGATACTAACGACGCTCGTCGTTCTTACTTCTTACCTGATGCTGGAACAGTCACTACAACCGCTGAACCTACAGCAACTTCCTCTACTTTACTTGATACTAAAGCAGAGCAGATTGCATTAGGTAAGTCCATGGTTAACCTGAAACTTCAGGGAACTGCAGAGACTGATGATGAATATGCACAGTTCAACACTGATGCATTGACGGCAAATAGAATCATTACAGTGCCCGACCTTAATATCACACTGGTTGGCACAGATGCTACACAAGTTTTGTCAAACAAAAGTGTCGCTGGTTTAGTCCTTCAGGATACAACCGATGCCACTAAAAAATTGAACTTTGATCTGAATAATATTAACGTATCAACAAACGAGACGTTAACTTTTCCAGCAACAGATGATCTAAATAATGGTGCACTGACTAATGTGATTGTTCTTGAAAGGGCAACACAAAGTCTGTTGAACAAAACTCTTCTCGATGTAAAACTCTCAAGAGATGCTATTGGTTCTGTTCCTAGCATTACAATCTCGACAGATAATATCACTGAAGAAAGAACCATTAGGTTCCCTGATGCAGATGCAACTCTGCTTTCTACTGAGAACGTTACTCTAGAGGACGTTAACTTTGGTGCTGGTATTGGTGCCGCTAACTTAACGGGACAAACCCGTCTCCAACAATTCTTTTACGCAGGATTCTAATAAACAATGGCTGATCAAGGACTTTTAGGACAATCTAAACCAGCAGGAACAACCAACACAGTATTATATGCTGCGCCGATTGATCAGTCGGCTAGTGCTGTTTTAACCATCGCCAATGATGGAACTGGTGCTGCATATGATGTTGCAATTAAACCATACGATCAGAAACTGACCGTTGATGGTTCTGGTGCATACAAATTGCATAAGGGTGATGTAGTCACAGCATATAGATTTGCTTTGGGAACACCCTTTCCCCTTGCTGCAAACTTAGCAGCAGGAACAACACTTACTTCAGGGGATGGAGAAAAGACAGCAAAGTTTGAGTCTTTTTATATTCCTCCATTTACAGAAATTGATGTAAAGTCAGTTGCTATTCGTCAGATCGCTGTTGAATCTACAACTGGCACTTTTGCTGTTGGTGAAACAATTAGTAAAGGAACATCACCTAACGATTCTACTGCTGTTGTCTACGGTGTCTTAGCAACTCAAGGTGGAACTAATATCTATGTTGGACCTTCTACACTGAACGGAACTGGCACAGAATTCGCTGCTGGTGATAGCATTACTTCTACTGGTGGTGCAACTGCAACTATTTCTACTGGTGGTGTTGGAACCGCATCGAACGATTTTGTATTCCAACCTGCTGGCACCACTCGCTTCAGCATGTATATTGATGATGGTGCTGTTGGTTCTGGTGGTGAAGGTTTTGACATGTTTGGTGACAGAACATATCGTTTCGATGTTTCTGACTCCTCCATGTCGGGTCTTGACTTTAGTCTCTCTACTACCATTAATGGTGAGTGGGGTCCTGACGGCACCGCAGGTAACTCTGATGACGGTGCGGAGTATACAACAGGTAGAACTGCTAGTGGAACTCCTGGTTCTTCTAATGCATATGTTCAGTATGATCTTTCTGCTAATACTTCTTTACCTGCTCAACTGTATTATTACGAAGGAACTACAGGAACAGCAGCAAACTCTGGATATGGTGGTAGTGATCGTTTGATCGGTATCTCTTCAACTTACACATACGATGAGATTTATGTGTATGATGTTGATGGCACATGGGTTAACTCCAGTGATACATTTACGTTCTCTGATGTTACCTATACTGTAACTGGTCAAACCTCTGAACCTTATGGTTATGTTCACTCTTACAGTGGCACAACTCTGACTATTGTTAAAGGAATTGGTTCTGCTGATTTTGCTGGAACAGATACTTTCCGTGATGTTCCTAAGTCTGCAACTGCCACTCGTTCGACTGTTACTGTCAGCAGTGTTGATGTTGCAGTAACAGCAGTCGAAGTTAGTAACTATCTTGCAAAAGATATTGCTAATGGTAATAACGAAATTGATAAGATTACTTCTATCGTCATTGGTCCTGGCGAAAGATTGATTGTTGAGAGTGCAACTCAAAACAATGTATTCAGTTTGGTTGGTTTCCAAGATGCTTCTACAGCATTCCCTCTTCGCGTATTTGGCGCGGTCTGACCATCAATAAATAACTAAAAAGCAGCGTAAGAAATGTCTCTAACTAGACTTAAGAATATTATTACGTCCCGCACGGGGCGTATTATTTACGTCAACCCCGATGACTTTGATGCTTCTGATGCTATCGACAATAGGGGTAACTCGGCACTGCGACCCTTTAAGTCTTTGCAAAGAGCATTTCTTGAGGTTGCTAGATTTTCGTATCGAGTAGGTCTGTCAAACGATGAATTTGATGCCTTCTCGATCATGCTGTATCCAGCAGAATATGTAGTTGATAATAGACCAGGTGAAGTTCTCTATACTAACGTTGCTCCTATTGATGAGAACTCAAACCTCGATTTAACATCTCCTAATAACGTATTATATAAGTATAACTCCGTCGAAGGTGGTATCATTGTTCCCAGAGGTTGTTCTCTGGTTGGAACTGATCTTCGTCGAACAAAAATTATTCCCAAGTATGTCCCATATCCTACGACATACGCTGCAAAGGGTATTAACAACGAATCACAAGTTCCTCCCCGCACTGCAATCTTCAAAGTAACTGGTGGAACATACTTCTGGCAGTTCTCTTTCTTTGATGGTGCTGAAGAAGGTGTATATTTCAAACCTGATAGTGTTGAAACAATTCCTCCTAAGTTCTCTCACCATAGATTGACTTGTTTTGAATTTGCTGATGGTCTGAACAGTCTGTCTACTCTGATTACTAATAACACAGTCCCTAACGCAGATTATTCTGCTGTTGCTAACATCTTAGAAAGGACAGACCTAGAGATTTATTATCAGAAGATCTCTAAAGCATTTGCTACTATCCCTGATACATCTGGTGATCCCACTGCTGACCAAATTCAGGCAAGGGTTGAAGAAAACAGAATCGTTGGTCCTATTTCCGATGAATACAGAGTCCTTCAGATCACAAGAAATGGTCAGACAGCAACGGCAGTCACTGTTGACGAGTTTGATAACCCCAGGGACCACGGATTTTCCGTTGGTGTTAACATTAACGTTTCTGGTGTTACTGGATCAACTGGACCGCAATCCGAGGCTGATGCAGGAGTTTATAACGGATCTTTCACCGTCACTTCGGCAAGCGGTAATGTCTTCACTTACCAAATGACATCAGAACCATCAGGTAATGCTGTTGGTTCTAACATTACTGTTAAGACTGAGATTGATACTGTTGACTCTGCATCACCATATGCGTTTAACCTGTCACTGAGAAGTGTCTGGGGTATGAACGGTATGCACGCAGATGGCAGTAAAGCAACAGGTTTCAAATCGATGGTTGTTGCACAGTTTACGGGTCTATCCTTGCAGAAAGATGATAGAGCGTTCGTAAGATATAACGCTTCTACTGGTAACTATGACGTAGCAACTGCTGGTGATGGTGCTCACCTGGATGGTTTCGCTGAGTATCGTAAAGGATGGGGACATGAACACATCAAGTGTAGTAATGACTCATTCATTCAGGCAGTTTCTGTGTTCGCGGTTGGATATCAAGGTCACTTCACTGCATTGAGTGGTGGTGACATGTCAATTACCAACTCTAACTCTAACTTTGGTAATACTGCACTTAGATCTGCTGGATTCAAAAAGAAAGCATTCTCGAAAGATAAAGCGGGTGCAATCACACACATCATTCCACCTAAAGCACTGAATGTTATCTCAACTAGTGCAACAGGTGCTAATGGTGCAAATACTATTACTCTTACCAATGATGGTTCGATTAATGGTGTTATTCAAGGTATGACAATTACTGGCACAGGTATTGGTGCTGGTGCAGTAGTTGGATCTATTAATACAAATACTCGTGTTGTAACACTAACTGTAAACAATAGTGGTGTTGTTAATGGTAATGTTATCTTCGGTGAAGAAACATCCGTCAACTGGGTTAACGTTGATATTCAAAGAACAAAAGTAATCAATTCAGCACTTGCTGGACAAGGAGGAACCCCTGGAACACGACTCTATCTGTATGGATATACTGTTGAAGCGTCGCCTCCTACAACTAGAGTGCAGGGTTTCACCGTTGGTGCACGTCAAGATGGCACGGGTGGTAGTGCTGTTCCAGACAAACTGCACTGCTTATTAGTAGCAAATGGTGCTACTGAAGCAACAACACAAACAGCAAAGATTTCTCCATATGGTCCTTCTGTATCTGGTAAAGCAGCGGGAACAACTGGATCACCTATTCAATATGATAGCAGCACATATACAATTGGTGGTGTTGCTGGATCTGTTGGTGGTTGGTATCTCACAGTAGATTCAACTGACAATGAAATCTATACAACGTTGTCAACCAACACACAGTATAATAATGTAAACTTTACTCCTACCACATTCCTTAAGAGGATTCCTGACCCTCGTGACTTACAAGATAGAACCTATCGTGTTCGCTATGTAATTGACAAGGATAAGTCTAATCCCCTGCCGCGAGATCCTATTTCGGGTTTTGTTATGCAACCCCTTAATAGCGACACTACATCATATAACTTGTCTAGAGCCTTCTATATCTACGATATTGAAGTCGTCCAAGAATTTGAGAGAGGCGTTAACGATGGAATCTACTATCTTACCTTGCTTTGTGCATCTATTTCACCTTCAACTTCTAATTTCGACGACAGAAAGTTCTCTCAAAACGTCAACGAAGTCTATCCTACGTTTGACAGAGACAACCCTGTTGCTGACCCTCTTGCTGCGGTATCCGTCGCTGACAATGAAACTATCGGTCTCGTAAGTGCAACTGATGGTGCATCACCGACTCCAGCAAAAGATCCTAAGAGATCTATTACTAAGGAAGCAACTGTATTCCTTCTGACTGATACAGGTTGGACACAACCTGGCACAACACCAAACTATGACTCGGTAAATAATAGACTATCGAGTGTTGAACTTACTGCCCGCGCTGGAGATGAAGAAACTAGAAAGATTGCTGTTCGAGAGACAAACGATGGTGATGTTTCTCCGATCAATGTTGAGTTTAGACGCCACTCTATTCTTAGGTCTGGTAATCACACATTTGAATACCTCGGTTTCGGTCCTGGTAACTACTCAACAGCGTTCCCTCAGACTCAGGTAGAAACTCTGAGTGCAGATCAGATTAAGTTCTCTCAATCTATCAAAGAAGAAGGCGGTGTTTCTTTCTACTCTGGTTTGAACTCTAATGGTGACCTGTTCATTGGTAACCAGGTTATTAACCCTGTTACTGGTCAGATTACAAACGAGGATATTGCACAATTGAATGTTGTTGGTGAAGAGAATACTACTATTGAAACATTCTCTGAGGTTGTTCTTACTGATAAACTCACAGTTATTGGTGGTGCATCTAACCAGTTGGAATCTATTTTCGCTGGTCCTGTTACTTTCCAAGGACTTACAACCTTTACCAATAATTTGCAAGCGAAGAAGTTTACTTACTTCAACCAGGACGGCACAGTTCTAAAGCAAACCTTATTGGCACCCGAAGATGCAAGCGGAAACCCCAGTTTTGCTAATATCACAGGATACGATACCCCTGGCGATGGTGACCTTGTTTATAATATCAACTGGACACCTGGTAAGTCGCTTGGTTGGATATACTACGGTGGAACTTGGCACGAATTTGGTCTCACGGATACTGGGGACATTGATATTGCTACTTTCACTGGCGAGCAACATATTGGTATTGGTGCTGCTGCTCAATCTGGCTATAGAGTTAATGTAGATGGTTCAGTAAGGGTAGATGGTGACCTGGTTGTTACTGGTCGTGGTGCTGTTTCTGCTGATAAGTATATTACTAAGACATATACTGGTGATGGATCAACCTTAACATTTGCTGTTACTACTTACTCTGGTGGTATTCAACACACAGATGATTCACTCCTCGTGTTCTTGAATGGTGTCGCACAAATTGCAGGCACAAACTACACTGTAGACTCTTTAGGTGCTAACGTAGTATTCTCCTCTGGAGATGCACCTTTAGCATCAGATACAGTCCATATTGTTGAGATGCCCATCTAAATAGTAACGGAGGATTGTATTAAACAATGGCAATTACAAAGATTAGCGGCAATCAGATTGCCGACTCAACCGCAGCAATTATTACCACTCTAAGTTTCTTAAATCAAACTAGTGTTTTCAGATTGCCTACTGGCACTCAAGCAAACCGTCCTACTGGTGTTTCAGTTGGAACTTTGAGATTTAACACAGATATTGATGCTGCTGAAATTTATAAAGCAGATGATGGAACTGGATCCGCAGGATGGGCATCTGTTGCTGGTGGTGGTCCTTCTCTTGGTGATGATAGTATCATTAGAACCAATAACGATACTATTAGTGAAAATATTACTGTTGGACCAACTGCTAACGGTGATGATAAATTCACTAATGGTATGAGTGCTGGTCCCATTGAAATCGCGAATGGGTATACAGTTACTGTTGAATCTGGTGCTAGTTGGAGTATTGTATAATGAAGTTAAATGTATCTTTTATCAAAGGTTTGTCACCTAATTTTAGGACTTCCATCGAAGATACTTTAGAACTTAAAGGGTATCTTACTGTTACTGGACAATCTTATATCCATCTTCCCTATGGTATTGCAGCAAACAGACCTGCTGGTGGTCCTGTAGGATCACTTAGAGTTAACACAACAAATGGTAACTTAGAATATTTTAATGGCACTGATTGGGGTTCGGTATGAGCAGAATTAAAATTGCAGAACTTGGTGGTATTGCATCAAATCTGGGACAAGTTACTGTTCCTGCAGGAAATGATTTGCGTATAGGACAAGCAGGAACTATTGATCATGTAGGAAATGGTGCAATGCAACTTCCTACAGGAAATACATCATCACGTCCATCTAGTCCTGTAGCAGGATATTTGAGATTTAACACTGATAGTAATCTGTGTGAATATTATACTGGGTCAACCTGGAGCACGTTCTGATGAGTAATATCGTAGTAAACGAAATACACGGACAAGATTACTACAACTACATCATTAGAGGTGATGCAGGGATGAATCTACTTGTCGCAGGAACTCAAAGTGTTCATCCTAGTGGTCAGGCAGGTTTTGCTTTACCTAAAGGGACAACTGCACAACGTCCTAGTTCACCTAGTGCTGGGATGATTAGATATAATACCGATAATCTAGCAGTAGAATATTATACAGGATCACAATGGAGATCTAGTGGTGGTGGAACAGGTGGAACATCATCTAATCCATTTACAAGTCTGGCACAAGCAGATGCTGCTGGTGTCGCTGATGGATTATATTATTTCACTAATGGATCTGAAACAAAACAAGTTTACGTTGGTAACTTCTCAGGAACACGTTTCTTGATGATTACTTCTAACAATGCAAGTAGTGGAACAATTCCTAGCGGTAATAATAGAAGAAGCACAAGTTATTATGTAAACCGTTCTGGTGCTGGTGGTTCTACATTAGGAACTCCAAGTCCCGATAGTGATTATATTATTGGTAGTTGGATTAACAGTTTTAATTTCTCTCAAATCAAAGTATATGGTTTCGGTAGAGGAACAACTAATGGATCTACTACTTGGGGTGGTAACAGAGGAACAACTGTTGAAGCAACTTGGAATACTAATTCATTCACGAGTGTAACACCTAGAAATCAGGTTTCTGTTATTGGAGAACTTAGTGGTAGTGCTGCATATTTTGTTGGTGATGGTATTCGTAGAGATAATGAAAATGGTGGATTCAATGCTAACCCTAACCAAACAACTGTTGGTGGTGTTGGTGTAATAAACTCTAGTGGTGATCCAGCAAATGGTTGTTACTTAGGTCATGGTTCTAACGAGGGTAACTATGAAGGATGGTATAATAATAGCGGTAACGCAAACTCTCAAGGTTATACCACCTGGGTAAGATAAATAAAAATAAATTCCTCCAAGTGTTATGGCAGCGGGTAAACTAACTGTTACAAATATTGCAGGAACTCCTGCAATTAATCTTCCTGTTCATGATGTAGATAATTTACCTAAGGGAACAGTGGGTGATTTGATTTATGTCAAGACAGGACTAAATCAGGGAACATTATATTGTTTCCGAACTAATCCTGACACTTCTGTAAATGAGTGGGTTGCACTCAGTTAAGTTGTGCAGTAAACTATTGTATAAAACTTCCTAGACTATAACTGTATAAATACAGTATAACCAGTCCTAGGGATTCATTGGATCAAATAAGAAACTATGTCAACACTAAATGCTGGAACTTTAAATATCACTGGAGCGTTCAATCTACCTTCAGTAACTGAATCTGAAAGAGATGCAATTTCTTCTCCTGCTACAGGAAGAATGGTTTACAACTCTACAGCAGGTGCTGTAGAAGTTTGGAACGGTGAAGAATGGGCAGCAGCAGTTGGTGCCTCAGAAACATTTGTTACTGCAACGGGCGGAACTATATCATTATCTGGTGATTATAAGATTCACACCTTTAATAACTCTACAAACTTTGTTGTTAATGAAATCGCATCGGATGCTAATAACAACAGAGCAGATTATCTAATCGTTGCTGGTGGTGGCGGTGGTGGCGGATTTGCCTCTGGTGACTTCAACAACTTCGGTTCTGGCGGTGGCGGTGGTGCTGGTGGTATGTTGACCGCTGGCGGATATAATTACACTCTAGGTGCACAATCCTATCCCGTTGGTGTTGGTGGTGGTGGCACAGGTGGATTAGGCAACTCTGCTGGACAACCTGGCGGTAACAGCAACTTTGGATCTATTACTGCTACTGGTGGTGGCGGTGGTGGTCAACAAGACAAACCTGGACAACCTGGTGGATCTGGTGGCGGAAACGGCACTGATGGCGACGGTGAGAACCAACCCCCTGGTCAGGGTATTTCTGGACAGGGTAACCAAGGTGGTCGTGGTGCACCGTCACAAAATGGCACCTCTGGTGGCGGTGGCGGTAAGTCACAAAATGGTGAGAATGGTTACAACAGACCTAATTCACGTCCCGCTAACGGTGGCAATGGTCAATCGTATAGCATCTCAGGATCCTCTGTAACCTATGCTGGCGGTGGCGGCGGTGCTAACTACCCTGGTGGTCCTCATAACCCCAACGGTGGATCTGGTGGAGGTGGCGCTGGTGCCCTTTCCCCTACAGCATCGGGCAACCCAGGAACTGATGGTCTTGGTGGTGGCGGCGGTGGTGCTGCTGACCAAGATCCTCGCAACTATCCCGAGCCTAGAGGCGGAAACGGTGGTAGAGGCGTTGTTATTATTAAATATAAGTATCAGTAATTGTAACTAAAATGGCACATTTCGCACAAATTGATAGATACGGGACTGTCGTCAACGTCCTCTCTGTTGCTGATGAGGACATCACTAATACCAGTGGTGAAGAAGATGATGTTCTCGGAAATGAACTTCTGCATAGTGTATTTCCTGGTAATCCAGACTATGATTACAAAAGAACGTCTTACAATACTATAAAAGGCGAGCATCGCACTCATGAGAGTGACGGTTCTATTTCTTACAATGTAAAACCTGCTTTCAGAAAAAATTATGCTGCCATTGGTGGTAAGTATGATTATGTCAGAGATGCATTTGTTGGACCTAGACCTTCTGGTAGTCATTGTAGTTTAGATACTGAAACTATGACTTGGGAAGCATTTGACCAAGGTGCCCAGTCAACTGATAATAATGGCGTTTCTCTTGGATATACTGATCGAACCGATTATTCAGTCAATGCAACACGCAACCCTCAAGGTTGGGTCTGGGATAATAGTAATAAGACATATGTTCAGACTGAAGCAACGGTTGAAATTCCTGCCAATTATGTGTATAATAGTGCTCTGAAGATTTGGGAACGAGCATAAAATAGTATGCTTTTGTCATGATTTATGAAAGAATTTTCGTTACCGTCAACCGACTTTATTGCTGGTTGGTATATTGATAACACTGTATGTGATGGTTTAATATCTTTTTTTGAAGACTCTCCAGATCAGAGACCTGGAGAGATCGGCATGGGCGTTCATGAGTCCATGAAAAAATCTACAGACGTTGCGGTTGTTCCTAGGAATTCAGATGAAAGGATTCAGAACTATCTTGACGAGTTGGGTAAAGTGTGCGATAATTACATCGCGAAGTTTCCTTATTGCTCTAAGGATCATTCGTGCTGGGGACTTAACACCAACTTTAATATACAAAGGTATTACCCTGACGAAGGATTTTATTATTGGCACATGGAGAAATCGTCACCCAAGTTTCCTTCATCTGCTAGACATTTAGTATTCATGACATACTTAAATGACGTGACAGATGCTGGAGAAACTGAGTGGTATCATCAAAGGTTAAAGATACAACCATCCAAAGGATTGACAGTTATTTGGCCACCAGATTGGACACATGTTCATCGGGGTATACCTTCACCAACACAAACTAAATATATCGCAACTGGATGGTATACATACAAAGTTGACAACATTGATTATACGGAATTAAATGGCGGATGAACTTAAAGTATAATTATTGGTATTTTCAGGGTGTCATCAGACCCGAAATATGTGATCGTATTATTGCCATTGGTAATGAAAAACGACCTCAGATGGGACAGATTGATCGTGTCCATAAAAAGAAAGAGGAAGAACTTACTGATGAAGAGATTAAAGACTTGAAAGAAACGAGAGATTCTCACGTTGCTTTCTTAGATATTCCATGGATATTTAATATTCTTAAACCATGGATTCATCAAGCAAATGAAAGTGCTGGATGGAATTTTCAATGGGATCACACAGAATCACTACAATTTACAAAGTATGATGTTGGTCAATACTACGAATGGCACCCAGATCAACATCACTATTCTTATCCAGAGGATGATACTAATGAGGATATGCGTGGTAAGTTTAGAAAACTATCCAGCACATTGTTATTGAATGATCCTAGTGAATTTGAAGGTGGTGATTTAGAATTTCATTTCAATATGAAAGAAACTGAGAAAGCAACCATGTTGAATAGAAAAGGATCTATTGTCGTATTCCCATCTTTCGTGTATCATAGGGTCCTGCCTGTAACTAAAGGAACAAGATATTCTCTTGTTAGTTGGAATCTAGGAGCACCCTTCGTATGATTTACGTTTCTCAATTAGATATCCCTGCTGTTTTGTCACGGGAAATCATTCGGTTCTTCAATGATAATTTATTGAAGACATATGTTTGGGATGAAACTAGAGTTCTAAGCATGGATAAAGGTGGGATTGGCAAGAACAACTTAGACAGCACTTACTATAAAATTCTGAACTTGAGTAAGGAAGTCAAGAAACTTGTCAATCATGATGATCGATTCAAAGTTCTACAGAATGTAGAAATTGTAAAGTATCCTTGTGGTGCTCACAAAAACTATCACTATGATAGTGCGAGACCAACTACAACAGGTGCATCAATTACATATTTGAATGATGACTATGTTGGTGGACATACAGTTGTTGAAGGTGTAGATGTTCAACCGATTACTGGTAGAACAGTATATTTTGACGGTCTAGAATTCAGACATGCTGTAACTAATGTAATCAAACGGGATAGATACACTATATCAATGTGGTATGGATCTGACCCATCAATGCCATTAAACGATGACTTTTTAGAGTTTTAATTATGGAAATCAAAGACAATTTTTTAGCACCTCAACTGTTTGAAATCATTTCACGTCAAATGATGACAAGTCAAAACTTCCCTTGGTATATGCTTGACGGTGTATCTGGTCAAGGTGAAGATAGCTACAATCTGATGTTCACACATAATTTTTATTGTGATAATCAGACGATGAGTAGTTACTTCAATGATATTATTCTGCCCATTTTATTTTGTTTTCGTGAACCTGTTAGAGCATTAGTTCGTGCTAAAGGAAACTTGTATCCGAAGACAGATACTTTACATGAACACAATGATCATGTAGATTATGATTTTCCACATAAAGCAGCGATTCTTTATCTGAATACAAACAATGGTTTCACTGTAATTGATGGTGAACGAGTTGAATCTGTCGCTAACCGTATTGTATACTTTGACCCTCAGACTCCACATCACAGCACAACATGCACTGACCAATTAGTCAGAGCAAATATCAACTTTAATTATTTCTGATGCAGTTAATCAGTCCTAGAGAACTATATCGATTTGAATCATATATTGATATCGGTAACATTCCATGTATGGAAGAGTTGGTAATACCAATTCAAAGAGTGTTGCGTGACGAGTTTGGTATTCAATGCGAATTAAAAACTATGTCTGAAGTATTTGATTGTGAAGTTAGATCTCATGGTGAATTTGTAACTTGTATTGATCTTAATAATGGTGATATGGTTCACTTTTGCCATGAAGTTGTTAATGTTAGACAGTGTGGATCTCAACAGGATTATGACTTAAAACAGAGAGCAGTTCGATTTAACGAACGTGCATATGTGTATCGTTGGGATAATACCAGAGAAATAGATCATGTTAAATTTGTATTTTGATAAGGTAAATGATCTTCCATACATTTACATCCAAAACTTCTACAGTGAGGAAGATCTAAATCGCATCTTGAAGGAACTATTATTTCTTCAAGATATTGATAGATACAAAGAACCAACACATCCTGATGGTCCTGGAACTGCAATGAAAGATGGTAAATCACTTAAACGTGGCAAGGGATTACACTTAGATGTTGTGTATAATGAAAGAGAATCTTCTGACATTCTGAGAATCAATCGAAAGTTATTTGCGAAAGAAACTACAGAGCAACTAGAATATCATCATCCATTGTTTAGATATGTCAGAAGATCTAACAGAGACAATACAAAGATACATTATTTTTCTGATGGTGATTACTACAGTTCACACGTTGATGACTGTGTGATTACTGCTATTAGTTGGTTCTACGAAACACCCAAACAGTTTACTGGTGGTGATTTGATACTAGAACACCAGATAGAAATCCCTTGTCTAAATAACTCGATGGTCATATTTCCATCGATTATGTGGCATGAAGTTACACCTGTTTCGGGCACAGGTAGATATTCTATGAGTCAATTCTTGGAGATGTGATGCAAATTATTCAATTTGAAAATGAACCCAAGAGAACACCATTTGCTCCTGAGTTCAACTATTTCATGTATGAATCTACTGAGGACATGAAGAATCTCAGAGATATTGTGCTAGAGATGGAAGATAGTGTCATTCACACTCTTCCATTTACTTCTGACTGGAATACTGGTCTAGGTGAGAATAGTATGACATCTAGATCTGATGGATATAATCTATTGAAATGGCAGGAATGTCATTTCTTGAAAGAGATTATCAGGACAGCACATGATAACTTTATCACTGAATTAGGACATGAATGGGAGAATGTGATCTACATTCAATGCTGGGGTAATGTATTGCGTAAGGGTCAGCATTTGAAGCAACATCAACACTGGACTAGTCCATACACATATATTGGTGGACATATATGTTTGGGAGATTATGACACCCAGACACATTATGTTAACCCATATACACAGCAAACATATTCATCAAAGAATGAAAATGGAAAGATTACTTTGTTCCCTAATTGGTTAGAACACTATACAAATCCTTATATGGATAACGGTGTTAGAGTTAGTGTTGCATTTGATATTATTACAGAAGTAGTATATAATGAGGACATCTTTGATAACAGAAAGGATCACTGGGTGGCAATATGAAACTATCTGATATCAAAGATGGCATCGATCTTATCATCGGTGATACTCCATTGTTATATGATCTGAGTGTAACAACTCCGCCCCCTTTGTTAGTGGCACAAAGAGCACAAGATAATTACAACAAAGGTATGCCTCAATCATACGGGCAATCTTATAGAATTATTGATAGTTGTAAGTCAATTATTGTATGGAACATTTACAGTAAAGTTGCATATGATTATACTTACAAAAATCATTTCTTACCTGCCATTATCGACTATCTAAATTTGCACTGGGGTGCATATGGATATAGATTTGGATATGATAATTATGTGCTCAATAGAAAACAGTTTGCCATCAGATCTGGTGCTGCTAAGTTAGCAAAAACTTCTCTTGCATTTCATGAGAAGTTTGGTATGAATTATAAAATTGATTTAATTCTGACTGACGCTGAGTTTGATGAAACAACTGTAGTTGAGGGCGAACCTCATTATGAAAACTGTATAGGTTGTGATGCACCTTGCGAGTCTAATTGTCCTGTTGGATGCACAATGAACTTTAATCTTGTAGACTGGGAAAAGTGTGCTAACTTTGTAGATGTCCCTGAAGCATTTGTAGACCTAGATAGTATTTGCAGAATATGTCAAACCAGTTGTCCATATTCTGAAGAATTAAAACAACAAATTGATCCTAAGTTCGGAGAACGATTACATGCCTGAATTACATAGATGGAGCACTCCTAAGAAACCTCTTAATTATTTTGCTCCACAATATGACATCTCTGTTTGGCAAGATGATGTATCTGAACAACTTACAGATGACCTGCTGAATATTGTTCTTGAAAAAGAAAAAGAAGGTGTCTTTGACAATCATCAATGGGAACACTATAATGTATTCTCATGGAACTACAAAGTGATTGATACTTTCAAAGAAATTATCAAAGTATCTTATCATGAGTTCTGTAAGCAACTTGACATCACACCTCAGGAGAATGTATCTATTAGAGGATGGGTTTATCCTCAGAAGTATCCTATGAATATTGGTAGGCATACTCATGCAATGCACGAAAATTCTTTCTTGAGTGGATCACTCTATCTCACGACACATTTGACTTGCACTGACTATGACATCCCCTATGTTGGTGAGATTGGATTTCAAACTAAGAAAGGTAAGATGACATTGTTCCCATCATGTTTGCCACATAAAGTAAATGGTATCAGAGATTTTGATCCAGATCGATATGTCATTGCATGGGACATGATTACAGAAACTGGTATGAACTTTTTTAGATTGAAGGGTAGTGAAAATGATCCTTTGAATTTGGTAGTTGATCTATGAATCAGGACTTATTGAAGAATAATTATCTGATTGTCAAAAACTTTCTGCATGAAGATACAGCATCTGATCTTTATCGTGAGTTAGTAGACAACGGACAGCAAGAATTACACTTCGTTAATGATGATTTCCATGGTCCATGTTACAACTATCAATCTCCTCAAGCGGGTAAAGAGTTTTTATACTATTTCACGAGAGATATGTCGGACATTGCTCAAGAGCGATTGTTCCCTACTTATGCTTATCTGAGATTGTATAAAAAAGATTCATTTTTAATTGCACACACCGATCGTCCAGCGTGTGAAATATCTGTAACTATACATTTAGGATCAGATCAAGAATGGTCATTAGGACTCAGAAACTATATCACACAGGAACAATATAAAGTTGATCTTGAACCTGGGGATGCTGTAGTTTATCTGGGTTGTGTTACACCACACTGGAGAGTTGGTAACTATCAAGGAGAAAACTTTGGACAGATGTTCTTACATTATGTGAGAAGTCGTGGTCCATTAGCATATTGTGCCAACGATATTGATCGCACTAAACCTGACGGTCAATGGGAAGATAGGTTGAGGGAAAACTATGCGACTCTTTAGAAATCTTATTCATGTTGAACCTAATTTGCCACCATTGTATAAAGAGGGGCATGAAGAATGGAAGGGATATGATGTCACTTATCAGGATGTAGAGAAACAAGTAGCAGGATCATATTCTAGAACGGATCACCCTCACTTTAGACCTGTGCACCGTGCATTGATACCAATCATTGAAGATTATTTGGGTGGTATCAAGGTCATCCCAACATTTTTCTTTGATCGTGTTTATTATGCTGGCAATGAGTTAGTTCCTCATACAGATCAGATTGCATGTGAGATTAGTATCACCATGCAACTACAGTCCACGTTATCTGAACCATGGACATTATTTGTGGAGGGTGAGCCTTTTAATATGAATGATGGTGATGCTGTTTTATATAATGGTGTCAAATGTAAGCATTGGCGTGAACCTATGCCTGGTGGTCCTAAAGATTATCATCATCAGATATTCTTCCACTATGTGATAGAGCATGGTGAGATCTACAACCAGATGTTAGAGGATGGGACACTGAAATAGGTGGCACATGCACTGGACACACAGCAAATAGTCTGCTATACTAACGGAGTCCTAAACAAAAACCATGCCACAATTCACTCTCATCTGCACTGATGACGACTCTACCGTGACAACTAAAGAATTTGAAGCAACTGTTCTTGATGATGTAGTTGACAAGACCCAGGATTTTTTGAAGGGTGTTGGATATTGTTTTGAAGAATTGCACACCCAAGTATATCCTGTCCCTGAGACTAGCGATACAGATAATTACATGTCTGTTTATCGTGACGTTGATTGAATACATACTACAGTAGTTTATCTTTACTTCAACATCTTTAACAATGGGCAAGACATTTCGACGGGGTGGATCTGAGCGAGGATATTACTCACCAGGTAAATCTATCCGAGACAAACGTCAGCGTGGCGGCACCAATCGAACAAACTGGGGAGACAATTACGATGACAATTTCCAATCAAAGGGATCCAAAAGAAACAATCGCACCCAATTTGAATCAGATGATGACGGATGGCAGTGACTTTGATGAAATCGAAAGTCTTTATGAAGATATAGAATTTGATGATGAAAGTGCGGTAGACTATGACCTGGACTACACACATTCAGTCTAAACTAACTTCATGGATAACGAATCTCAAGATGTAAAATTCAACAGAGGACTCGATCTCTTCATTGAGTCTGTTCTGAAACCTGACCACAAATTGCGTCAATGTGCTCACAATCAAAAGTGTTACAATGAACTCATGTGGGTCAGAGATGACGTGCTAGAGTATCTCAAAACCCGTCGTCGATTCTCCTAAAATGCAATTCCTTCACACTGCAATTCTCGACAAGAATGAGAAAATGATCATGAAAGATGCTCTGTTTCTGTATGTCTCTGATTTACAGAAACGTTTCTATGGCGACAAAATTATTCCTGAGAGTGTTTATCTCGACAAAATGAAAGAAGTCGAAGCAATCGTAGAAAAATTACACCTAAGTGACTTATACCGATGAATGTAAAATGTATTCGTTTCCTATCTGCTGAGAATATTGTGGCAGACTTGGTAGAGGAAACTGACGATTATATTACTATCCGTGATGCAATCGTTGCTATGCCTATTGAAGACGGTAGCAAAGTAGGATTTGCTCCTTTTGCACCACTTCAAGATCCTAATGAAAGTGAACTAACTATCCCTAAAAGTATGGTGATGTATATCACAAAGGTCGCACCTAATTTGGAAGAACAATATAACAGCATGTTCCAACGGATTGTTGCACCTAATAAAAAGATTATCGTGTGACACTCAAACAACCTGCACACATCACCACCCATAACCCCCATTTCATGTAATACTAATGTCAATCGCATCCGACATCCGCCTATTGAACAAAGTTATCCGCAAAGGCGAGAGAGGCGAAGTTTCATACTCTGATGAAGAACTTCGTCGTCTAAAAACTAAACGCAATCAACTGCGTTATTGGAAAGAATCTGCTCGAATTTCACAAAACAATGGATTTGGTCAACACAATGTATAACGAAGAATTTGACATCTCTTGGGATGAAAATGACATCATTCAAGCACCTGAAGATGACTGGATTGCATCAGTCCTAGGTGACGAATCTGAAACCATTGGTGAACTTATCAATGAATAAAGATCGCTGGCGTGTATCATGGAAGCGACAAAAGAAAGTCAATGGATTCACCTCAACACAATCAGTTGTTGTATATGGAATCGAAAATGTTGAACATGTGATTAAAACAATGGTGCCCACAGATGATTGGGATGTGACACCTGCATAACCTGCACAGCACCCTTGACAGGGTGCTTTTTTAATGCGATGATACTATCAAGATAAACAAAGCAATGGAAGTTCAAGCACACGGCAACAAATTTGAAGACGGTATTATCAAGGAACGCACAGGTTTGTCTAAAGATGAATACGATGCCATGAAAGTGAACGGTTATACTTCTACTTTTGATCTCACACAGGGACTGATTGTTGACTATAATGCAAGCATCAAAACGACTGGTAATAATACTATTTGCTGCTCAGATCTGCTTCGTATGATGAAGCACACTGATTATCGTTTGATCGTTGGTTGTTACAATCAGGTGGGAAAGAAGAAGGTATTTCATACACAATATGAGTTCTACATTCAACCCTCAGACTATATCAAACTGTGGGGTAACATGGATTATCAAAAGGTAGAGCAATTTGTTGACTTCGTTAAGAACATCCCTCACGGCAAAGAAGCACAACTAAGCACTAAATCTGAGCGCAATAAGTTACAAGAACAGGTGCAGTGCAAAGAAGCATTGTTCAGCATCAATCCTAAGGTGGATAGTAAGAAACAACGCCGCGTGCAATGTTCACTCAAACTTGACCAACTTATCGCTGCTGGTGTAGAATATACAACAAAAGAACTTAACATCACCATCGAAAGTGGACGCCGTAAGTTCTAGTGTGCCACTTGCACAAACTGTCCACTAAACCACCCGTGAGCGCCTTTAAGGTGCCATACTATATTCATTGAAACGCAATTACATGCACCTTCGTCCTCATCAGCAACGCGCATTTGCAGCAATGCAGAACAACAATGCTGGTCAGATTATTGTCCCCACTGGTGGTGGCAAGACCTATATCATGATTGCTGATGCTTACAAACATCTGCGTGATTGTGGTCCTCAAACTATTGTTGTAGTTGCTCCGCGTATCCTCCTCGCTAATCAACTTTGCGAAGAATTCATGGAGCACATTCATCATCGTGATGTGCATGTTTGTCATGCTCACAGTGGTGAAACGCACTACTTCAGTAGCACTAAGAGCGACAAGATTGCTCTGTTCAATGATACTGCGCGAGCAGCAGGTGAGAACTGCATTATCTTTACCACCTATCATTCTCTGCACCGCGTTGTAGATAGTGGCATCGATATTGACACTATTTACTTTGACGAGGCACACAATGGCACTGCTCGTGGTTTCTTTGTAGCAGTATATGCTACTGCACAGATTGCCAAACGTCGCTACTATTTCACTGCAACTCCTAAAACTGGACGTGGCACAAGTGTTGCTCGCGGCATGAACAATACCGATGTTTATGGTGGCGTGTTGGAGAATGTTCCTGCTCAGGAACTTATCGCTGCTGGTGCAATCGTTCCTCCTAAAGTTGTGCCATTCGAGACCAATCGTATCCGCACTAAGCACAACGCACACGATGTTGATGCTGACAACTTGAAGGATATGTTTGAGCAACTCGATGTTACTCAAAACCCTAAAGTTCTCGTGTCTGCACCATCTAGCAAAGTGCTGGGTAACATGCTCGGACAGACTGACATTCTTGAGTATTTCAAGAACGAAGGTTATGACGTGATGCATATCACCAGTAAGTTCGGTGCTGTTATCAACGGCAAGAAAGTTGGTCGCGAAGAGTTCTTCCAGACTCTGCAATCGTGGGGTGCTGATGATACTCGTCACTTCGTGATCTTCCACTATTCTATTCTCTCTGAGGGCATCAATGTGCCTGGTCTGACTCACACTATCCTGCTGCGTAATCTGCCCATCATTGAGATGGCACAGACGATCGGACGTGTTATCCGTGTTCACAAAGATGACCGTGCTGCTGTTACTGAGGGCAAAATCCCTGCTGGTGCGTTTCACCTTTACAAGAAAAAAGAGGGTGTTGTAACTATGCCAACTGGATACAAAATGGGCAACGCTATTGCTCAACGACTGCAAAATGTTGTCAACGCTATCTTTATTGAAGGTCGCCCGCCGATGGCATTTTGCTGATTATGATTGACTTCTCACGTTGTGAATTGCATCGTTTCGCTCGCTTATTGTCTACACTCACTGGAAATACTGATCCCACTGAGTATTTTGATCTGGGCAGAATCATCGAGTTTGCTTGGCAAGAATACAGCGACAATCAGTTGACTCGTATCAATGAGCAAGGCAAAGATCTGATTGATGCTAATGGTTTCTCTTATGAATCTAAGGTTATTACATTTAGGAATAAGGCACAAAATGCTGTTCGTAATGTAATTGTTGCTAATGGGTATGGCACACCTTCCCTTGATAGATTCGCACCTGCTGATTACTATCTTTTTACAGATTACAAGAAGGGGAAGATAGCATGGGTCAATGGCGATCAACTTTATGGACTCAAAATCTATGGATCGACTATTGTTGCAAATGCAAATCCTCGTCCCGATCAATTCTTAGATTTACCATTGATAACATCAACTCAACGTAATTTCTTTGAAGATAAACACAATTTCACAATGCGTTACATTTCTGAAATGTAGTGTGCCAGTTTGGTAAAGTGTCCACCATCGCTTGCAAAGCACCCTGATCGGTGCAATACTATAAGAGTCAAAGGAAAGCAACCATGCGCCACTACACAAAAGCACAAGTTCTCGAACAGTTCCGCTACAACTGGAAGGTAGCAACTCTTGAGAATCCTTCACTCAAAACTGATAAGATTGCCAAGCGTATTGCGTTCGGTGACTTCACTGATATGCTCTGCAAGTGCAATGAAATTAGTCTCAAACAGTATGAGTCCTGGACTAACCCTTTCTGATGGAAAAACTTATGTCATGTGATACAAATACAGAGATCATGGAATCTCTGTTTGAACAAGTTCAGGAAGAATATCCTGACCTAACTATTGAACAGCAAGCGACAATCGCTTCACAACGTTTCTGGAATCTCGCACAATGACCGCTTCGTTTCCTATTCTCAGCAAGATGATTCACTCTAAGAAAATGATCATCGACGTGATCAAAACTTGCGACGGTATTGATACTCTCAATCGAGAGGAAAAATTCGCAGTCTTCTGCGAAGTTTGCGACAACTTGTTAGAAGAGGGCAGAATTACCCCAGCAAAGCATAAACAATGGACAATGGTCGTCTGATACTGTGACACCTGACAAAGCGCCACACAGGCGCTTGTAGGTGCCTTAAAATCGTGTATTCTATAAGAGTCAAAGGAAACGAACCAAACATGCTCACCAAAGGACTCCGAGGAGAACTTCTCTTTCTCAATCAACTTACACCGTTTGAAGCAAAACGACGCATGGCAATCGAAGAGCAACGCATGAAAGAACAGCGTGAAGAATGTGCCCGTGATGCACAACAATTGTTCGACGATATGTTCGGAGGTTGATAATGAAAACTACTACACAAACTTATCTCGTGCGACTCTATGATGAGTTTACGATGATGCAAACTACTCGCACAATGCCCACCAAACCAACAACATCTAAGGGCATTAAAGCACAAAATAATCGAGTGCTAAAGTGGGCACAAAAAACCTATCCAAACCAAATTCGTTACGAGGTTGAAGCACTAAAATGAACAACTTTGAAGCACTACAACTGAGCAACGAAATTCAGGAAAGTATTGAAATCGTTGGTGAACTTTGGGAACTAAGTGATTTTGAAGTCACTGCCCTATGTGGTATCGTATCCGATGCATTTGCGTCTCGTGGTATCACAATGCAACAAACACTAAATGCAACAAATGACTGATAAAAAGAACATCGAAGATGTTACCGACTCACCTGATGATTGGGATGACTTTTGGTTCAATGAGGATCTGGGGTTATCTTACTCTGTGGACGAGGAAACTATGCGAGAGTTGATGAAACCTCGCAATCCCGTTAGTAACTACGTCGATGACGTATTGAAGGGTAAAAATGCAATCTGCAAACGCGAATCACCTCTCTCTGAATAATCATGTTTGACACAACTCTCGATCTTTTCTGTCACAATGACAACCTCAATGATCGTGATCATATGATCGATCAGATAGCACAATTATACTTCCGTGCTATGACTACCAACGCAAATAAGGGAGAAAACTTTGATGCAATTGCCTGTTATGAAGAGTGGGTTGTTGATGGTGTAGATCCGCAAGATGAGGACACCGAGTTTATTTTCGCTCCTGATCTTACAAGGGAAAGAGAAGAGAATTAAAGTCCGCGTGTGCCAGTTGGTCAAAGTGTCCACTATGGGTTGATTTCCGCGCCATATGGTGCAATACTATAAGAGTCAAAGAAAGGAACGCAATGCAACTCACTTCACAAGGCGCAAACATGGTTGTTGACTTCTATCCCGTCAAATTTGCAGACGGTGAGATCAGCACCCGCTACATTCTGAAGACTGTTACATTCATGGGACAATCTCAGTCTAAGCGTTACATTCTCAAGCGTGATTTTGATCGTGAGGTTACATCTCGTGTGGAGGGTTATGGTTACGAAGTGACAGACATGCACACTGAACCGCAACTCTTCAACTCTGCAATGTGTCTCGCTTGTTGATATCGAGGGTCTATGTAATTGTGTCTCCTTCCGCGAGACCTCCCCTCACATCTTTCCTCTCTTATCATGAAACAATCCTTCGCTGATTACGTCGCTACTTCACAACAACGCATGGACAATCTCGCACTCGTTCTTAAGTATTCTGAAATGCTCTGTGAAGCATTGACCCAAGATTTTCGCAAAGGTGGTAGAAAACTGGACTATAAGTTCTACATCGAAAGTGGTAGGAAATACCATAAAATCATCATGGAATGTGAAAACGGTTCTAAATCTGTTCATGCATTTGTAGAGAAGAAGTTTGGCGCTGTATATAAACCAGCATCATGGAAAGCACCCGCTAAGCATATCCGCTTCACGTTGCTTGATGATAACTCCCGCGAAGAATGTTTCGCTCGTGCTGATTGGTCTGGTGGATATCTGTATCTGTGACTATGACAAAACAAATCATCGAAACTGAACATCATGTCGTTGAATTTGAGTCAAAGAAAATCTACAAACAGGTGCTTGAAAAGTGTGAAGAACTAGACATCAATCTGGATCACTATTTGTTTGAGTTCGATCTAGATCTAGAGGAAAACTAAACAGAAGTCAAGGTGGACAGTTCGCCAACTGGTTTTCCCGTTTTGTATCATGGCGAACTACCGCGACCCCTCAGATCTGCAATACTACGTTCATGGACATCAAAGCAAACGACATGACACCTTCCGAACAACAGGCAAAGTGGGATGACATCATGGGGCAAATGATTGCCTTCGTTAATGACACAAACGCTGATGTAGATATGGCATATGATTGGGTGTGTGAAATGCTCAACATTTCCTCCTTTGTTGATAACAACACTGCATGGGATTCGTTCTATGAGACCTGGGAATCTTGCGACAATCGTAACAGCAACTTCTACAACTTCGTCTGATTCTTAACACTAACCTCACTTAAATCATCATGCTTCATCCTTACTACACCACAAACTTTGCAGATCGTGAAATGTTTGCTTACAACACAAAAGCACGCAAACAGAAAGAAGAATTGAACCGCATTTTGTCTCAACCTGAAACGCGAATTAAGTATGCTTTTGAGTTCTTAAATGAGTATGGAGAGTATGAAGAATCTCGCACTAAGTGTTACAATGCCATCGCAGAATGGTCTGACAAACTTGACACTTCCGAAGCACACTTCTGACCCTTATCTAACAACAAACAAATGACAATTATCAATCCTTACGTCGAAAATCTTGTCCAGATGGGATATGATCGAAAAGACTGCGAAACCGCGTCTAAAATGTTTCAAAAGAAATCGTTTCCTTATACTATTCACGGTCGCACTTATCAGACTGAAGAAGAATATAACGAAGCGATTCACGAGTTTATGAATGGTATGTGACACCTGAATAAGTGGCACACAGGGGGTATACAGAGTGCCCCTATGCCCTATAATAAAGACATCAGGGGGGAGGAAACGAACCCCACCAAACATTCACTCAACTCTCTCATCATGCGTAAGATCGAACAACAAATGAATGCCGCTCTCGCTAACAACAAGAACTGGCAATCTGGTAACACTTCTGTTCACTTCAACGAAGAAAATAACACCTCTATTGTTCGTCTTCACGGTAACAAAATTGCCGTCTTGGGTGATGACTTCCTTGAGATCTTTGATGGTGGTTGGCAAACAACTACAACCAAATCTCGCCTCAATGCTATCATCAACCGCTTCTGCAATGGTGTCACTGATGGTGTTTTTCAAAAGAATTATGAGTGGTTCATTAAAGACAACAATGTGACCCGTGATTTCGAGAACGGTTATATCTTTGCCTGATATGTTCAAAGCATTAAGTAAGTCTCGCTCACGCAACGATCTTCTTAACATTCACATGAAATTCGTCCTGCTAACTATCATCGGTGTCCTCCTTTGGCAGAATACCGACGCACGCAGATTCACTGCTCAAATGCTCTCTGATGCTGCTCAAATCGTTCACCCCGAAGCATCAGAAACTACCCATCAATTTAACCTCCGTTTCTAATCACATGAGAATATTTCTTGCTGCTCTCGTTATCATCATCGGTGCAAACATCGGTCTTTCCGTTATTAATTACGTTTCAACACTTCAAGATGCCAAGATGCAAAAACTATGTAAAATAGACAGTAGTTACTGTAAAGAATAGTGCATCATGTTTTATACGAATGGAGTGAACTAGTGGAGATAGATAAGCACGTTGAACAACTAGAACTCGCAATCGCTAGTATAGACCAACTTGCCAAATCTCTCTATAAAACTGACAACAAACACCTATACGATTCTTCCCTCATTACTATCAGAAATGAACTCAAACAACAACTCGAAGACATTCTCTCACAGTTCCCAAATTATCATGCAAAGTAAATACCAAGGTATTGAAGATGGCGATTGGGATGATATCCTAACACCTGACGATTATGACCTCTATTTGGAGATGAGACAGTATGAAAAAGCGAACCGTTGATGATTTCTCAATCGGAGAATCTATCACATGGAAAGAACACACGGGGACCATACAATTCATCTCCGAACAGTATCTAACTCTTTGCATTAGAACTTATGACAAACCCAAAGAAATCGCAGAACATTCCAGACACAAACAAAACTTCGTCTGTTTACTCGTCTTCCGTGAAGAATGGCACAACGTTGTTAGAACAACTCGATTACATCAAAGTAACAACTAAGGAGATAACTTCGATTCTCTTTAATACCTGGCGAGATTATATGATCGACTTACAGAGAAGAACTCGTAATCGCCTTAAATGATACTTTTCCACAGATTATGCGGAGTTTGTGGAAATGTGGAAAAAAACCTATTTGTGTGTTTTATTCCTCTCTAAATGTCTCCGTTAATTACACTCTTAGCACGTCTCCTAACAGTTGTCAACCCCTGTGAGAATACGCAGATAATTGTCAAGAACCCCCCTTGACTTATTCTCACTTATCCCTTATAATAACCATGTAAGGGTTCAGAAACACTCCTAGTATCTTCAAGACTATGTTGTATACAATCTACGATGATTCAGAGACACTCAGAGGAACTTTCAACAGCATCTATGACCTGGAAAGGTATATCGATGGGGTTCGGAATGACCTGGGAGACAGTTACCCAAATACTCCGAGAATGTCGTGCTTTGATTACATCGCATCTATCAAATGGAGATGGGAATGTGTTGACAACTATGTCACTAGTGAGGTATAATGAGAGGGTAATATAGAGGTCACTATGTAACAGCTACTGCGACAGTCTTAAATGTTATCGAAGGGCAGTTAATTAGCCCCCCTAAATGTTAAAAACGGCCACTACCCTAACCTACAAAGGTTCCCAGACGCCCTAGATATTATCCGATAATACTTTTACGCCCAACTAAAAAAATTTCTGAGGTAAAAAAATGGACTCTAAGACCCGTATAGAGAGACAAGAGACGAGAGTATGGGCAATAGAGCATTTAATTAGGCATGAAGGTATGTTAGACCCTCGGATGTATGAGTGTGCTGACTACTATGCATCATCGTATGCATCTCAAGTAACAGAAGATCTATATACACTATGGGTTGAGTGGAAAACGAATAATCCAACGAACAACCCACAAGTTAGAAATCGCCTATAGAAATATGTCCCATAGATTCACCACTACATTAGAGGAAGATGATTACGGAGATCTTATCCTCAACATTCCTTATGAAGTATGTGAAGAACTGGGTTGGAACATTGGCACAGAACTCGACTATGACATCACAGAAGATGGTAATGGACTTATCTTGAAGAAAGCAGATGAATGAACAAGAACGTGAAGAAGTGTCCACAGCACTGAATGCAATCAATGACTGTCTGAAAGCACTCCACGAGCGTCTAGAAGCGGTCGAAAAGTATGTGCAGGAGTTACCAACCCCTGATAAGACTTATTACCGTCCAGAGGGTAAAGATGACTATTTGAATTTGAAAGAAAACTTCGATTACATTTACGAACGATTAGACGATATAGAGACTCATGGGTTGCAAAACTAGTTCAGGATTCTTTAATCCACAGTGTAATGGATTAACTATAAGTGATTCTCATTGTGGTAAGTATAACCCTGGCGCAGGAGAAGGGGTAACGTTTACTTACACTGAGTATCCTCAGAATCCTATTCGCACAGGTAACTATAGTATTCCTGGAAGGGATAACAATTTTGTCATGTATGACTCGATTGTTGAGGATGGAGGACGATTTGGTGGAACTATTCCCGTCAGTGCAGGTAACTGTGGAAAAATCAGTAAAGTAGATCCATGTAACTCTTCGGGCAAGTTAATTTTCGACTATTTCCCCTCGGAGTTATCGTTTGATTATAACTTCTCCGATACATTCTTCGCATATCTCTACGATGTGTCTAATGAAGCTGGAGTTGTTGGTATACCTTGTTATTATATTGAGGATAGATCTCAATCAAGGACTGGTGGAACGGGGACTGGCGGAGAACCACTAGACGACAGTTATGAGTCAGACTCTGTATGTCATCCTTGTAGTGCTTTTACATGCACCGCCGCTTCCACAAGTCTTAGTTATACCTGTGACACTGACTATACGGGCGACCCCGACTGCCCGCACCCCACGTTGTTCGGGTTTGGAACCACAAGTTATAAAGTAGCATTTAGTTATGATGCATTATCCACACAGTTGCCGAATGGCGTGGTGGACCTTGAGATGTCATATGATGGTGTAACATACACTGATGTATGGAATGAGGATGATCTAGAAGGTGTTACATATGTCACTAGTCAAAATACATGGCAAGCTGGTGAAGAATCTGTAGATGATTTCATTGTTTTTGAGTTAGATGGTAATCTTCCTAAGGAAGGATTTCGTGTAAAGGTAAGGATTCGTCCTAATTACGACGACTCAGGCGCTTCTACGGTGTTTAATGGCACTGAATGGGAGATTACAGAGATTCTAAGTCCTGGAACAGGGTATGCTGTGAATGATACGTTCAATCTTACCTATGAACATGTCCATCCAGACACCACTTCTACCACTTTTACGGTTACACTGCGTATCAAAACGGTTGGACCAGTGAATGCAGTGTCGGAAAGTCCTGGTTTTGACGTGTTAAGAACAGGTGATACCATCAATGGTCATTCAATCACCCGCGTTTTCCACATGGATGAGCAGCATTTTCCATATCATGTCGCGTATTTGGATGGATCTGGTAGTAATTTTGCAAAAGATACGCAATATACGTCAAATAGAGCGCACGTTATCACTACTGTAGCGGGTTTTGGCATTCCAGACCGCGCAATTTTGTTTGGAAAGTATGAATTTTCCGATAAATCTATGCAATTTGTGACTGCAGACGTTAGTAGGACCGCGCCAAACACTTATGACAGTGTAAAACAACCAGAAGCGACTGTATCAGTGACAAATGGGCGCGTATCAGGTGTTACAATTACGGATGGTGGCGCAGGTTGGGACGAAATTAAGGAAACTCCAAACGTAGTTATCACTGCACCGACGATTACTTCAGGAAAACAAGCAAAAATTGAGGCAACTTTCTCTGGTGGCGTCATGACAGCAGTAGAAATTACAGATGCTGGTGCTGGATATGATTCAGACAACCCTCCACAGTTGTTTATTATCAATAATTACGAAGCTTTACGCGAAACTCGCGATACTGGTGCTATTGATCCCACTTTTGACCAAAGAAATTCTGAATTAGGAAGATCTATTCCAAAACCATCGCGTAATACGGTAGATCCTACGGAATTATCGGCATTTTCGCCTGATACTTACAAAAAATTGGTTGAATTGGGTATTGAATCCGATACAATTACTAGAATCATCAATACATTTAACGAAACTGTTGGTAGTGAGGTGTTTAAAGACTATCCAGAGGTTACTCAAGCAGATATTGACGGACTTTCAGACTCATATAATGCTGCTCCTGCCTCTGTAGGCATTGATAATTCAAAACCTACGGTTGAAATTAAGTTAGATCCCGACAGAAGGAGAGTTCAACCTCTTCCGCAAAGGCGATATAGTAGAGAGTCTGCAGAAAAGTTGCGTGAGTCTATTCAAGCACGATACGATCTTAGTTTTATGGATAACTCCGTGTTGGAAAATGAAACTAAGGAACTTATGCTTAACGAATTCATCAGAACTCAAAAAGAGCGTAATGATTCTATCGAAAATATTATTCAAGATGTAATCCCCGAATATACCAATTATAAGGAATCGTTCGTAGAAACTACTCAAGGTCCATTTTCCGAGTTACCAGAAGCGTCTACTTATACTAAATACTTAATGACCCAGTATCGCGCAGATCCTGCACAGAAGACTTCGATTAGTGTTACGTTGTCCATGACACCAGTAAATGAGGGATGTGCTCATTTTACTTGTAATGCTCCAGCTACAACACCTGGTGGAACGACAAATAATGCTGATGGATCGACTACTACAACATCATATACTATGTCCTCTCTTTTAGGACCTGGATGTAAGTCATGGACTATTAGTGGTGACATGACTATATTTCATGATTTGTCTAGAGCAGCGCAAGATGCTGCTGCAGCAGGTGAAGCATATGGTAATCCTTATACAATAACGTAATGGCAGCAGGAACAGGAGCAGCAATCTACTCTGGAAACGATAGTGGACACGGAACTGGTGTTGGTGGATCACATCATCCTGGATTAGGTGGTGGAACTTTGTCCCCATGCCCACACCCACCATTGTTACCTGCTATTAACCCAAAGACTGTTACTTTGATGAATAGTGTGCTAATATGGCCACCTACACCACAGTTACCCCTGAATCCTCTTACTGGTATCCGAACGGTCTTTATCAATAATCTATTCCCGATTGTTGATCAGGACATGCTTACTCCACATCCAACCCCAACACAACTTACTACAACGTCTATTGGTTATCAATGTGCCACAACGGTGAATACACCTGGTTGGTGGTGCACCAAGGGCATTGCTGGGGGCAGAGAAGCACCTACAGGACACCAGAGAAAACTGTTTGCTACCAGTAAGTCAGTTTGGATCAATGGGCGTCGTGCAGGGCGTTTTGGTGACCCTCTGGGTGACCTTTCAATTGCCTTTCCATGCACTTCAGTAGTAACTGGGTGTAGTCCTAATGTTTTTATTGGAATTTAACTATGGCAAAAATGAAAAAATCTCTTTCTGGATCGACCTTTATTGATTCGATTCCGAAAAAGACACGTCAAGGATCAGGACAGCATACTAAGTATGCTTCTACCAGTCGTAATAACGCAAAGAAACGCTATCGCGGTCAAGGTCGATAAATACATATGGTAACCGCCTGCTTTAAATGGCATTAAAGAACGTAAAAGGAACTTCGCAAAAGAAATCACGTTCATTCGTTGATCTCGCGATTGGTATGGCAAAAAACAGTTTTACTGATGACGCCGCAATCGTGAAAAACGATAATGCCATTAAGCAGGCAATCAAGAATTTGGTTATGACCGTTCCTGGTGAAAAACCATTTGCTCCGTCTGTTGGTTCTCAAGTAAGTCAATTACTTTTTGAACCATTTGACAGTTTTACTAGTGATGCAATTAAAGAAGAACTAATAAATACCATTACTAACTTTGAACCTCGTGTATCACTTACGTTAGTTGATGTCAGAGCAAATTTTGAACGAAATACATTTGATGTGACTATTGAATATACTATCGTTGGTATTCCTATAGTAGAAAGTATCGAGTTCGTTTTACAGAGACCTGAATAATGCAACCAAATAACTTAACAGCATTAGATTTTGAGGATATTAAAGCCTCTATTAAGTCATACCTAAGAACTCGGGATGAGTTTACTGATTATGACTTTGATGGGTCTGCATTATCGTATTTGATTGATACATTAGCATATAATAGTTACTATAGTGCGTTTAATGCTAACATGGCATTGAATGAAGTATTTTTGCCTTCTGCAACAGTTAGGGATAATGTTGTAAATATCGCAAAACTCTTAAATTACGTTCCTCGTTCTATTGTTTCGTCTAAAGCATGTCTGAAATTAAGTTTACAGACTTTACAGACAAATGGTTCGTATCCAACTAGTGCTACAATCAAAAAAGGTGCTATTGCGTCGGGTGGTAACTATATTTTCAATATTTTACAAGACATCACTGCAACAGTAGATGTTACAACGGGTATTGCTGTCTTTGATAATGTAAAAATTGAAGAGGGTAGTTTAGTTACCTTTAATTACGTCGTAAATACGTTTGGAAATCAAGTTTTCAAGGTTCCTTCGGAAGATGCGGATATTTCAACCCTTACTGTAAGGGTAAAACCGAATGAATCATCTACAAATTCGGATTTGTATAGTCTTACCGAGACTATCACTGATTTGACTGCTACAACTCGTGCATATTTCTTATCCGAAGGTGAGGATATGAGATATGAAGTAAAATTTGGTGATAATACTGCAGGACGAGCACTAAATGATGGCGAAGTTGTTGTATTAGAGTATTTGGTGACTTCTGGTGCAGAAGCAAATGAAGTTACCAGTTTTTCCATCATTACAACTGCAACAGATAACCTGCAGAGATCATATTCTTCTCCCGCTTTTACTATTGAAGTAAAAGAGAAGTCTCAACTTGGTGCGTCTGCAGAAAGTGTTGAATCTATCAAGTATAACGCTCCTAGATATTACTCTTCTCAGTATCGTGCTGTTACTGCACAGGATTATGCTCTGATCACTAAAAAAATCTATTCTAACGCCGATGCTGTTGTTGCATATGGCGGGGATTCCTTAAATCCACCGATTTACGGCAAAGTATACATTACAATCAAAACTAAAACTGGTTCTTTGCTTAACGATGTCACTAAAAAGTCAATTGCGACGGATTTGAGAAAATATGCGATGGCATCCATTGATCCCGTCATCATTGACCCTGATGATATTTACATTTACTTAAAAGTATTTGCACAATATGATCCTGGCACTTCTTCCAATACATCTGATATCAAATCCAACATTCAGTCTGGTATCAATGATTGGGCAACTCAAACTCAAATTAATAACTTCAATTCTACCTTTAGAACATCTGCATTTGAAAAAGCAGTCAGTCTTTCAGACAAGAGCATCAGTGATGTCTCTGTTCAATTGTCTTTGTTGAGATATATTAAACCAATTACTAATCAAACTAACACATACTGTATTGCTACTGGTTCTGAACTGTATGATAGTAATCCTAGTAATACTGATGGTAATTGTAAGAAAGAACCTATTTTGCTTTCAGGAACTTTCCGAACAGCAGATAGACCTGGTGTTGATCAACAGTTTGAGGATGATGGATTTGGTAATTTGAGGACTTTCTATAACACAGGTAATAAAAAGGTATACACTAATAATGCTGCAGGAACTGTTAACTATCTTACGGGTGAAATCTGCTTCGGTCCAATTAATGTTATTGGTGCTGGCGTCAATATTCCTACCAGTGGCATTTCTGTTACTGATCCAACAACAGGTGCTGGTTCAGTAATTGATACGAATGCACTTCCCACAGATCTCTCTATTCCTGTTCTGTTTATTCCTGCAAACGTCTCTACAATTCCTTCTTCTACTCCTGGAACAATCATTAATGTGATTACTCCAGAAATTACTGTTGTCCCTGTTGGAACACCACCGCCCCCGACAATCCCACTAAATAGTTTGACGCCTGGAACCTTTAATACTACCCCTACAACCATTACTGTTGGGGACATTGGAAATGCTGGCGTAACAACATCAACCTGTTTCTAAGTTGTAGATGAATATCAATAAGGTCTCTCAGTCTATCGTTTCTCAGACTCCAGATTTTATTGGGAACGAGTATCCATTATTCAATAAATTTATTGAATATTACTATCGTTCTCAAGAGAAGACGGGTTTAGGTCAGAATATCCTTAATGATTTTCTGACATACCTTGATATCGATAAGTTGAATATCGATGTCCTTGATGGTGCTACGAAAATCGTCGAAAATGTATCTCTAACTGAAGACGAGATCATTGTTGAGAGTGTTGATTCGTTCTTAGAGAATGATGGAACGATCATGATTGGTGATGAGGTCATTTATTATGAGGGTGTAAAACACGCTCCTAATATTGCTCTTAGTCCTGGCATTTCTTATGAGCAGGTCAAATTAAAGTGGACTAACCTTGCTTCTGTTCTTAATGAATTTGATGGCACTACGGTTAGATTCAATCTGACTTCTCAAGATAGTCCTATTGCTCCACCTTCGGCACAACATCTTATTGTGTCTAATTATGGTGAAGTTTTGGTTCCTAATATTGACTATACTGTTGAAGGAACTCAAATTGTCTTCACTAACGCCCCCAGAACAAGAATCCCTGCAGATGATGCGTCTGCAACTTATATCACTTATCTCAGTGGTTTTGTTGAGAACACTATTGTAGCTATTGACAACCTTTCTACGTCTTTTGGTGAGGGTAAGAAACAATTTACCATGACCAGAAATGGTTCTCGCTATGAAGCAGTTGTCGATGAGTATATGGTTGTCGTTTATGACAATCGTCTTTTAGTTCCTAAGGTAGATTTCTTTATTGATGGTGATCAGTTTATTTTCTTAACTGCACCTCTGAATGGTCGTTTCTTGTCTATTTACTCTATTGAAGCACCCATTCCATCCTTTGGTTCTGGTGCTGTAGGTTATTCTAGGGTAAATGATAATGGCGAATTATCAAGTGTATCCATTAACGCAAATGGATCTGATTATAGATTTGAATATCCCCCTCAAGTTTCTGTCAACTCTGAAAATGGCAGTGGCGCGTCTGTAAAAGCCCTTGTTAATGGTATCAAGACGATTACTCTTCTTAATGGTGGTAAGGGTTATAGTTCAACCAATCCTCCTGTAGTTCAGGTTCAAACACCTACAAAACCTGGTTCTACCGCTGCAGTTATAACTGCAACTGTTGTAGATGGTTCAATTTCTAAACTTGATATTGATACATCTGGATCTGGATATACGTTTACTCCTAGAATTACATTTAGACAACCTGGTGGTGCTACATTAGGCACCCCTACAGTCACTAATGGTCAAATTACTGGCACTATTCCCATCACCAATGGTGGTTTTGGATATACAACAGTCCCTACTGTGTATATCGATGAACCAACTGGAGTTAATCCAATTAGAGCTGCTTTAGAGGCAGTTGTAATTGGTGGTGAAGTTACAGCAATCAATATTTTAAATGCTGGTCAGGGATATGAGACTATCCCTAGAATTGCAATTATTGATCCTGTTGGTGCTCAAGTTCTTGAGACCAAAGTTGACAGTGATGGTAGAGTTGTTGGTATTGAACTTTTAAGTGGTGGAAGTGGATATGATGATATTCCTTCGGTCTATGTTGTAGATAATAGAACTAATGACCAGGGCACTTTCATTGGTGGAACAGGTGCAACTGCAACCGCTTCTATTTTTAATGGTAGAATTACGGATATTAATGTTAATGAGTTTGGAACTGGATATAGTCAAACTAATCCTCCCAAAATTGTTATTCAAAGTCCAACTGAAGCAACTGCTGCAGCAGAAATTGGTTTAAACGAAGTTACTGGTTTCACTGTAAATCAAGTTGGATCTGGATATGATAAAGCAAAGTTTGTAGGTTGTGCTAGAGCTGCTAGTGGTGTAACTGCATACACTGAGACTGGTAATGCAGTATTCACTAATAATACTACTGCATCAACACATGCTGTAGATGTTGAAGTGAAATGTCTTGATGCACTCTTTGTTAAGAGATTGCTGGACAAATATACAGAGCAGTTTTTACCTGATGTTCCAGAATTAGACTATAAGAAGATTGACGTTCGCACGGCAATCAAGACTATCAAAGACTTTTATACTGCAAAGGGAACCTCTTTCAGTATCAGTTACTTGTTCAAACTGCTCTATGGTGAGCAGGTAAGTATTTCATACCCTAAAGATCAGATCATTAAACCCTCTGCGGCAACATGGTCTATCGATACTATTCTGCGTGCAACTCTGGTTAGCGGAAATCCTGTTAACATCAGAGACGGTCTTTTAACGCAAGATGCGGATATTGCTGATCCTAATATCAAAGCAGCGAGTGCTTTGGTTGAAAACTATATCTCCATCAAAACTTCTGATGTAGAAATTTACGAATTAGTTCTTTCCGAAGAAACTATTGTAGGTAACTTTGTTGTTCCTTATAAAACTAAGTTAGCAGAACCTCTTGACACTGAAGAGTCTATTATCACAGTTGACTCTACTATTGGTTGGCCAGAGAGAAATGGCGAATTTATTATTGGTGGTTCTGAAGTTGTTCAGTATAAAGAGAAATCCCTTAACCAGTTCATCGAATGCACAAGAAGTAGAAACGGTGTTGTTGAAGATTGGGATTCTGCTACTGAAGTAACATCTAATTTCCAAGTATTCATTAACAAAGGAACTGCACAAGAAGTTGTTCTGAATGTTGTTGGTATTGTTGATGCTCAGCAAACGAATCTGACCGATACTGGTTCATATTATCTTCCTGGTGATAAACTCACTGTTTCTAAGTTGGGTGGAACAGGAACTTCTCCTGAACTAACTACTTGGTTGTATAATGTTAAAAAACTGATCGAAGTTACTAGCATTACTTTTGGTGGTGTTAATAATCAATCTGCAACAGTTACTTGCTCTAACCCTCATGGTTTACTTGTTGGTGACCAGGTTACGGTATATGGTGCAAACCCAATTCTGTTCAATGGCACGTTCCTTGTAACATCTAGGGATAGCACTACGGTTTTCCAATATCAACTTCCTCAACCCGCAACAGTATTACCGCAAGGTAATATCCTGGTTTCTGTTGACTTGAACAAAGGTAAGTCTGATGACACACCTGTTCTTAATGCTATTGGACCTTATACTACAAACGTTCAAAACTCATTCTTCAATGATAATTACGTTTATGTTGCAGCAACAGGTATTCCGAACTATAAGATTGGTCCTTTCCCTGGTTCAGCGTTACTTCCTGGTAACCAGCGTAAGTTAAATCGTTTCCCAACAACTCCTGTTACCATTTCGACTAAGGATGTAATTAGTCCTGGTCCAATTGGCACATGGGTCAACGGTGTATCTATTTGGTCTTACAAATCCAATCTTAAGAAGACTTTTGGTGCAGTTACATCAATCAACATTGATAATGCTGGTATCAACTATGATGCTGCGTCTCCCCCAACAATTACTATCTCTGGTGGATCTGGAACTGGTGCTAGTGCATCGGTTACTGTTGATGGTTCTATTAGTGAGATCACTGTAGATGCTGGTGGTTCTGGATATACATCTTCTCCTCTAGTCTCTATTGTTGGTGGTGGCGGTTCTGGTGCTGCAGCAACGGCAATTATTACTAAAGGTGCTGTATCTAGAATTCTTATTAACGACGGCGGAACAGGATATACATCAAAACCCTCTATTTCGATCGTTGGAGGCGGCGGTAGTGGTGCAGCAGGTTCTGCATCTGTCCGTGGACCCATTAAGAGTATCTCTATTGATAATGGCGGTTCTGCTTATACATCTAAACCTAGTGTAGTCTTGAGTTCTGGAACAGGTGCAGTTGCTCAAGCAATTGTTCAGAATGGTCGTATTATTTCTGTTGCGATTATTTCTGCTGGTCAAGGATATACGACTGCTCCTGAAGTAACTATTCAGGGTGATGGTTTTGGTGCTGTTGCTCGTGCAACAATTGATGTTGATGGTGAAAACGCTGGTAGGGTCACAGGTATTGAAATTGTCAACCGTGGTATTGGTTATATTCAAGGAACAACTATCATCAATCTCAACTCCGTTGGTCAAGATGCTAAATTTACCGCTAACGTGTTTGAGTGGACATATAACTTACAACAAACTTCTACTCTTGATTCTGCAAAAGGTGGAGTATTTGAGGGTTATAATAATCAGTATGGTGGTGAATATGCTCACCCATCCAATCCTCAAACCCTAAGATATATTCTTGGTGACAACCTGTTTGAAAATACTGCAGGTGAAATCAAAGAACAGGAAGATCAATTGGCACACTCCCCAATCATCGGTTGGGCATTTGATGGTAACCCCATTTATGGTCCTTATGGATATTCTGATCCTACTGATCAAAACTCTTCAATTTCAAGACTGAATACTTCATATCGTTTGAAACCAGGTATTGTATTTGACGCAATTACTAATCCATATCCTGTAAGAACTGCGGGTCCTTTGTTGACTGATGAAGCAGCAGGTAAGTTTGTTGAAGACTATGAGTATTCATTTGGTTTAGGTGATCTTGATCAATACAATGGTCGTTTCTGCAAGACGCCAGAATATCCCAATGGCAGATATTGCTACTTTGTTACTATTGACACTACAGAAGATGGTAATCCAGTTTTCCCATATGTCTTAGGACCTAGTTTCAACTCTGTTGTTGACAAGTGGAATTTGGCAGCAACTGCATCTCAGCAGAATATTCCTGCTGGTGTTGTTCGCTATCGCGATCCTTATGAAAATGTTGATATTGACGTTGAGAGAGCACCAAATGCTTCGACAAACGCTCTGACCTTGGAGAATGGTGATATTCTTCTGTTTGAGATTGAAGACGAAGATAGAAGTGGTGTTATTGATCAAGTAGAGACTGATGATCCCGATCAGGTTTTTGAAGAGTCTCCTCTGCAACTCTTTGATTATTTCCCCAAAGTCAAACTCGATTCTAAAGTTGATATTGAAGTTGAAACGATTACCAAGTTTGAAGATGCATCTGTAACTGGATTTACGGTTGAAAACCCTGGAACATCCTATCAGGTTGATGATCGTTTGATCTTTGATAATACTGATACTGATGGAACTGGTGTTTCTGCTAGAATTTCTAGAATTAAAGGAGAAACAATTCAATCTTACACCTTCGAGAATATCAACGGTGATAACTTTGGTGTATTACAAACTAGTTCTCCTCACAACCTGATTGCAGGTGATACGGTGTTTATTGATTACACTCCTGTAATGAATAACACAAATAAGTCCTTTGTTGTTCGTCAATATAAAGGTATTGAGGAAATTGTAGTTGATCAAACTGGTTCTGGATATAATACTGATATTCCGCCTGAAATTACAATTGTTTCTAGAGACGGTAATGGTGAATCTGGTTCTCTGCAAGCAGTAGTAACTTCTGTTGGATCTATTGAGACTGTTAATATCTTGAATTCTGGTTCTGCATATACACAGAACCCTCGTGTTATCTTATCGCACCCTCAGGTATTCAAGAAGGCAGATTACTATGTTTCTAAATTAGAAAACCAGAACTACGTTAAAGTTAATGACGTATTCGTAAACGATGCGAAAGAAGTTTACGTTTGTGGTAAAACGAAAGATTCTTCTGATAACACAGTCGCTTTCATTGCAAAACTGTCTGCAACTGGTGTTAAAGAGTGGGAAAAAACGTTGGAGAGCACCGATGGCACTTATTACACCGAGTTTGAAAGACTTTATATTGATGGTCATAATATTTGGGTTGTTGGTCATAATAGACCCAACAGCACTCTTCTGGATTCCTACAATCCTGATGTAATCCTTGCTAAGTATACTGAAGCGGATAATGGATTGAGTGCTGCTCTTACCTTCCAAAAAGGATATGCTGGTATCTCTGGTTCCACTCGTGAAGACTATGTAACTGCTATTCAAAAGTTCTCTGATACCAGATTTATCATTGGTGGATATACTAATACCAACTCTGGTAATCCTTATGATGGATATCTGGCATTGATTGACACTACTGGTAATTTTGCTGTTAAGAGAAAACTTGCATCTTCTTCTAAATCTGAAAAGATTACCGACCTGGTTGTTAAAGGTGACGATGTTTATTTCTCTCTAGAAACTGCAACATCGTATAATGCTACTGCAGTAAACGCTTCTTTTGGTAAAGCAACTGTTGGAACAAGTGTTATCACCGTTGCATGGATTAAGGAATATAGTAATACTCTGTATTCTTTCCTCAACACCAGTCTGGATATTGATGAGTTTGATGAACTGTATATTTCTGCTACTCTGAGACTTAAGTCTGATAATACTACTAAAGATAGTTTCTGGGTTGGTAAGGTAGATACTGACGGAGATTTTATTTGGAACTATCGCTATGTTGTTAGTGGTGGTAATATTTCAATGGCAGCTAAGTCTTCTATTGATATCTTTGGTGATCTTAACCTCACATTTGGTAAGACAGCAACAACAGATGGTCTGAAGACTGCTGAAACCGTCAAGATTGGTTATGATGGTAAGATCAAGAATCACACCACAAATCAATTTAATCTGAAGAATATTGAGGGTATTACTCCGTATTCAATTGATACTGATGATTCTGGAGATGTTCATATCTTTGGTCAAACATCTTGGAATAGAAATGAGTTTATCTTCCCGTTCACCACAGGTGCATCTCAGACTACAGATACTACTGGTCACTATACACCTACAATTATTCAAACTGGTGATTCTGTCAAGTTCCTTGGTGATACTGCTATTATTACTGGTTATCAAACTGCATCTCCTTCTTCTTGGGAAAATGGTGCAATCAAGTTTGCTGCTGCAGATCTTGGCACTAAGTTAGCTGATGATTGGACTTTAGAATTCATGCTGTATAAGAACAGTAGTGAATATAATGATTTCAGTCAATCTCAAGTAACTTTGGTTGCTATTGGTGATGCTGAAGAGGCTACTGGTGGCATTTGGATGTATTATGATCTCAGCAGTGGTCGTCTTGAACTGGTAGTTACAAATAACACTACTAAGATTAATTCTGCAGGATCTGCTTTGCAGTCTACCTTGACCACAATGTTTGCCGATGACACTTGGCAGTTCATTGGTTTGAAGAAAGAAGGAAATACCTTTACAGCATATGTAAATGGTATTCAGGCATTTACGGGAACTGTTGCAAACACTGCTCTTGGAAATAAAGATCTGCATATTGGTAACATTCCTGGTAGATCTACAACTATTGGTCAGTTCCGTCAAAATGAACAACTTCAAGCAACAATTGATAATTTACGTCTGAGAAATAGAGCAGTAACTCCTACAGTTCCTTCGGATGTCACTGCATTCCCGACTGCAGATGATTTTGGTCTTACCTTTGATTGGGTTGATGATGCATTCTTTACAACTTATCTGAATCAGTATGATTATATTGATTATGTTGGTTGGGGTCTGAAAGTAGATAAGAATGCTGATGCTGCTAGAATTGGCACTCAGACACTACAAACTAATACTCAGGTTGGATTTATTCGTGCTTCTGTCAGTGCTGTAACTGGTTCTGCCTTAACTATGGCAAGCACTGGTTTTGCTCTTGGTGAAGCTGGATTCCAGTCTCTTGACTTTGATGATGCTACGACAACCATGTCACAGGACACTGAGTCCTTGACTTATACTCAAGATGTTTGGAGTTCTAGAACGGCAACTGTTCCTTCTCCTGGATCTCAGAAACTGAAGGTTACTGCAGTTGTCAAGGACAGATATTACTTTAAAGTTACTCCTACCCTGAAAATTGACAACGTTCAAGAACTCACAATTAATCAGTCGTTCAGATTTACTACTGGCACAAAACTTGTTCTCAACAATGATGCTGGATCATTTGTAAACTCTGGTTATATTGTGAATCAAGATACTGCCAATAACAAGGTATATCTTGCTATTAATAACAATGCTTGGAGTAATGATCTGAACACAGGTCTGTTAGCAACAGAACAATTCAGTGAACAGAGTAGTTTTGGTATTGTTGGTCCTATTCCTAATGATATCAACGAAATCGTTGGATTTACTTTTGCTGAAGTTACTAACACAACTCCTGGCACGTTTGATATTGATATGAATGATTACAATCATCCTGAGGGTGGTAGTAATAACTTAGATGAACTCGCCAAGTTCAAACCTCATAGTGATGAGGACTATTCGGTAAGAATTGATGAAGTTTCTGGATCTTCTGCATTCATTGTTGGTTCAGTTGTATTCATTACTGCTGCTGATATTTCTTTTAATGCTGCTAGAACAACATGTCAAATTACTAACCTGACTGGTGTTCTTAAGATCACTTTGGTTGCAACGTTACAGAAGAAACTGCAGGTAACTGCGGTCGCTAACAGTGATGAAGTTTATGTAATTACACAAAATAGTCATTACTTATCTGCTGGTGAGATGCTGTTTATTGATGGTAACCCATCAGAAGAAATTGGCGGAATTACTTATGATGAATATGACGGTTCTTTCCCTGTAGAAAGAGTAATTAGTAACAAAGAATTTGTATATAAACTCCCTCAGGCAGCAGTTGCATCTCCTGCTGCATCTGCTGGTGATGTCAATATCTTTGTTAAGTCTCCCGTTATCAAAATGTATAACGGTCACCAATATTTGTTTGATCTAAGTCACTCTTCGATGCTTGGTGGTAATTTGTCTTTCTCGAAAGACAATCTGTATAAACTGGAGTATTCTTTCAACTCTATTGAACGTGTTGGAACACCTGGTGTAACTGGTGAAGGTGTTCCTAATCCTACAGTTAAACTGAAGGTTGATAAGAGTATTGTTACTAATATCTCTTATTACTTTGATCCTTCTAGAACTGGTGCTGATTCACCTGTTATCTCAGGCAGTTACTTAGATGTTACGGATTCTCCTTATCTGGGAACATTCTTGCTCAGTTCAGTTTCTGGTGCTACGATTACTCGCGGTGCAGATACATTTAAGTTCGCTCTGTTGAATGAACCTGAGGGTAATGCTGATGTAAGTAAGGCTTCTTATACTACAAGTTCTAAGAAAGCAGTTGGATCGATTGGTGATGTTCGCATTGTTAATCCAGGTGGTTTCTATACCCGACTTCCCGTTGTTACCAATATTCAATCTACTCGTCAAATTGAAAGAGTTCAGATTAATGAACCTGGCACGGAATATGCGGTAGGTGTATACAATGGTGTTCCTATTGGTGGTAATGGTGAAGGTGGTTTAGTTCAAATTACAGTTGCTGATGGAACTGATTCTGAGGGTGTAAGTATTCCTGGTCAGATTCAATCTGTTGTTGTTACTTCTCCTGGTAAAGGATATACAACTGCAACTATTGATATTGAAGCAATCGATGGTATTCTAGGTGCAGGTCTCACTGGATCTGGTGCAGAATTAGAAGTTGTTATTCCTCCCTTTGGTTCAGGAGCATCTATCTTTACTAAGGGCGATAAAGTTGGTAAAATCAAGAAACTGAAGAACAATAACTTCGGTTATGATTATCCTCATGATTACACACTGCGTCCTGAGATTACATTCCCGATCAACGCACAGTTAACTTCTACCAGTATTTTGAGTAGTATTACGGTTACTAATCCTGGTTCTGGTTATTCTCAAGCACCTGCAGTTGTTATCTCTGGTGGCGGTGGCACAGGTGCGGTTGCTGAAGCATCTATTAGAAATGGTCGTCTCGATCAAATTGTTGTTAAAGATCCTGGTGCTGGATATTCTTCTACACCAGCAGTTAATTTGAAGTCTTCTTTCAACTATGTTGTTAACGTTGACTTAGGTCTTCTTCAGTTTGCTTTCCCGCATGGTATTACAAATGGTGCAGAGGTAACTGTAACAGTCACTGACACTGGATCGGGTGCAGATTTCCCACTTGCTGCTGGTGCTATTGGTCGTTTGAATGCGAGCACCACATATTATGCAATTGCTGGAACTGCTAATTCTCTGGAAGATGATCAGTTGAAACTTGCTATTACTTCTGCTAACGCAGAACTTGGTGATGCTATTAGTTTCGTTAACGCTGGTGAGGGTAGACAATCTGTATTGACCGAATCTTTCGGTGGTGCTGCTACTGCAAACGTTGAAACCTCCACCTTCTTAGAAGGTGAACTTGTTTATCAAGGTGATTCTCTTGAGACTGCAACTGCTCAAGGTTATGTTTCTACAAACGCTGGTTGGCAAGTTGGTCCTAGAGTTCTTAAGATTGTTGACTACACTGGTGACTTCGCTGAAGGTCAGAGAGTAACTGGTGTTATCTCTAAATCTTCAGGCACCATCAGCGATTTGAATATCGCTAAAGGTGTTCTTGAGATTGGATCTATTACTAAGACCACAGGTCAATTTATCGATGATGTTGGTAAACCCTCTGAAATTATTCAGAAGATTCAAGACTCCTACTATTATCAGGACTTCTCCTACGCAATTAAGTCTGCAGTTTCTATTGGCGAGTGGAAAGATATTCTTATCAAGAATGTTCACCCTGCATCGTTCAAAGTCTTTGGTGAACTTAACCTTTCTGATTATGGTGCAATTCCCAATAAAGAGACTGATTTCCAATTAACAAAATCTGTTGAACTTGCAAGAGAAGCAATTGTCCCCAATATTCAAAGTTTTGCACTGGTTGAACCAATTTATTCTGAGTTCAATAATACTGAAGTTCTGTTCCGTCAGAAGAGACTGACTTCTTCAGAGAACATCTTAACTTCGGTTGTTCAGAGACTTGATGATATTTCTAATCTCTTCGATGGTGTAAGAATTTCTTTCCCTCTGACCGTTGACGGAGATAACGTTGTTGCTAACGCTAATCAGTTAATGATTGTTCTGAATGGTATTGTTCAGAACCCAGAGACTTCGTTTGAAATTCAAGGTGACTCTATTGTATTTGCTGAAGCACCTCAACCTCCTGCAAGTGTTAAGTATGTCAATGTGAATGTAAATCAAGTTTCTACTGTTGATGTAACTTTCAATAACATTAGTGGTATTTTCCCAATTAGAGGTAATACTTTGGTTGGAACGGTTTCTGGTGCAAGATTGACTGTTACTACTCAAGTTGGTAACACAGTCTCTGGTTTCATTACTCAAGGCACTTTTATTACAGGTGAATTGGCAACTGTTAGTGCAACAGGATTTGCTTCTAACGTCGCTACTGTTACTCCTGTAACAAATCTGGGTCTCTTTGAATTTGGTGAAACTGTCACTAACTTGGAAGGTAACACTGCTAAGGTTGAGCAAATCAACCTTGCAACGGGTCAAGAAACACCTCTGGCACAGTTGCGTTATACCATTGGTCCCGCTTCTACATCTGTTGAGGTAGTTACTTATAAGACTGATAATACAGTTGCTGATGCACCTGTTGCAGATGGCACTTTCCAAGCAAGTCAAAACTATCAGTTTGGTTCTGAGATCTTTACAGTGACTAATGTTACTACTGGCACAGAATCAACAACTCTTACTGTTACGAGAGGTCAAGCAGGAACTGCTGCAGTTGGACATCAGGAAGACGTTCCCGTATACGGAACTACTATTAGTGTTACCAACACTCTGACCTTAAGTAAGACTGCTGGAACATATCAGTCCACTCCTGGTCTGTTTGATATTCAATTAAATGATTATATTATTGGTGCTAGATCTGGAGTTGTTTCTCAGATTACTGCAACTTCTGCATATCAAGATCCTACAACTAATCAATTCATTAGTCAGGTCAATATTTCTGAAGGATCTTCGTTCTTTGGTCTTCTGTTTAATAGAATTACATCTCAGACTTATCCAAACGTTGTTATTGATGATATTGCTGCTTCTCAAGTTAGCATTGTTCAGTTTGCTGATAATTCCACTGCGTTCAATACACAGTTCCCTGCAAACGAGCAGATTAATAATTATGTAATTCCTTACAATAATCTTGTAAGTGGTCCGTTACAACAGGACGAAGTTATTCGTAATTACAAACTTGATTATGGTAATAACAGTGGTGATTTCACTGTAGGTGAAACTGCAAATGTTAGAAAACTCACTTTTACTGATAGTGTTGGTGATGGTTTCTTCCAAGCAGGTCAAGTAATTAGAACTACTGATACAAAAGCAGAAGTTGTTGGTTACAACCAAGCAAGAAAAACCTTATATCTTGGTAAGATTGGTAGAACTCAATCCACTGGTCAAGACTATCATGATGTAACATTTACTAATGCTACAATTAATACTTACAATAAAAAGTATGGCACAGGTTGCCTGGCACTTTCTCCTGGAACTTCAGCGCATACATTTGTAAGTGGTGTTACTGATGCAATTACCGCAGGTGGTGGTGCTACAGGAACATTTACTGCTGCTACTGGAACCACATATGATCCCTTCTCGGGTCTTATGGTTCTTGAGATTGGATCACACTCTCTCACTACTAGTAATACGGTAACAATTACTGATGATGGTGTTGTATTTACTTGTGCACAAGATAATAATACATCCAATAAAGCATACCCCCGTTCTACTGACCCTGCGTCTGGTTCGGCGCTTTCTATCACTGCTACAACCGCCACAACAATTACTGTAAACGTTGGTGCAGTTCCTGTTGATGAATATGTAGATATCGCTACTTCTACTGAGTTTGGGTTTGGAACTGATGCATATACTATTGAGTGTTGGATTAAACCTAACTCGATTGCTGCTGGAAGTAAAGCAATCTTTGATATGAGAACTGGTGCTACACAAGTTTCTGCGTATCTGTATCTTGACGGTGCAAACCTCAAGTATTATGTGAATGGTAGTGTTGTTATTACTGGTGCTACTAACTTGGTTGCTAATACTTGGTATCATGTAGCAATCTCTAGAACTTCTACAACCACTAAAATGTTCCTTGATGGAACGCAAGAAGGTAGTGATTTCTCTGATGGCGGTAACTATGGTTCTACCAAACCAGTTAGAATTGGTGCTGCATTTGATGCTTCTGCCGATTTCCCTGGATACATTGATGAATTTAGAATCTCTAATAGTGGTCGTTATACAAATACCTTTACCGCACCTGTTGGTATATTCCAAGGTGATGCAAATACAAAACTGTTACTTCACTTTGATGGCACTTATGGTCAAACTTGGACGGAAGACTGGTCTGGTGTTGAGGCATTCACCAAAGGTGAAGAATTCAATAATGGTGCAATTCTTGCAACCTCTAGAGTAACTGGTGCTCCCGCTGGTTTTGCTGGAAAGTCTCAAAGATATTATGATGCAGCAAATCTTATTGAAAGTAATAAGGACTTTATTGCGAAAGAAGCGGTTCATGCATTAACTGTTCAATATCCTAGTTTGGTTATTCCTGGTGGTAACGTTAACTGTGAAGATGATATTCGTGATATTCTTGGTGCATTGATTCAGGACTTGCGTAATGGATCTAACAATCATATCTGGGATGCTTCGGCACTTTATGTTGATAGAACTACTAATCCTATCAGTCTGAATCATGTTGAAACTGAAATTACTGAAACTATCTGGGCATACAATAAAGTTGATGAAATTCTTCAATACATCATCAACAATGTTCTTTGGACTGTTGCAGGTAGTCATGGATTAACTCAGGCAACTGATACTACTATCACTGATGCATCTAATCCATCTTATACCACATTCAATGCAACTGGTGCTACCTATGATCCTGCGACTGGTGATCTTGTTATCACTATTGGAACTCACTCTCTGACAACATCCTCTAGAATCAAACTGCTTACTGGTGGTATTACATTCACTTGCACAAAGGATGGTAATGATCGTCCTACTGCATATCCTCGTGCTACTGATCCTGCTGCTAACGCCGTTCTTGCAGTTACCGCTGTTAGTGGAACAACGATTACAGTTAATGTAGGTGCATCGGGTGCTAATGATCAATATGCTCACACTTATGTAAGTTCTCTTCAGAATGTTGTCACGGTTCTTGATTATTCCTTGACTGACTGTGCTGATGTATACACTACAATCAATAATCTGGTTGATATTCTGACAGATACGCTCACTCAAGCAAATGCTGGAACACCTGTTGATCATTTAGCAACCGTTACTAAGGTTTTACCTGCTATTGAATTTGCTGGTGGAACAGTGAATGCTTTTGGTGATACTACTTTTGATATCACATATGAGGACACTACTAACGATATTGCTTATACCAATCAAATTGATCTTGATGCTCAATATAGATTCCGTGATGCTGCTAATTTGATTCGTGCAAACCGTGGTGTTATTGTTGATAAAGCAGCTTATGATATGCTCACCAGATATCCTGATCTTGCACAGGATATGCCTAGAAATGATAATGGTGGTAGCACTGACGGAACCTTACGCTGTAAGACTGATTTAGGTTTGATTTTGGATGGTCTTGCAGAAGATATTGAAAATGGTGGAAACTTAGAGACTGTGACTGCTGCTAAATTCTACATTGGTGGTTCTGGTGAACTGCTGCATATTCGTCTTCAGGTTCATCAATCCGTTTACGCTCATGAACGTCTTGGATATTATGCTAAGCAAGCAATTACAGGCGATCTGACTTATGATAATACTGATAATATTATTGTTGGTGACTGGGGCATTACAAATGATCCTGGTAACTGCGCTAATGTTCAGACTGCAATTGATACACTGGTTACAACTATCAATGATATCATTGCGCCGACAGGTGAAGATTTCAACATTGCTGCAGATAGATTATATTTCAACAGACAATATCTTGCTGAAGAAGCTACAGGTCTGACTACAGCAGAGTTTACTTATACTCTCAATGGTATTAATTATTCTGCATTCACTTATCCTGGATCTACAGGTGAAGCAACCTGCCAAAGAGATCTCAAACTCATCATTCTTGCTATTATTTCCGACCTTCAAACAGGTGGTAATAATAGCACGGTTGCTGCTGCAGAAACTTACCTGACTGCTGCCCTTCAATTAAATCATGTTGAAGATGAAATTTTGGCAACTGTTTATGCGATCGAAAGAGTGAAGGTCGTTGGTGAGTTTGCTCTGAAAAATGGTCTTCTCGACAGTCAGGCAACTCCTGGTTCGGGTCAATATGCAGCACAACACACAACTAGAACTCCGTATACTGATTCTGAATCTCCTACGAATATTAACGAAGTTATCTATCGTTTTAGAGATCTGGTTGATATTGTAATTGATGTTCTGGCACCTGGTGGTGATATTGCTAGAAGCGCATCTAAGAATGTTCTTTATAATGCAAACTATTATAAGGATGAAATCAGCAACTTAGTTAATGCTCAATTTGGTGCATCTGCTTGGACCTATAACTCTTTCATTGACGAGTTGATCAATAATATCGTTCATGATTCGGTAACTTCTGATCTGACCGCTAAGAGAAACGCATATACAATTACTCTGAGTGCTTCTACTGGAACGTTCGCTGTCGGTGAAACGGTAACATCTAGTGGTGGTGGAACAGCAACCGTTCTTGAATGGGATGCTGAAGATGAAATCCTTTATGTTGGTGCATTCACTGGCACTGCATGGGTAGCAGCGGACACTCTGACTGCTCCTTCTACAGCAACAGGAACTATCGCTAGTAGCGGTGTAAGTTCTGTTTATGACTGGTATACTTCACCCACCAACGTTGAAACTCTTGCATCTGCTAGACTGATCACATCGAATATTGCAGGTCAAGTATCAGGAACTAATTTGTTCACTAACCCTGAAGCGTTTGCTGCTAACTGGCAAGTAAATTCTCTTGGTGGAACCGATTCTCTTCTGATTACTAACAATGATATTGCTGGTCCAGATGCAACAGTAACAGCAGAAAAATTCTATGCTGCTAATAATAATGGTGGTGTTCATGATACTTTCAGAGATTACAGTCTGACCGCGTTTGAAACGTTTGACACAGACACTGTTAAATTTGATAGTGGCACAGAAACATTTGATACTGGTGTTGCGGGCGTAGAAGATCAAACCTTCACTGCCTCTATCTTCTTTAAGGCAGCAGGTTCTGGTTCTATCAGATTCCAACTTCAACTTGATCCTGGAACTGCAGGTGAACAGAATATCTTCTTCGATCTCAACCTTTCTAGCGGCACAACAGGAACATTGTTCCGTCCTGAGGGTGGTATGAGTGGTGATGCGTTTGGTGCAATTCCTTACGGTGATGGTTGGTATAGAGCATTTATCACGACAACTTTCTCCTTCGGTTTCTCTACGCTTAGAACTCGTGTTATTGTTAACTCTGCTGGCGGCGCAAGCAGTTGGACTGGTAATGGTAGCACTGGTGCATACTTCTGGGGTGCAAAACTCAATAAGGGTGCCCTAGATCCCTATACTGCAGTTAGCGGCGAGATTTTCTATGCAGATACAGAGTTCAATATCAAGAACTATGCAATTGATTTGTTAGAAGGTTATATGAGTCAAGCACTCGATAATACTTTGACATCACCTTCGCCCAATGCTGGTTTCTATAGTTTCTATGATTCTACTGCAGCATCTGACTATACTAAGGCATCCTTCATGCGTTTGGTCAGATATAGTCTGAACATCATTCGTGAGCAACTTAGTGTTGATAGTTACTACACAACAATCACAACTGTTAATGGTATTAGTGTTCCCGCTAAGACTTACGGAACCAGAGATATTCCTGTCGGACTTGCTGGTGGTCTGAATACTGCAGATTATATCTACGGTCTGACTAGTGACAGTTATGCTGAACTTGAAGTTCTTACTGAAAATAAAGGTAAAATTGTTCAACTCTATCAAAGATTCCGTATTGACGGTGATATCACAGATGGACCTTTCACAATGGGTGAAACTGTTGCTAAACAGGGTGCTCCTTCTATCACTGGTGTTGTATACGGTTTCCATGAAGATGCTAACTACAAGTATCTGGATGTTCGTATCACCGCTGGTCCTTGGGCAGTCACTGATACTATTGTTGGTGGAGAAAATTCTACATCTGCACAAATTAGTGCAATTGAAGATAGAATTCACATTATCGATCTTAAGGGTGGATTCAGTGCAAGTGTCCCATTCAAGGGGTATACTTCTGGCGCAACTGCAACACCTACTTCTTTCATTAAGACTGAGGCAGCAGTTACTAACAACAGCGGTGGAACCTTGACGGTTGATACAGAAACCTTATTGGGAACATTTGAAGTTAACTCGGTTGTCTATCCTGAATCTTCTAGACAATATATTGATGTTGCGAAGTTCTCTGGTCTTGATATTGCAGTTGGTGATAGAATTGCTTCTACTGGATACAAGCGATTTGGTATTTCAATCATCAATGGTCTGAATACTTTTACTGAAGGTAATCGTATCTACAAGGTTGTTTCTGGAACACAAGATTCTTCAACATACGGTATCATTACTGATGTAGATCTTGATAACAACTTCATTTATGTTCAAGAGTATCAAGGATCCTTCACGCAGGGTGACACAATCGGTGACTATGGTGTTGCAGAAACCTTCCCTGTAGGTTATGCATCTATCTCAACAATCGTTACTACCGCTGGCGCTGCAGCAGCACTTGTTCAGGATATTCGTGACGTTGGTCTTAATAAGAGACTGTATCTTAGTGATATTTCTGGAACATTTGATGAGAAAGATGGTATCAAGGGACCTGATAGTTATGGTTCTGTGGTCTTGGATATTGTTGATCTCAAGGCGCGTGTTAAGCGTGCTTTCCGAGGATTTGATGGTGTTCAAACTACCTTCCCGCTAACTATCGAGAATGGCACTTCATATCTGCCCGATCCTGCTGGTCACTTGTTAGTCTTCGTCAATGGTATCTTACAACCACCTGGTGCTACTAACGCATATACGGCATTCTCTAATCAGATTCAGTTCACTGAAGCACCTGATCTGGGAGCATCATTTACTGCATTCTATGTTGGTAAACTGAGACAACTCGATGATATTTCGTTTGAGTTTGACTCCTTGCGTCAATCCTTCAACCTGAAGCGTAATGATGTATTCTACTCATTGACACTGACTGATGGTGTTCAATCTAGCACTATCAGACCTGAGAACAACATTATTGTTTCTCTCAATGGTGTTATTCAGGAACCTGGTGTTGGTTTCGAGATTGTTGGTTCTAGAATTATCTTCTCTGAAATTCCTAGATTCGGATCTACATTTGTTGCCTTCTCTTACGTTGGTTCTGAGGCAGACGTTGATGCTGCTGAGGTTGTTCCTCCGATCGAACCTGGTGATTTCATTGATATCCAAGGTGAGACTTCAGATCGTGAAGTTGCGGTTATCGAATCTTCAAACTCCTTGATCACATTTGATTATCTTGGATCTGTATTTGGACAAGGTGCTCAAGGTCAAGCAGTTCTAACTTCTGGAACTATTAAGAAAGTTCAGGTAACTGGTGGTGGATCTGGTTATACCTCTAGACCCACTGTTAGACTCGACTCTATCTCTGGTTTTGATGGAAACGTTAAAGCATTGGTTGGTGTCGCGGGCGTTGAAATGCAGACTTCTGGTTCTGGATATCAAAATCCTGGAGTTGATGTAGAAACTGTCGTTCCTGATGACTGGACTGCACCAGATCTTTCTCAATACGGAGAAGAACTAGTAGATCCAGAACTCTGATAAATAACTAAAAATCGTAGCGAGTAATGGCTAAACAATCACTCGGTCTTGGAACCGCTGCTAATGATAATACTGGTGATACTCTTCGTGCTGGCGGCGATAAGATCAATGACAACTTTAATGAAATTTATGGTGCCATTGGTAACGGCACGAACCTCTCCATTAGTTTAACTAACCCTGCTAATGGACAGGTTCTTCGTTACAATGGAACGTCTTTCATACCATCTGATTATAGTAATCTAACGTCTGCCTTAGATGTTAATGGAAACTCGATTGTTTCCTCATCAAATGGTAATATTGCGTTGAACCCCAACGGAACGGGTGACGTTTTAATACAGGTTGGGAGCACTACTCACACTTTTGATGGTGCTACGGGAACAGCAGATTTTCCCTCAGCAATTAAGTATAAGAATGAATATGATGCATTAGGATCTGCTCCTGCTGCAGCAACTTATCCTGGATATTTCTTCACTGTTGATGGTGATGATAAACCGTATGTAAACATTAATATCACTGCTGGTGGTGTTGGTGATACTAGAGCATCTCTCCTGACTCAGTATTCTGGTATTGATGCCTTAGCAGATGTAGATACTACGACAGTAGCACCTACATCAAACCAAATCCTCAAGTGGAACGGATCTAATTGGACACCTGCGGATGAAACTGGTGGTGGTGGCGCTGCAACACAAAATATTTTTGCATCGGTTGCTGGTGATACAGGATCCACAACAGCAGATAGCACTAGTGATACGTTAACAATTGCTGGTGGAACAAATATTACAACTGCAGTTAGTGGAGATACTCTTACAGTTAACTTCAGTGGAACACTCACAACAACTCTAGCTGCTCTTACTGATACTGACGTTTCTGGTATCGTTCAGGGCGATTCATTATTCTATAATGGCACGAACTGGGTTCCTGTTCGTAGTCCTATCACTTGGTGGGAACTTACTGCACCTGATGCATCTGGTTACAACTTCACTGGACCAGGTTTTGCTGCAGCAACTGCAGATCCTGACCTATATGTGATGAGAGGAATGACATATGCATTTGATAACACTACAGGTGGTGCTCACCCCTTTAGAATTCAAAGCACTCAGGGTTTAAGTGGAACTCCGTATACCACAGGTCAAACTGGTAGCGGCACTACTGTTTTGTATTGGACTGTTCCTATGAACGCTCCTAGCACACTGTATTACCAGTGCACAATCCATGCTGCAATGCAAGGTCAAATCAACGTTGTAAGTTAATAAATGACAAGAACAGTTCCTGGATCTGGTGCCGTTATTGAGCCAATTTTTGACGAAGTATTTGGTGTTCGAGCGGTAGAAGTAACAAATGGAGGATCAGGTTACTCCGTTAGTGATCCCCCGCGTCTAACAATAACTGGGTGTGGCACTCCTGAAGTTGAAGCACTATTATATCCAATCATTGATTCAGATTCTGGTCGTATTATTCACGTCCGTGTTTTGGAAAGAGGAAGGGGATATGATCCTCTTAGACTACAGATTATCCCTGAGCAAGAAACTCCCAATGTAGTCACATCATTTGATATCAATCGAATTTGGCAGTCGCACCCCAATTCACAAACCGTTGGATCGTTTACAGGAACTACTGATAGACTTCGTATACAATCTGATAATCACCCTAAACCCACTTGGACTCAGGCAGAAGCAGCACCTGGTGGTGGTCCTTTAATTGATAGATCTTTTGATCAAACATTTGTTTATAGGGGTGGTAAGGATGTTCCTAATCCTGGTGAGCGTGCGGAACAAACGGATAAAGTCACAGGTATTTTAATAAACGGTGGGTTGTTACACACTCCTGAATGGGGTGTTGATGGTAATGTTGTTCCTGGTCATCAAATTGATACAGTAAAATATGATTATGTAAAAAATGCTGATCAATATGACGCAGTAACTGAAGGTAATGTTAGATATTATCAGTCAAACAAAGTAATTGATGAGTTTGAACTGACTAATGGTGTTTTTGACACAGGTAATTTGGAAGTTTTTACCTGGAATGTCAAGGTAGAACTTGATAATATTATGTTGAATGTTACTGATGTTGATGAAACATTGGGATCAGTTGAAGTTGGTAGAATTGTTGATGAAGTTCAGGGTAATGCTAGAGGCACAATTGCTAAGGTTGTTAGAAATTCTCAAAATGTAGTTACTAGAGTATATCTTAGATTAGTTTCTACAGGTGCATCTTTTTCTGAGAATGACGTATGTTTGGGATCAAATGGATTTAACTTCACTATTAGTGGTGAACCTAGAACTTTCCCGACTGGTATTTTCTATATTGATTTTGGTCCAGAAGCAGAAGAGTTTGGACCTTTTGTTCCTGGACAGTATTACTTCGCACCTGAAAATATTCAGGTTCAAAGAAATTATCTGATTATTTGGAATCAATCTGATTCTAGTAATTCACAGGGGACTCTTGGTCATCCAATGCGTTTTAGCACAACTCAAGATGGACCTCTGAATCAGAATCCTGGAACTCTGTATTATAAGAGCACTGGTGTAACTGAGGCACCTGCTGCTGATTATGAAAATCCATATCGAGCGATTTTCATCATGAATGCAGATGAGTCTGCACGCATTTATTATCATTGTGCTCATCACAGATATATGTCTGGATTTGAGGGTGATGAAGGATATATGATCTTCAATCCAGAACTTGAAGACGAAGAACCCGAAAATAATTATTACGTTAGAAATTTCTATCAATCGGATGCAAATGATCCTAATACGATTGATAGATCACGTCATACTGATGGGCACTCCAAAATTCTTGGTATGTCTTTTGACGGTTATCCGATTTATGGACCGTATGGATATAACTCTAGTGGTGCTGCTGCTAGAGAAGTATCATCTTATAGACTTAGAACTACAACAGAATTAGCTGGTAATAGACCACAAGTCAATACTATAAGCACTGTCACTTATGCAGTCACTATTGCTAATGGTCAATTCCAGTTCGATGGATCACGTCCAGCATTCTTAGAACTCAATAGAGGAAAGACTTACATTTTCAATCAGACTGATGCGTCTAATGATAGTCAGATGCTTCTGATTGGCACTTCTGATGATGGATGGCATGGTATTGATCCTGTTATTATCGGAAATACTGCTAATTTATTTGCTGGTAGTGGTGTTGATTATCGTATTGATGGGTCTTCAGTTTCATATCAGGCATATTTGTCTGGATTCAATTTAGCAACTACTCGTGAGATCAGATTTACTGTTCCTGTTGATGCTCCTGCAGCTCTGTATTTGTTTGCATATACTTCAGCAGGTCTTGGTCTCAGAACAGTTCAGGAAGGTTATGTTCTTGGAGATTTAGTTGGTGATTACATTTATGATTCTAGTGTGGGAACACTGGATGAATATAATGGTAAGTTTGATGTAACACCAGACTATCCTAATGGCACTTATGCATATTACATGACTGAGGATGGTAGTGGTGATCCTGCTTATCCTTATGCGATTGGTCCGAAATATTATGGTGTTCCTTTATTTGAAGGTGATACTGTTCCTTCTTTACCTGAAGTATTCCCATCACTAGCAACTGGTGATGTCATCTTGAATACTGATGGCACAGTTTCTTACATCAAGATGACTAAGAAAGGCGATAATTATTTTGGTTCTGCAAAAGCAAAAATTCTTGGTGGACAAGGAACTGGAGCAACAGGAACACCTATTGTTCAAACAGTCACTGGTTTGTCTCTTGTCGGAGAAGGTAGAGAATATGCAACTCCACCAACTCTTATTTTTGAAGGTGGTGGTGGACAAGGTGCTCAAGGTGCTGCTGAAATTGACACTCTTGGTAAAGTTACCTCTATTAACGTTGTAGACGATGGTGAGTTTTATCAAGAACCCCCATATATTTTAATTACTGGTGGCGGCGGTATTGGTGCTAAAGCCGTAGCAACAGTTGATCAAGGTGCTGTTACAGGAATTACTGTTACTGATCCTGGTCAAGGATATACAACTCCACCAAATATTATCTTTACTAAGTTAGTAAACCTTAAGCGTAAGGCGAGTGCTCGTCAAGCACTAAACTCGACTACAATTTATCTCACAGGTCTGGCTAAGAATGTTGGTGCATCTGATTCAGAGATTTTTGTAGATTCTACAGATGCTTTCCCTGGTTCGGGCACAATCATTCTGAATACAGAAACAATTAATTATACTTCCAAATCTACAGGTAAGTTTTCTGGTCTTACCAGAGGTGTTAACTTTAACTATGATCAGCGTGTTATCTTAGATGATGGTCAAAATGATGCTTCTGGCGCTTCAACTTATAAATTCAATGTTGGTGACCGAGTAATTCGTAGAGTTGAAAACCAGAATAACAAGATTGCTAAAGTATATGACTGGAATCCTAATACTAGAGAACTTCTGGTTGTCTTTGAAGTTGATGAATTAGCATTTATTGATGGTGGTAGACCCTCAACCGAAGATGCTATCGTTCAGTTTGATGCTGGCGTTGCTGCAAGTTCTGGAGCAGGAGTTCTTCCTCACGTTACTGAAGCAAACGTAGGAAGTTCGATTACAACTTTGACAGTTCCTATCGGAACTATTGCTGATACTAGATTTGAAGATAATGATGAACAAGATGGCGCTGGTGATGGTATTGCTGATCTGGTAAATACTGGAACAGACTTTGAAAACCAAATCAATCTTGATGGTGGTATCTTCAGTTCTCTCTATGGTATTGAAGAAACTCAAGGTGGACAAAACACCACTCTATTCCAAGTTGGCGATAGTATTAAAGATGGTAGCATTCCGTTCAAATTTGCCACTGTATCTACTGCTGGTGCACTGAGTGATGGTGTTGAACATAATGCATCTATGAAGATTTTCTTAGATGCTGCAAATGCTAATGGTCAAAACTTTAGTGTTAATGAAATCGTTACTGGTTCTGTTTCTGGTGTTCGTGGAACAGTTGTTTCTTGGGATGCTGCTGAAAGTTCAGTAATTGTTCAGGATGTTGTTCCATATAACACAGGAAATATTAACGTTGGTATTGCTGGTGTTCTGTATGAGTTCTCTCATAACAGCACAATCGTTGACTTCTTAGTTCAGCAAGCAGGAACAAACTATAGCGCAACTCCTACAGTTGCAATTGAAAATACTGGAGATATTCAGGCAACGGCAACTGTTAATATGACGACAGCAGGTGACCAGGTTGCATCACTTACTATTACAAATGGTGGATATGGAATTCCTCAAACTATTGATGGAACTTACAATCTTCACCCAACGGTTACATTTACTAATGATGCTGGAGATACAACAGGTTCTGGTGCTTCTGCACAAGCAATTCTTGGTGGAGAAGACTTGGTAGGAAACGGCGGTGCCCGTTATAGAATCAAGAGAATTGAGTATCAAGCAATCGTTCGTTCGTAACCTTCATAAATAAACAAGAGGACAATAATCCCTTAGGAAATGGCAGCTCTATTAACTGATCAATTTAGGATTTTTTCTGCGAAAAAATTCATTAAAGCACTGGAAGGTCCTGACGCAACCCAGAGTGATGACGCTGCAGGAGCGTCGCGAGACCGTGCATATTTGTTCATTGGAAGACCTCAATCTTGGGACAATGAAAACTCGCCTCCACAGGCAGTTGATTCATTTTCCGAGTTCTCAGGTTCTTACGATGATATGATTTCGCTAAAGCGAGTCTTAGCATCTGATACGGTTCAGGTGGTTCGTCGTATTGATTGGGTTTCTCCTGAAGAAACTACTGGTGGACTTGGTTTCACCTATGACATGTATCGTCATGATTATTCTCCTAGTAAAACCGCTGCCTCTGGTGCTACTAAACTATATGATTCTGACTTCTATGTTGTGAATTCACAATATCAGGTCTATAAGTGCATTTATAATGGAACTTCACCTTCCGATCCTAATGGTAAACCTTCTACAGTTGAGCCTACTGGCACTTCCACTAGCATCATTACTACTGGTGATGGATATCGTTGGAAATACATGTATACCATCCCTGTCGCATCAGTTCTTAAGTTTTTCTCCAACGATTACATGCCAGTCTTTACAAATGACTCGGTAAAAACAAATGCAGTTGCTGGCGAAATTGATACTGTTGTTATCAATGCTGCAGGTTCTGGTTATAACAACGGCACCTACGACAACGTTGCTATCAACGGTGATGGCACTGGTGGTCGTGTTTCTATCGTTGTTGACGGTGGTAAAATTATCTCAGCGACGGTAACTTCTGGTGGCACAGGATACACCTTCGGTAAGATTAGTGTTGATAGTGTCACAGGTATCGGCACAGGCACAGGTGGTCAGGTTGATGTTATCATTCCTCCTCCGAATGGTCATGGTGCAGATGCAGTTGTTGAACTTGGCGCTTTCCGTGTCATGATCAACGCAAAACTTTCATATGATGAGGGTGCTGGTGATTTCCCTATTGATAACGATTATCGTCGTATTGGTCTTATTACCAATCCGCTGAAGTTTGGAACAGAAGAACTTATTTCTGACTTGACAGTTTCTGCTACAAAGGCAGTTATTTTCTCTCCTACATTCCAAGGTAATTATGTGCCTGATGAAATTATCACTCAAACTAGAGTTGTTGGCGGAACCAACGTCACTGCTCGTGGTAGAGTCATTTCTTGGAATGCTACAACGAAAGTTCTGAAGTATTATCAGAACGCAGTTGATGGTATCTTCCCTGAAGTTACTGGAACACAGAATGAATTTGATGGTTCTAATGTCATCAATGGTGCAACTTCTGGTGCTGCTGGTCAACCAGATGTTAATTTCCCCGCCGTCCCGAACTCTTCTTCTAGAACAATCAACAATACCGAGTATGACTTGGGTATGAAGTTCAACAATGGATATTCAAAACCCGAAATTAAGTCAAACAGCGGTCAAGTTGTTTATATAGATAATAGAAGAGCAATCAGTCGTGCGAACGACCAGGTAGAAGATATTAAAATCGTAATCGAGTTCTAATGGCACAAAATACCAATTTAAACGTCACACCTTATTACGACGACTTCGATAAGGATAAGAATTTTTATCGAGTGCTGTTCCGCCCTGGATTCCCCATTCAGGCGAGGGAACTTACTACGATGCAGAGCGTCATGCAGAATCAGGTCGAGAACGTGGGTTCTCACCTATTCAAAGATGGTGCAATGGTTATCCCAGGTCAGGTAGGTTATGACCTGAATGTTGATGCCATCATGCTTCAGGAATCTTTCTTGGGTGCTGATGTTGAACAATATAGAACCCAGTTAGAAGGTAAAATCATCACTGGTTTGACCTCAGGTGTTAAGGCAAAGGTTCTATTTAGTATTTCGGAAGCGACTTCCGAAAAAGGTTATATTACACTTTACGTTAAATATATTGAGTCTGGTGGTGATACTCAGACCCAACAAACATTTACAAATAACGAGCAGTTGATCACCGATAAGGAGATCACCTTTGGAACAACTCTTATTGAGATTGGTTCTCCTTTTGCACAATTGCTGCCTACTGCTGCAATTCAAACAGGTTCTGCTGCTTATGTTCAAGAAGGTGTTTACTTTATCCGAGGGTTCTTTGTAGACGTTCCCTATCAGTATATCCTTCTCGATCAATATGGAACGTCCCCTGCATACAGAATTGGACTCGAAATTCTTGAGTCTATTATCACCCCAGAAGACGACCTTAGTCTTAACGATAACGCTGCTGGAACATCTAACTATGCTGCTCCTGGTGCTCATAGATTTAGAATCACAACCAATCTAATCAAAAAACTTCTTACCGACGAAGCAGATAAAGACTTTATCGAACTGCTTCGTATCAATGGTAATAAAATTGAAAAACTAGTTGATCGTAGCGCGTATGATGAACTAGAAAAGTCACTTGCTCTCAGAACATTTGAAGAGTCTGGTAACTATGTTGTTAATGATTTCCAGATCACCAATAGAGAAAACCTCAATGATGGTTTTAATAATGGTGTTTATGATTCTGGTGAGACAACAGCACAGGGCAATACTGCTACTAGCGAAAAGTATGCAGTTGAGTTTGGTCCTGGCACTGCATATGTAAGAGGTTACAGAATTAAAACTCTGTCTCCAAAGTATGTTGATCTTGATAAACCAAGATCTACTAATAGTGCTCAAAACACTATTATTCCGTTTGAACTTGGTAATTACTCAACCGTTGATAACGTTTATGGATTTTTAAACGTTTCTGGTTCTACAATTACCAATGCATATCAAACTTTAGAACTCCGTGATAGATTTACGGCAACACCTGGAGATGCTGTAGGTAATCTGATTGGATATGCTCGTGTTGCTTCTATTGAGCACGTCCAAGATCCAGATACCACATTTGGTAATACTGATGATAGATATCGTTTGCACGTCTTTGATGTGCAGATGTTTACTATTCTGAAATTGTCATCTAACCAAACAGTTGCTGCTGGTTCTGTCATCGTTGGTAAAACTTCTGGTGCTAGAGGTTTCATTGTAAATGCTGTTTCTAACGGTGATGATTTTGAACTCTATCAAGTAGAAGGTGAGTTCCAAAAAGGTGAAATGGTCACTGTTGATGGTCTTGATCAAGATACTATTGCCGAAACGTATACTTATCAATATTCGGATTCTCGTCAAGTTCTTTCTAGAGATGAAACTACAAATGCTGTAGAATTTACTTCTGATATTGTTTTGGATGATCTGGAGCAACTTCAGGGTGCAACATTTACTTATGATGCTACAGGTGGTTCCGAAGATATCACTGGTTTGAACTCTAACTTCTCTGCCGATCTTAGAGCAGGAGATAGAATTTATTTCAATAATACTCAATATGTTGATGTTGATTATGTAGATCCTACAAACCTTTCTTCTTCTAATCCTTCAACCATCTTCAACTTTGCAAATCAAACTGTTAATGTAACCCCTGGTGCTGGTGGTGCTGCTCCTAGTGCAGGAACATACACTGTTCTGATTCGTTATCGTGCCAAATTGAGTGAAACTAACGAAGCAACTTTGCTTGAGCAAATGCCTCGTCCTTATGTTAAGAGCATTTCTGACGAATCTATGATTGTCAGAAGAACTTTTGACGCACAAACTGTGGCTTCTAACTCTATCTCTATTACATTGCCAGAGAATGAGCAATTTGAAGCACTGTCTAATGCAAACTACACATTCACTGTTCTTGCAGGAACAAATGGCACTTACCCTGTAGGGGATCAAATTCCTATTGATACTACTACCAGTAGTAATCTGGGTTACACCACGTTTACATCTTCGGATAGAACTACTATCCAGATGGATAACCTTACGAATATTACTTCTGTAAAGGTTACTGCATCTATCTCTAAGAACGTAACTCAGAGGAAGACCAAATCTCCTCAGAAGATGTTTGTTCTGAAAGCAAACAAAACTATTAATAATCTTGATAAACAGAATTATGGTTTAGCATATTCTGGTCTGTATGGCACAAGAATTCAAGATAGAGATCTTTCTTTAGGTCTTGCAGATGCATATAAGATTCATGCTGTATATGAATCTCTGGATGATAATGATCCAGTCATTCCTTCGATTACTTTAGTTGAACCTACCTTCTTTGCTACAGGAACTATTGTTACTGGTAAGACATCTAAGGCAAGAGCAAGAGTTGTAGATTTCAACTCCAGTAGCTTAAAACTGACAATTGTTTACTTGACGGGTGAATTTATTACTGGTGAAACTGTAGAAGGTAAAGATAGTAATGACACTAATATTAGTGGTATTATTAACGACTCTGAGGGATCTATTATTAAAGGATCTAAAGTCATTACAGATCGCTATGATCTGATTTCTGGTCAGACCGATTTCATTTATGGTGTTTCTAGAATTGTTCGTAGAAGTGGCGTCGCAACACCAATCAGAAAAATAAAAATTGTTTTAGATTATTACACTCACTCAGCAACTGGTGATTACTTCGGTGGTCAATCCTATCTGGATACGAGCTATGATGATATCCCCCTTTATAATAATAAGTTCTTACCAGATTATCTTGACTTCCGTCCTGGTGTTAAGAACCTTTATAGTGGAACAGGAACAGTTTCTTCTCCTGCATTTGTAAATTGTTCTACGTTTGACTTTAAGTCGCGAGTATTCCCAACAACAGGAACACCTGCAGCAACTCTCTTTGATATCCCTAAAGTAAATAGCGACTTCCGTTGCGACTTTGATTGGTATCTGCCTAGAATCGATAAGATTTATCTGCTTCCTAATGGCGAATTCCAAATCATCAAAGGTAAAGCGGAAGAAGATCCTAAGGAACCTGATGATCTTCAGGATGGTATGCTTTTAGCAACCATGCTTCATGCACCATATGGTTTTGATCCTGTTGAAGACGTTATTGTTATTAGGTCTGAAAACAGACGCTATACGATGCGTGACATCGGTAAACTTGAAACAAGAATCAATCAAGTTGAGTATTACACTTCACTGAACATGTTGGAGTCGGATACTTTCAATACTGAAATTACCGATGCTTCTGGTAAGAGTAGACTTAAGAATGGATTTATTGTTGATGATTTTACTGATCACTCTAAGTCTCAAACTTTCAATCCAGACTTTAAGGCATCTCTCGATTATACTGAGGGGTCATGTCATCCGTCACACTATACAACTAACTGCTCATTGATTATCAATGAGTCTCTCTCAACTAACTATCAGAGGACTGGTCCTCTGATTACTCTTCCATATACTGAAGAGAAATTAATCGAACAACCATATGCTTCTCGTGTTGAAAACGTCAACCCATTTAACGTTTTTGCATACATTGGTCGTATTGATCTTGTTCCTGCATCTGATGACTGGGTAGATACAAATCGCCTTCCAGTTCGTGTTACCAACATTGAAGGTGACTTTAGATCAACTCAGGATAGACTGAGTGTTGATCAGAATGGTTTTGCTCCTATTCAGTGGAATGCGTGGAGAACTAATTGGAGTGGCACTTCTACTTCAGCTAGAACTTGGAGATCTCGTCGTCGTTCTAATTGGGGTCGTGGTCTTGCTATTGATGCGTCAGTAACCACTACAACAACGTCACGACAGACTCGGAGCGGTATCCGAACCAGAGTTGTTCCGAGAATTGATCGCAGATCTCTTGGTGATAGCACAATTTCTTCCACAACAATCCCCTGGATTCGTTCTAGAAACATCGAAGTTTCTGTTGTAAGAATGAAGCCTAGAACTACTTTCTATGGTTTCTTCGATGGTCAGAAGATTGCCGATTATATGATTCCTAAGATCATTGAGGTTATCAAGAATCCTTCTACTGATAGTAGAACAAACTCTACACCTTTTGTTATTGGTGAAACTGTTACTGGTCAAACTTCTGGTGCAAAACTGAAGATTGCTGCACCGAATGATTACTATAAGTTTAATCCTTATACCGATGCAGACATGCCAACGTCGTATTCTTCTACGACAGATTTTATCAACATTGACACCGAATCTCTTGCTGCTCAAGCAGTAGGTTCATTCTACGGTAATATTCAAGTTGGTGAAGTTTTAGTTGCAGCATCTGGTGCAACTGCAGTTGTAAAGGATCGTCGTCTTTTGACTGATAGACTGGGGCAGTGGAAAGGTTCATTCTTTATTCCCGCACCACAGGTTGATACTAATCCCCGTTGGTCCACAGGAACCAGAACTCTTAGACTCACAACTAATGAGAATGATTCTAGAACTGCAGGCACTGTTGCATCTGCAGCAGAAGTCGAGTATCAGGCAGCAGGCACACTGAACACAGTTCAGGAAAATGTTCTTGCAATTAGAAATGCTGATCTTGTTCGTGATACAGTTACACAAGATCGCACAGTTTCTTCTACAAGAACTGAAACCCGTCAGGTTGGTTGGTGGGATCCTCTTGCACAATCTTTCTTGATTGACGAAGAAGGTGGTTCATTCCTTACATCTGTTGATATTTACTTCAACGCTAAGGATGCTAATATTCCCATCTCAATGCAGATCAGAACCATGGAAAATGGTTATCCTACGACTGCTATTCTTCCTTTCTCTGATACTACATTGAATCCTGAGGATGTTCAGATTTCTGAGACTGGTGCGGTTGCAACTAGATTTACTTTTAGAGCACCTGTATACATTCCTCAGTCTATTGAACATTGTTTCGTTCTCTTCTCTGACTCTAACGAATATCAGGTTTGGATCTCTCGTATGGGCGAACTGGATATCTCTGGTGACAGAACGATCTCCGAACAACCCTATGCTGGTGTCTTGTTCAAGTCGCAGAACGCAACTACTTGGACTGCTGACCAATATGAGGACATGAAGTTTGTTGTCAACAGAGCAAGATTTGATAATACTGGTGCTACTAGAATTATGTTAAATAATGCTCCTCTTGATGTTGGTAATAATGGTAGAATTCGTTTGGCAAATGATGCTATTCAAACGTTCCAACCAGAACTTCAATTAGTATTGAATTCCACTACTCTTCCTTATACTATTGGTGCTAGAATTTATCAAAAGACTACCCTTGCAGAAGGCACTATTGTTGGTGTTGCTTCTAGCACATCAGGCGTTCTTCTGACAATCAATGATATCTCTGGAACATGGGCAGCAGGTTCTAACACTGGTGGTGTTATTACTAATCGTGTTGTATCGTCTAAAACAACTGCAACTATGGTTGTGAGTGGTGCATCGGGAGACTTTACTGTTGGTGAAACCATCACAGGTAATAGTTCTACAGCACCCACTGCTGAAGTTGTAACTTGGACTAGTGGCACTAATACTTTAACACTGAAGTTTGTCTCTACTGATTTCACCCCATCAACTGAGACAATTACTGGTGGTGGTTCTACTACAACAGCAACTGTATCTTCCGTCACTTATTCTGGAGATGCTATCGAATCTTCTGCTGTTAGTGATTCGTATCCTTCCACAACTCCGACATATACAACGTCGCAGAGAAAGGTTAGAGTTTCGCATTCCAACCATGGTATGCATGACTTAGATAACAATGTTATTATTGAAGGAATTACATCTGAAGTCACTGATACTTATTTGACATCTGCTATTTCTGCTTCAGATACTAGTATCAATGTTAATGATGCAACAGCGTTCCATACAACCATCAATGGTGCAGCAATCTCTGCATCTAACCTTGGATACATTAAGATTAATGATGAAATCATGTCTTATAGTGCAATCAGTTCTAATGGTAAAACAATTACTGTTAACGAAAGAGGACTTGATGGAACAACTGCTGTAGCACATGCTGATGATACTGTTGTTAAATGCTACAACCTCGATGGTATTCCTCTGATTGAGTTGAATAAAACTCACTCGGGTATCTTGAATCCCACTCTTGACAGTTATGATCTCCAAACAAGTTCTATTGCTCGTTTGGGTATTAGATCTGGCGGAGCAGGTATCATTGCAACTCAGAACGTTCAATATGAGATTCTGGTTCCTCAGATTCAGAGAATGCTTCTGCCTAAGACTGACATGACTGCAAGAGTTCAGACAATCACTGGAACTTCTATTAATGACGGTCAAACATTGTCTCAGAATTCGTTCAGTAATACTGGTGAGTTCTATGATGTCAATCTTTCTGAAGATAACTACTTTACCAGCCCTCAATTGATTTGTTCTACAATTAACGAATCTTCCGAGTTGAATGGTGATAAGTCCTTTAGAATGGACCTGACTCTCTCTAGCACATCTACGACAGTTTCCCCTGTTATGGATACTGATAGAATGTCTATCACGACTGTTAGCAACAGAATCAATAGTCCTTCTGATCCAAATACTGCTCTGAGTTCGTTTGGTGATGAGCACTCCGCTATTTACATCACTAAAGTTGCAGAACTTGTTAATCCTTCTTCTGCTATCAAACTAATTTTTGCAGGAAACCGTCCTCCGAACACTACGATTAAACCTCTATATAGAGTGTTGCCTGTAGGTTCTACCGAAGCTCTTGAGGATAGAGGATTTGAGTTCTTCCCAACTTCAGATGCTACTATTCCTGGAACAACGGACATTGAAGATGAATATAGAGATTATGAATACGAAATTTCTGGTCTGAACTTTACAAAGTATCAAATCAAGATTGTATTCGTATCCAATAATCAGGCATACGCACCTATTATTAGAGACCTTAGAGCAATCGCTCTTGCTGTATAATGAGTAAACTTCCAATTAAAGATTATGATGGATGGTTCAAAGATCAATCGTCTGGAGCCATCGAATGTGCAGACTCCAATAAATATAATGCATACATGAAGAAATATCGCGCTGGTCTAGAAAAAGAACAGCGCATGGAGACTTTACAAAATGAGGTTTCTGAGTTAAAATCTGAAATGGGTGACATCAAATCACTCTTACTAACGTTAGTCCAAAATTCTGAAAAACATCATGACGATTGAAACTGTATCGCAACCTGATATGCTTAAGCAATTCAAGGAGCGTTTTGCTAAGTTGATTGAAGAAAATCAGCAACTGGCAGCGAAGATCAAAGAAAACGAAACAACTGCTCTAAAACTCCAAGGTGCTATCGAAACCCTGGAATACTATAATCCTCAGGAGGTTGAAACCGCTTCCCATCCCCCTGATGAAGTTGACGAAGTAGAAACTGCAGAATAATATTTGGGGGGGGCAATAGTCCCCCCTTTTTAATGGCATAAATAACTTGGAAGCATTATCTCTATAGAGTTGTCGTAAAAAATGGCAAATAGAATTCAATTAAGACGAGGTGGCGCTCAGGAATGGGCGAACTCTAATCCTACGCTTGCACAGGGCGAATTAGGTATCGAACTTGACACGGGTCGTTTCAAGATCGGAGATGGTGTTACGGCGTGGAATACGCTTAGATATGAACGACCCGTTGAGTCTGTAACTAATACGGCTAATACTCTTGTTCAAAGAGATGCTGATGGTAACTTTGCTGCTGGCACAGTTACAGCAACGCTGATTGGTAATGCTTCAACCGCAGCTCGTCTCGCATCTGCTAGACAGATTCAGTTAGCACAAGATATTACTGCTTCTGGTGTTTTTGATGGTTCTGCAAACCTGACTCTTAATGCAGAACTCGGTCTGATTTCAACTCTTCCTCATTATGATGGAACTAACACTGCAACTGGCACATATACAAAAGTTGTAGTTGATGCCAAAGGTAGAATCACTAATGCTTCTTTCCCTTCTACCCTTGCAGATTATAATCTTAATGGCACAGTAGAAGGTCAATCTGCACAACCATATGACCTTGATTTGGTCGCTATTGCTGGTCTTACTACCACTGGAATCATTGCTAGAACTAGTGGTGGTGCAGTCTCAACTAGAACTATTACAGGAACTGCTGGTAGAATTGCTATCAATAATGGTAATGGTGTTTCTGGTAACCCGACCATTGATCTGATCACAACAACTATTTCAGCAGGTGACTATAATACTGAATCCCTGACATCTGTAGCTGGTTCTCAGACAGTTAATGCTACAAAATTCTCTGTTGACGCCTATGGTCGTTTTACAAGTGCTGCAACTGTGCCTATCGCTACAGCAGTTGAAGGCACAACTGCCCTAGCTTATGATGCAGGGACTGCTTATAGTAGATATGCAATTATTACAAATGCATCGAAGGTTTACCAAGCACTTGAATCAATTAGTGCTGGTGCTGGTGCTCCTACTCATTCCAGTGGTGATACTGGAGGATGGCGCTACCTCGCGGCTGAAGGCACGGAACAGAAGGGACTGGCTAGTTTTGCACAAGAGGATTTCGATGTCTCCGCAGCGGGTCATGTAACTATTGCTGCAGCAGGTGTTGATAATACTCAACTTCAGAACAATAAAATCATCTTTACTGATGGTAATACAGTAGAGAACTTTGAACTTGATAATGAACTTACAACCGCTACAGGAAACACTGGTTTTAATTACCTCAACTTTGTTAAGGTTAATGATACAAGTGGTAACTTACTGTTTGGCGCTAATAATACAGGGGACAGTGGCGCTGGTGAGATTGATGTCAACGTCCGTTCCTATTTTTCTGATCCTGATATTACTCTTGATGGAGCAGCTTCTCAGACATTGGATAAGTCTGGGGATGGTAACCTTACCTTCTCTCTGACACAAAACTCTGCATCTGCTAGAAACCTCAGCATCACCTCTACAAATGCTGGTTCTGGCACAAGCACAGTTACGATTAGTGCAGAAGATGTTGTTGATATTGATGCTTCTGCTGCAACTGGCAAGGTTCATATCGAAGATTTGAGAATTCAAGATAACTATCTTGCTTCTACTGGTCAATTGAATCTTGACCCTGGCGATGACCGTGCTGCTACTGGGTTGGTTCGTATCTTTGGTAACCTTCAGATTGATGGCACAACTACTACAGTTAATTCAACTGAACTGAGTGTTGATGATGTTACTATCCTTCTCGGTGGTGATACTGCTCCTGGATCTGATGACAACCTTGACCGTGGTGTTGAGTTCCGCTACTACGATACCCAAGCACGTTTAGGTTTCTATGGTTGGGATACTAACTACACTGATTTGGCTGGTCATGAAGGTGGTTATACTTTCCTTCATGCTGCTACAAATTCTTCCGAAGTCTTTACTGGCACTGCTTCTGGTATTACTGCTGGTAACCTTAAGTTAACAACTGGCACTGCTTCGTCTTCCAACACAACTGGTGACTTGGTAGTTGCTGGTGGCGCTGGTATTACTGGCGCAGTTAATATTGGTGGTAATACTGACATTGATGGCACTTTCCGTGCTAATAGCACTTCTCGCTTTGATGACAATATTGTTCTTCAAGGTGCATCTAAGACTCTGCAACTGAACAATGGTTCTGGAACAACCAAGATTGAACTTCAGTCAACCACAGGTAATGCATCATTTGGTGGTGTAGTTGATGTAACTGGTAACTTTAACGTCAACACCGATAAGTTCAACGTTGTTGCTGCTTCTGGTAATACATCTGTCGATGGAACTTTAACTGTTGCTGGAAACTCTGAGTTCAATGGCACTGTTGATGTCGATGCAAACTTCGCAGTTAGAAGTGGAACTACCGACAAGTTTACTGTTGCTTCTTCCTCTGGTAACACTGTAATTGAAGGCACATTAAATGGTAAGGGTGCAGCAGACTTTGATAGCACTCTGAATGTTGACGGTAACACTACTCTGGGTGGCACTGTTACAGTAACTGGTAACTCCGAGTTTAACGGCACTGTTGATGTTGATGCCAACTTTGCAGTTAGAAGTGGCACTACGGATAAGTTTACCGTTGCTTCTGCATCTGGTAATACTGTTATTTCTGGAACTCTGGGTGTAACTGGTGCAACTACTCTTACAGGCGCTCTTGACCTTAATAATGCTGCAGATATTTCTGGATTGGTTCATCTAGAATCCACTGATGTTCCAAATATTCTTTCTGGTGCTCCTCATACCATTCAAAATAATGACTATGGCGCATTGAGAGTTGATGGTGGTGGATACTTTGCTAATGATGTTCTTTTCAACGGCGATCTCTATCTGAATGGAGAGTTCTTACAGCAAGACGACGCAACTGAGAACTTCGGCACTAGAAACTATCTGGCAGTTCGATATAAGATTCGTGCTGGCACATCTGCTGCATATACTCCCAATTATTCAACTCACGGACAATCCAACCTAAGAGTTTATGGTGGTGCTGGTATTAGAACAACCCTTCATATCGGTGGCACCGATTCTGGAGAGGGTCTATTCGTTGGTAAAGAAACCAGCAGTGATACTGTTAAGTTCTCTGTTCTGGGTGCAACTGGTAATACTTCTACAGAAGGAACACTGAATGTTGAGGGTGAAGTTACTATTCAAGACAGTGTAATTATCAACGCTGCTAATGAAATCTTCTCGATTAGAAATGGTTCTGCTGTTGAGAAGTTTGGTGTTGATACTGATAACGGTAATACAAATATCATCGGCACACTGACCGTTGGTGATGCAACTCAGATCAACGACACATTCGGTGTATCTGGTGTCACAACTCTGACTGCAAACTCACAGCAAACTCTGACTGGTTCTTATGCTGCTGATGGTGCATTCCGTCTGACAGGTGGTGCTGGTATTGGTAAGAACCTTGCTGTTAGTGGTGATGCAAGAATCTATGGTGCTACAGAACTGACTGGTGCTTTAGACCTTAACAACTCTGCAGACATCTCTGGTGCTCTGGTAACCCATGATAATGTTACTATCACTGCAGATAATAAAGAGTTTGCAATTCAGAATGGTTCTGCAGTAGATAAATTTACTGTTGATACTGATAATGGCAACACTGATATTCGTGGAACCCTGGATGTTGGTGGAGATGTAACTGCTGAATCCAATCTTACTGTTACTGGAAATCTTACCGTTAATGGCACAACCACTACTGTTAATTCTACGGTCACAACTCTCGATGACCCTATTATTACTGTGGGTGGTGACACAGCACCAAGCTCTAGCGACGGTAAGGACCGTGGTGTTGAGTTCCGTTATTACGACGGCTCTGCGAAAATTGGTTTCTTCGGATTCGATAGATCCGCACAACAATTCGCATTCCTGACAAGTGCAACAAACAACTCTGAAGTTCTTACTGGCACAGACGGCGCTCTTCGTGCTGGTTCTCTTAATCTTACTGGGTCTGGCACGGGTCTTGATGTTGATAACAATGCCAACATTGATGGCACCCTGACTGTTGATGGTCAATTTACTTCTAATGTTGCTGATGGAGTTGCTCCATTCGTCATCACATCTACAACTAAAGTTAATAATCTGAACGTTGACCGTTTAGATAATATGACAACTGCAAGTGCAAACACTGCATCTACAGTTGTTAATCGTGACTCCTCTGGTAACTTCGCTGCTGGAACTATTACCGCTGCTCTGACAGGTAATGCTTCTACAGCGACAACTCTGGAGACTGCAAGAACGATTACCGTTGATGGTGTTGTTGATGGTTCCGTTTCGTTCAACGGTTCTGCAGATGTAACGATCAGCACAACCTTCAACGATGCAGACATCACTGCACTCGCTGCAATGACGGGCACTGGTTTTGTTACTAGAACTGCTGATAACACCTATGCACGACGCTCTGTAACCGCTACAGCATCCTCTGGTATCACGATCACCAATGGTGATGGTGTTTCAGGCGATATGGTCATTAACGTTGCTTCTGCAAGCACTAATGCATCAAATAACCTGGTTATTCGTGATGCTTCTGGTAACTTTGCTGCTGGCACAATTACTGCAGCACTGACTGGTAATGTTACTGGTCAAGTATCTGACATTAGCAATCATGATACAGATGCGCTTACAGAGGGCAGCACTAATCTGTATTATACCGATGAGCGTGTTGATGATAGAGTTAATGCTCTTATCGTTGCAGGCACTGGTATTACCAAGGCGTATAACGACGCAGCAGGCACCTATACGCTCACTGTAACGCAAGCAGACATCGATACCGATAATGTAACGGAAGGTTCGACAAACCTCTTTACAACCGCTGCTAGGACCCGCACACACTTCACATATGGCACTGGTATTGAATTGTCTGGTGCAGGCGCTCTGAGCGTCACACAGGCAGATATCAATACAGATAACATCACTGAAGGCAGCACAAACGTCTTCTATACGAATGCACGTTTTGATACTCAACTTGCAACCAAGGATACTGGTGATCTGGCAGAAGGCACTAATCTGTATTACACAGATGCTCGTGCTGATGCTCGTATTGCTGCAGCAGATACTGATGATCTATCTGAAGGTTCTGCCAATCTTTACTATACAGATGCTCGTGCTGATGCTCGTGTCGCTGCTGCTACGGGTGCAAACCTCGATCTTTCTAGCAAGTCTACTTCTGATTTGTCGGAAGGAACTAATCAGTATTACACCGAGGCAAGAGTTCAGGCAAAACTGGACAATGCATTTGCTCAACTTCAGGCAATGCTCAACAACCTTGCAACTACCACTACTTTGACACTGAACCTGAGTGGTGATCCTACTCCTGGTGCGGTTGTTACCACTGGTGTCAGTAACGGTGGTGGTGGCGGATTCACTGCTGGAACTGCTGTTGCTACCTCTGGTGGCACTGGTTCTGGACTGACAGTTGATACCACTGTTGTTGGTGGTGTAATTACTGCTGCCGCAGTCAATGCTGGTGGTTCTGATTATCTGATCACTGATACTGTAACAATCACCAACCCCAACGCTGGTAAGGTATTGACTTTGAACTTGGCATCTCTTGCAGGCGGTTCTAACTATGTTACAGGAACTGCTCTCGCAACAACTGGTGGATCTGGATCTGCATCTCTGACTGTTGATATTACAGCAGTTGCTGGTGCAATCACCAACGTCACAATTAATGATGGTGGCACGGGATACGTTGCTGGTGAAACAATTACAATTGTTCAGGCAACTGGTGCTGACGGATCTAATCCTGGCACTGGCGGCACAATTGATATCTCTACTGTTGCTACTAATGCAACTCTGACCCTGACCGATATCACAACGATGGAAGTCGGTGCAACTGTCACAGGTGCAACCAGCGGCACTACAGGTGTTATTACTGCTCTGGGAACTAACCAGATCACTGTTGATAATGTAGATGGTTTCTTCAAGTCTGGAGAAGTCGTCAGTGCAAATGATGTTACCACTCTTACGATCTCCTCATTCTCCTGATAACCAATGTCAGCAACTAGACCCGCAACTAAAACCGAACTAAGAGATTATGCTCTTCGTCGTTTAGGATACCCTACAATTGACATTAACGTTGCCACTGAGCAACTTGATGATTTGATTGAAGAAGCTATTGATTACTATCAAGAGTATCATTACAACGGTAGTTACAAGTCCTTCATTAGAATTGAAGTGACTGAAGCTATTAAAACTGCTGGACAGTCTACAACTCAAATGGGTTCGACTAATTGGTATGAAGGTAATGAATATGTTTCCCTCCCACCTGGAGTGATGAGTGTCAATAGGGTGTTTAGTCAAATTGGTGCTTCTAGTGTTGTTCCTGGCAATATATTTAATATCAAATATCAAATTTTCTTGAATGATATTTACTCCATGACTCATGGACAAATCTTACATTATTTCATGACCTCTCAATATCTTGAGACATTGGATTGGGTCACTAACAATAATAATAGTCGTAGAGTTCGTTTTAATGAGCATCAGGGTAGACTTTATCTTGATTTTGATTGGGAAGAGTTACAAGTTGGTGATTTCCTTTTGGTAGAAGTTCTGATGCGTCAGGACCCTGAAACCTATACTGGCATGTATAATGACAATTGGTTGAAGGATTATGTTGAAGCATTGTTTCAACAACAATGGGGTAGAAACCTAAGTAAGTATGATGGCATCCAAATGTTAGGTGGTGTTACCCTCAATGGTCGCCAAATTCTCGAAGATGCAAGTCAATTCAAGAAAGATCTTGAAAATACTCTTCGTGATACATACGAAATTCCGCCCCTTGATTTAATAGGCTGATATGGCTTTTCAAAACTCACCAGCACAAGATTATCTCTTCAGTAACCATAGTGGTTTATTGAACGCGAATGGTTCTGCACAAGAGCAGAAGTTCATGGAGAATCTCGTCGTAGAGAGTATAGAAATTTATGGACAAGATATTTACTACGTTCCTCGCACGTTGGTCAACCGTGATACGGTCTTCGGAGAGGACTCTGATTCGCAATTTGACAGCGCGAGGGCAATCAGGGCATATGTCAATAATGCAGAAGGATGGGAGGGGCAAGGCGAATTACTTAGCAAATTTGGAGTTCGCATCGAAGATAAGACAACGTTTATTTTCTCCCGTGAGAAGTTTAAAGAAAAAGTTGATGACCTTGAAGTCCTTAATGTCGAAGGACGACCAAACGAAGGGGATCTAATTTGGTTCCCTACAACTAAACATTTATTTGAAATCAAGTTCGTAGAAGCGGAAAAACCCTTCTATCAACTTGGTAGAGGATATGTTTGGGAAGTTCAATGCGAACTCTTTGAATACAGTGACGAAGATCTGGATACAGGCATCGCAGAGATTGATGCTATCGAGACTGCGTTTGCTAATGCCATCACAGTTAACTTTGCTGTTGGTGGCACTGGCGACTTCACTATTGGTGAAATTGTCGCAGGTGGTAATTCTAATGTCACTGCAGAAGTCAAGGCATGGGATTCCACAAATAGGCAACTGCAAGTGTTCAATAGATCTGGCATCTTTACTATCCCTGAGACTGTCACAGGACAGACCTCAGGCGCTGCTTGGACATCTGCATCATACAATACACTAAATAACGTTAATACGGAAGATAGCATCGATCAGAACTTTGTTTTTGAAACTGCTGACGACGATATTATTGATTTCTCCGAAGGCAATCCCTTCGGTTCTGTTGGGTCCACTACTGATACTACAATCTGATGTTAGGCACATATTCATATCACGAGATATTCAGGAAAACCGTTGTTGCATTCGGAACCCTGTTTAATAACATTGAACTTCGTCGTCAAGATGAAGTGATGAAAGTGCCTTTGGCATATGGTCCCAAAGCAAAATTTTTAGCACGTTTAGATCAAGTTCCTGATCCTACAAATAAAAGAGTTCAAATTACTCTCCCTAGAATCTCCTTTGAGATTAATGGTATTGCATATGATTCTAGTAGGAAGGTATCACCAACTCAAAAGATTAAGGTAGCAAAAGACACTGATGAGAACAAGAATGTTTTCATGCCCGTCCCTTACAATTTGTCATTTGAGTTAGCAATTATCTCTAAGAATCAAGAAGATGGTTTGCAAATTCTAGAACAGATTCTTCCTGTTTTCCAACCTCATTATAATCTGCCGATCAAGATGGTCCCAGAGATGAGTGAAGTTAGAGATGTTCCTATCGTATTAAACTCTGTAGATTACGAAGACGACTACGAAAATAATTTTCAGACTCGTAGAGCAATCATTTATACTTTACAATTTACTTGCAAAACATATCTGTATGGTCCTGTTCAGGATACCAAAATTATCAAAAAGGCTATTACAGATTACTATGCAGACACCAATACATCTACTGCACCAAGACAGGTTCGCTATACTATTCAACCTGATCCTGTTACAGCAGATTCGGATGATGATTTTGGATTCGGTATTGTCGATGAAGACTTCGCAGATAATAAGAAACGTAATCCTACCAGTGGCGCTGACGAGGCAATTTAAACATGGCAAATCCATTTGAAGGTCTTAACGATGCTTTTGGAGCAGAACCAACTGAACTCCAGAAGCACGTTGAGAAAGTGAAACCTACCCTTAAAAAATCTGAAACTGAAGATGTCAGACAAGACTATGAGGTCAGTCGTGCTCAACTACATAACCTAGTTATGAAAGGGCAGGAAGCAGTTGATGGAATACTTGATGTGGCACGAGCGTCAGATCATCCTCGTGCTTATGAAGTTGCAGGTCAACTTATTAAAAACGTAGCAGATACTGCTGATAAGTTGATTGATCTTCAAAAGAAAATGAAGGAGTTGGATGCTGATGAGAAAAAGTCTGGACCATCTACGGTTAATAACACTATGTTTGTGGGCTCTACAGCGGAACTACAAAAGATGTTAAAGCAACAAAAAGAGATAAATAAAGAGGACACGAATTAACAAGACATGACAGTAATTAACGTTTTAAGCACCAATGCAATCGCAGCTGATGCTACTGAGTATCAAGTTGTTCAGACTGGATACTATCGCGTAGTTGCAACTGCAGGTGATGCAACAGTTGCATTTAATGGTGGTCCTGCAATCACCTTGATTCAAGATCAGGCACTTCTGCTCAAGGGCGGCAAACCTGGACAAGCAAGAATTACCAAGGCAGTAGATGATTCAACTGCAGATTATCAACTTGGCACAAACCTTGGCGAAGTTACTAATACACACCCATTCTCTGTTGGAGATTTTATTGCTGTAGAAGATGCTAGCACCTCTCCTGCTATCGATTCCAACTTCCTTTCTGCTGGCACCGCTGGCAAGAAAGTCACTGCTGCAACAGGAAACACAATCAGCACTGATATCGATTCATCTTCTGCATCTGCTGATTATACTTATGCTTACAGCGGACCTCAAGCAATCGTCAAGCGTTGTGTAAGTATTGCTGCAACTGGTAATGCAATCGTTGTTGAAGAAATTCAAGTTGTAGGCGGTTGATATGCCACTCGTTAACCAGGAAGCAGAAAGAATTGCTAGAGGGATGAAGAAAAATCGTCATCGCTTTAGAGAACTTTATGGCAAACGTGACAAAGAAGTCATGTATGCCACTGCTAATAAGTTAGCGCAGAAGAAGCAAGTAAAACAAAAAACCTGGAAATCTGGCATGGGATTTAAAGAAGAAGTCGTTGCAGAGAAGTGTGAAACACGCTATTGTCGCCTTTGTAGAAAGAAGGAGACCCGTAAACAATGTGCTTATGGTGGTGTGATGTGGGATCGTTATGCAGTCAAAGATGCTACTAAAGAAGAACAAAGAGACGCCGCAGAAGAGTCTGGAATCTCCAATGGTCCTGACGGTATGGGAGAAAGTCTTGAAGATGCGGTCCTCGAAGGGAACAAAAGTGGTGATAGTTCTCTGCGTGACTGGTTTAGCAAGAGTAAGTCTTCTGATGGCAAGCCTGGGTGGGTTCAACTCGGTGGTAAATATGCTGGAAAACCCTGTGCAAAACAACCAGGACAAACAACAAAACCCAAGTGCGGTTCAAGTAAGATGAAGCGCAACCTAAATAAAGACGAAGAGGAAGCAGCATTCCGTCGTAAGAATGCTAAAGATCCTAATCCCGATCGTAAAGGTAAGGCAATCAACGTGAAAACAGAAGCAACTTATCCTCAAGACTTTAGAAATGCCGATGGTTCTAAGAAAACTGTCGCCAAGAAAAAGACTGGTAGACCTAACGCTCAAGGTGATTATGGTAAGAAAGACCTCAATGAAAGAGGTGATTTTTGGCATCCCGATCCCGACAAGGATCGTAAATTGGGTGGTCCTGGTGCAAACCAGCGTGCTCGTGAAGATCGTGGAGCATCCTCTGGAACTCGTGGTAGTTCCGATAAAAAATTACGTCCTGGTGAATCTTATATGCAATATGCAAAACGCATGAAGGCAAAAAAAGAGTCTGTTGAGATTCAAGAGGGCGAAAAAGACGCTTGTTATCATAAGGTAAAATCTCGTTATTCTGTTTGGCCAAGTGCATATGCCAGCGGGGCATTGGTCAAATGCCGAAAAGTCGGTGCAAAGAATTGGGGTAACAAGAGTAAGAAAGAAGAATTTGAAGGTAATCTTTCATTCCAAGACTTCCAAGAGAAGGCAATGAAGTGTTGGAAGGGTTACGAAAAGAAAGGAACACAAACACTTTTCGGCAAGAAATACAACCGCTGCGTCAAAAAGGAAGAGACGCAAAATGAATCTGCAGCCTGGACAAGGAAAGCAGGAAAGGCAAAGTCTGGAGGACTCAATGAAAAAGGACGAAAGTCTTATGAAAGAGAGAATCCTGGATCAGACCTTAAGGCACCATCAAAGAAGGTTGGAAATCCCAGGAGGGCATCCTTCTGCGCTAGAATGAAAGGTATGAAAGCAAAGTTGACTTCTAAAAAGACTGCTTCTGATCCCGATTCTAGAATCAATAAATCCCTCAGAGCGTGGAATTGTTGACAAACTGTCACAACGTGCTACAATAAATAAGTAAACCCACTATACAAGGATACTGCAGCAATGACTGATCCAAAGGAAGTTTCGTCTTTTTCCATGGAACGGAAGGAGTGCGAAAAATGTGGTGCCGTTTGGTTGAACGGTCAGCATATGTGGACAGGAACTGGTCGGAAAGGTAACGAATTAGATCTGGCTGGACTCGTTTGCAACAACATTTCAACAGAAGATCCCGACTATGATAAATGCATAAATGCTAGTCGTGGACAGATAGGTGGACAGACCTGGGACTATCGAAGAGGGTATGTAGACGGTCAGTTAGATGCTAGGATGCCAAAGTCAGAGAACCTTGACAAATAGCATTAAATAATACTTAAGGTAAAAACTTCATTGAGTAAATAGTCTTAGATGCTATAACTTAATGAAGTTTTTTATTGCCTTATTCGCTTCATTGTTTCTTGCCCTTCCCGCATGGGCAGTAGACGTTCAAATGGGTTCCAATGGCAATCTTGTGTTTGATCCTGCTGAGGTTACTATCTCTGCTGGCGAGTCGGTGCATTTTGTTAATAATATGCTTCCTCCTCATAACGTTATCGTTGAAGATCATCCAGAGTTAGGTCATGAAGCCCTGGCAATGATGCCTGGTGAAGAGTTCGATGTTGCATTCCCTGATGCAGGTGACTATACTTATTGGTGCGGTCCTCATAAGGGTGCTGGCATGGTAGGAACTATTCACGTCGAATGAATCCAGACTATAAAAGAGAATTTTATAAGTCCCTAAGAGAACGCATCAATCAATTACGGATGCAACATCTTTTTGAAGAACCATGTCCTCTTTATGAACCAGAGTGGGAAGAAGACCACTATTGGGACTGTAGATTAACTTACGACTACGAAGATGAAGAATCTTAATGTATTAGTCTTAGACATAACGGTTACACTACTCGACTTCTTATACAGGGGTCGAGACTATCAAAGATTTTGGGTGCTTGAGGAAATTGCTCGGGCACCCTATTTTGCATTTTTAAGCGTGTTACACTTTCGTGAAAGTATGGGTCTTAGAGGACCTGAGCACCTATATTTGATGAAAGAACATTTCGATCAATCGATCAATGAAACAGAACATCTTGAATATATGGAAAGCAGGGGCGGTAATGCTTATTTTATCGATCGCTTTGTCGCCAAACACCTCGTCCTTATCTATTATTGGGTCAATGTGGTTTATTACTGGTTGGCTCCTAAGTCTGCATACCATCTATCCTACGAGGTAGAAATACATGCAGCAACAACATATGCCAAGTATCTTGCATATGCTGGTCATGACGACAAAATTCTAGAAATACTCAACGATGAGTTGACTCATTCTAGAGAACTACATAAAGCAATGGAATTAATCAAATGAAAGTAGGAATCATTGGTCTCGGACGGATGGGCGAAGGCATGTCCCGACGTATGATCAAAGCAGGAATTGAAGTTCATGGTTATCGCAACAATGTTCAAAAAGCTGAAGAACAATATGAGAAGGGTTATATCAGTGGATTTACCACTTCTCTGGAAAGCCTTGTTCAAGTAGTCCACAACCAGGAAGGTCTGGTTGGTAAAGCGCCAGGTGTCTTTATGATGGTGGTGCCAGCAGAAACAGTGGAGGAAACACTCAATGAGTTACTACAGTTTTGTAGTGAAGGAGATATTATTATTGATCACGGTAATAGTAATTTTAAGGACTCTCGCAGACGGGCAGAAAGGCTTGCTAAATTGGGCATGTCGTATATTGACTGTGGCACTAGTGGCGGTGTTTACGGTCTGGAGCGTGGATACTGTCTTATGGTTGGTGGTGCAAATTTTGCAGTATCCGCCTGCGCTCCAATCTTTAGGGCATTGGCACCAGGTATCGGAGGTGCTCCCAGAACTAACCCTCTAGATCAGTGGGAAACATCTGCTGAACATGGTTGGTTGCATTGTGGACCACCAGGAGCAGGTCACTTTGTAAAGATGGTTCACAACGGAGTTGAGTATGGAATCATGCAAGCCTACGCCGAAGGCTTTAATATCCTGCATGAAGCTAATGCTGGGTCAAAATATGTTAGGGCGGGCGATGCTGAGGTTGCTCCGATGGAGAATCCAGAAGATTATTGCTACGATATTGACTGTGCTGAAGTGGCTGAGTTATGGCGTCGTGGTAGCGTGGTCGGCAGTTGGTTATTGGATCTTACTGCGGATGTATTACGGGGCAATACTGAGCTTGATAAGTTCGATGGAGGGGTTTCCGATAGCGGTGAGGGTCGCTGGACTGTTCATGCCGCTGTCGATCTGGGTGTTCCCACTCCTGTTATTTCTACGGCGTTGTTTGAGCGTTTTGAATCTCGTCGTTTGGGCGCTTTCGCGTTCAAGGTTCTCAATGGAATGAGGTATATGTTCGGAGGACACAATGTTCGCTGATGCACTTAAATGGATCGCGATACCCTTTGTGGTATCCACAATATATTTCGGGTTACGAAAAGGTGAAAATGATTACTACGACTCAGATGACTACGATGGAAACGGAACCGCTCACTAGACGCATTGTTATCTTCGGCGCTGCTGGAGATTTATGTAAAAAGAAACTTATTCCAGCACTCTATGAGTTATGGAAAAAGAAACTTCTCCCAGAAAATATTTTGATTGTTGGAGCATCTCGTAGAGATCTTTCTAAAGATGTTTGGTTGGAAAAACTTGGAGAGTATCCTCAAGAGTTTACTGTCTGGTTAGATTTTATTTCTTGCGATCTTGACTGCCAAGAGAGTCTGATGAAGCTTCATGACGATAGTGCAGACACCACTTATTTCTTATCTGTTCCACCAGAAAGGTATGAAAATGCAATCATCAATCTTAAAGAGGCTGGGTTCTTGGATGATCCAGATCACTCCCGCGTGGTTATCGAGAAACCCTTTGGGCACGATTATAAATCTGCTGGTCATCTACAGTCTGTGGTGGAGCGACATCTACGCGAAAAGCAAGTCTATCGCATTGATCATTATCTCGGCAAAGATACTGTTAATAACATACTTACTACTCGGTTTAGTAATATTCTGTTGGAACCACTTTGGAACAGGAATTACATAGATGAGGTTCAGATCTTTGCAACTGAGACAATCGGTTGTGAAGGTCGTGCTCAGTATTATGAAACTGCAGGTGCAGTTCGTGATATGCTGCAGAACCATATTCTTCAGGTTCTGTCATTGATTGCTATGGAACCACCGTCTAGAATGAATGCTAGGGAATTAAGACGTGAGAAGACAAAAGTCTTAGCAGCGACTACAATGTCACCGTCTATCATTCTTGGTCAATATGACACATATCGTTCTGAAGAGGGTGTTGATCCTAACAGTTCCACTCCTACCTATTTTGCTGGCACTTTATTCGTCAATAACTGGCGTTGGGAAGGAGTTCCTTTTAACGTCATGACAGGTAAACAAATGCCTTATGGGTGTGTGGAGGTTGTTATCAAACTAAAAGCACCACCTCTCAATTTATATGAAGGTGAAACTAATGATCGTATTGTTATGCGTTTACAACCAAATCCTCATTTAGATATTCGTATGGATATCAAATCTCCTGGATTGAGTGATGACGTTGAAGAGGCAACTCTAACACATGCATATCCTCAAGACCGAGCGATTGATGGGTATGAGAAACTTCTTTATGATGCACTTCATGGAGACCAGTCTCACTTTGTTCATGCCGATGAAGTGATGGAATCTTGGCGTATTGTTGATGACCTTCTATGTGTGGGTGATCAATGTCAGATTCGCACCGCCCCATATGTATATCGACCTGGTTCTTGGGGACCGCAACACAAGGTTAATAGCATTGCAAATTGGGATTATCCAGCATGAAAAAAGAAGACGAAGAAAAGAAAAAACGAATAGAACAGATCAGTAAGCATCTTCATCCCCATGATGATGAACCAGACCCTACTGCTTACATGGGAAACTATAACTTCCCACAAATGCTGTTTGCTTTCTGTCTTGGATTTGTCACCATGTTTGTTTTGTCAGTCAATGAGATAAACAATTTCAAAGGTTGTCCACTACCCGAGTATTTCCAAAATGAGTCACGTTCAGCTCCTGGTTAGATCTGTTATGCAAACCCCATGGGCACTAGGCGTCATGGGGTTTTTCTTAGTATTTGTTCCCATCATTGGTATGCATCTTGTCCATAAATATGGATGGGAACATTGGGAACCATTTAGTCGTCATGAATCTGATACTTCGTCCTCTGAATGATATCAATGATGTAACTTGGAGTATTGTCATTTCTCTGATAATACTCCTTGCTGGTGTTTTTTACGTCATCGTCTATATATTAGGCATAGACGAACGAGAGGCGCAAGAGAATGGGAGCAATGATACCACCAAGTCGGAAGAGTTGTTACAACTTCAGAGTGATAAAAATAAATAGAGTCGTCGATGGGGATACGATCGATGTCACAATTGATCTCGGTTTTGACCTTTATAAAAAAGAGAGAGTTAGAGTTGCTGGTGTGGACACGCCTGAGAAACGCACAAGAGACCTCGAAGAAAAGGCATTAGGATTAGATGCGACAGCTTGGCTCAAAGAAAAATTGGATGGTGCCATTAGTGGGGATGATGATCTTGTTATTCGCACTGAGCTTGTTGGTGGTGTCGGCAAGTATGGTCGCCTCCTCGGTTGGTTATATATCGGAGACGCCGCAGTATCACTCAACGAAGACATGATTACTGAAGGTTACGCCTGGGCATACGATGGTGGAACCAAAAAGAAAGACTTTGAAGAACTGCGCGAAATTCGCAGACAGCATGGGACATTAGTATGACCCCCATCTTTGTATTTGGATTTGCAATCCTACTGACACTAGGAATGGAATTCACTTGGCCTGTAAGGAATAGAACATGAGTAGCACTGACCAGTATCTTGGCAATCCTAATCTAAAGAAAGCAAATACGGCATTAGATTTCACTCCTGATGAAGTTCAGGAAGTTATTAAATGCTCTGAAGATCCTGTATATTTCATCAAAAAATATATCAAGATTGTTTCTTTGGATAAAGGTTTGATTCCCTTTGACATGTATCATTTCCAAGAGGAAATGGTGCAAAAGTTTCACGATAACAGATTTAATATCGCAAAACTACCACGACAGTCTGGTAAGTCTACCATCGTTACTTCATACCTTTTATGGTATGTCCTCTTCAATGATAATGTCAACGTAGCAATTCTTGCTAACAAAGCAGCGACTGCTCGTGAGATGTTACAGCGTCTACAATTGTCTTATGAAAACCTCCCCAAGTGGCTCCAGCAAGGTATCCTCCAGTGGAACAGGGGCAGTCTGGAATTGGAAAACGGAAGTAAAATCATGGCTGCATCTACTTCTGCTTCTGCTGTCAGGGGTATGTCTTTTAACGTCATTTTTCTGGACGAATTCGCGTTCATTCCGAATCATATTGCTGACCAGTTCTTTAGTTCTGTTTATCCTACTATCTCGTCTGGTAAGTCTACCAAAGTTATTATCATCTCTACCCCTCACGGGATGAACATGTTCTACAAACTCTGGCATGATGCGGAGCGTGGAACAAATGAATATATTCCAACAGAAGTTCACTGGTCTGAAGTGCCTGGTAGGGACGATGTATGGAAAGAACAAACGATCAAGAACACATCAGAACAACAGTTCCGAGTTGAGTTTGAATGTGAATTCCTTGGATCTGTTGATACACTAATTAGTCCTAGTAAACTGAGGATTATGCCATATCATGATCCCATGAAAGAAAATAGAGGTCTTGCAATTTTTGAACAGTCTATACCAGACCATAATTATGTAATTACTGTTGACGTTTCTCGTGGAGTTGGAAACGATTACTCAGCATTTTGTGTTATGGATACAACCACTATTCCATATAAAATGGTGGCACGATATAGAAATAATGAAATCAAACCAATCATCTTACCCAACATTGTTGTTGATGTAGCGAAGAACTATAATAATGCATACATCTTATGTGAGGTAAATGATATTGGTGGGCAGGTTGCGGATATTATTCAGTTTGATTTGGAATATGAGAATCTACTCATGGCAGCAATGCGCGGACGTGCGGGACAACAATTGGGTCAAGGATTCTCTGGTAAGAAGACTCAACTGGGTGTTAAAATGTCCACTGCAGTAAAGCAAGTCGGTTGTTCTAATCTCAAAGCATTAATTGAGGATGATAAACTCATTATAAATGATTACGATACTATTGCAGAACTAACAACTTTTATCGCAAAGGGGCAAACGTTCCAAGCGGAAGAAGGATGTAATGATGACCTTGCCATGTGTTTGGTTATTTTTGCATGGATGGCAATGCAGACTTACTTCAAAGAGATGCATGATAATGATGTTCGTCAACGCATCTACGATGATCAAAGAGAATCTATTGAACAGGATATGGCTCCGTTCGGATTCATCAATGATGGATTAGAAGATGAATATTTTGCAGATGCACAAGGGGACGTTTGGCAGGTCGCGGAATACGGAGATAAATCATATATGTGGGAGTTTAGGTAAGGTTTCAAAAATATAAATAATCCTAGACATCCGATGTTGGAACACTCTAGGAGAATTTAAACATGGCAGCCAATCAATTATCGCCAGGTGTAGTTATTCAGGAAAGGGACCTGACAACTATCACTACTTTATCAACCGCAAACATTGGTGTGCTTGCTGCACCTTTTGAGCTTGGACCTGTAGAACAGGTTGTAGAGATTTCGTCTGAAAGAGATCTTGCTGATCGTTTCGGTAAGCCCAATGATAATAACTACGAGTATTGGTTTACTGCTGCTCAGTTCTTGAGCTACGGTGGTCTTCTTAAGACTATCCGCGTAGACGCTGCGGCTCTTAAGAATTCAGTTGATGGTGGCACTGCTCCTAAGATTAAAAATCTTCAAGACTACGAAACTACCTACGAAAGTTCCAACTCCAACACATTTAAGTTTGCTGCTAGAACTCCTGGTGCTCTTGGTAACTCCATCGGTATCTTTGTAACCGATTCGGGTGCTGACCAAATTGCTGTTCTTCCCGCACCTGCTTCAGGTAACGAGTGGGAATTTGTTGCTGATGAGGCAGTTACTGCTGCATCGGGTGCTGCTGGTAAAGTCTTCAAGTATAGCATCGTTCTTACTGTAGATACTGTTGTCGGTGACTTCACTCCTGGCACTTCTACAACTATCAATATTGGTGGTTCTAATGAAGCAGTAACCGTTCTTGCTTGGGATCCTGCAAACAAGAAACTTGAAATTGCACTTCCTTCTGGTGGTGTTACTGGTATCCTTGCAGATGATCAGGCAATCACTCAGGGTAGCAACACTGCTGCAATCAATGCGACCATCGAGCGTCGTCTTTATATCGCTCTGGATAAGTCTAGCGTAGAATTTGCTGCTACCGACTCTATTCAAGATACTAACTCTAACGCTGTTGCAGTATCTTCTGTTCGTTCTGAGTATGCTGAGCGTGAGTATCTGCCTGGTCAAAAGTGGATTAACGTTGCTCCTCGTCCCGAAACTTCCCTGTTTGCAAACAATTCAGGCGGTCACCGCGACGAACTTCATATCTTAGTCATCGACGTTGATGGTAAGATCACTGGAACAACTGGTGCAGTTCTTGAGCGTTTCATCGGTGTTTCTAAGGCATCTGATGCTAAGACTTCCGTTGGTGAAACTAATTTCTATAAAGAAGTTGTCAAGCAAAAGTCCAGTTATATCTTCTGGGGTAGTCACGAGACTGGCGTATTTAACGCAACTGCAACTCCCGCTGATGGTAACTGGGGTCAGAGTTCTGATCGCCAATTCAACCTGCTTCGCTCTGCTGCTGGTTCTACTTCTTATCCCGAAGGTCGCACCACTGTAGGTTCTAAGAACAACGCTACTTTCTACTATCGTCTCACCTCTGGTGTTGACTATACTGCTAGTGGTGGTAACTACGCCATTACCAACACCGATCTTGCAACTGCATACGAACTGGTCGAAGATCCCGAATCCCAAACCGTTGATTTCATCCTCACTGGTCCTTCTGGTGCTGATGATTCCGCTGCAATCGCTAAAGTAACTTCTTTGGTTAACATTGCTGAAGAGCGTCGCGACTGCATGGTATTTGTTTCTCCCCGTCGTGGCAACGTAATCGGTGTTTCCAACACAGGCACTGCTACTGATAACATCGTTAATTTCTTTGATCAACTGCCTAGTTCTTCTTACATGGCATTTGATTCTGGTTACAAGTATATCTACGACAAGTATAACGACGTTTATCGCTACGTTCCTTGCAACGGTGACGTTGCTGGTCTCTGCTTGCAAACCACTGAAGTTTCCGAACCTTGGTTCTCCCCTGCTGGTTTCCAGCGTGGTGTTCTGAGAAATGCTATCAAACTGGCATTTACTCCTACTAAGACCCAGCGTGATCGTCTGTATGCAAACAGAATCAACCCGATCGTATCGTTCCCTGGTCAAGGTGTCGTCCTCTTTGGTGACAAGACTGCACTTGGTTTCGCATCCGCATTCGACAGAATCAACGTCCGTCGTTTGTTCCTCACCATCGAGCGTGTCATCAGTGGTGCTGCTAAGGCACAACTGTTCGAGCAAAACGATGAAGCACAGCGTTCACTCTTCCTGAACATCGTCGAACCTTATCTTCGCGATGTCCAAGGTCGTAGAGGTGTTACTGACTTCCTCGTCAAGTGTGATGGTCAAAACAACCCACCCGAAGCAGTTGATCGTGGTGAGTTCTATGCTGAGATCTTCGTCAAGCCCACACGCACTATCAACTACATTACTCTGACTTTCGTAGCAACTCGTTCTGGCGTTGCATTCAGCGAAGTCGCTGGCTGATAAATACAAGTGTGTCTTTCGTGCGGCACACTCTACAATCGGAACACCCAAAGAGACCTTACGAGGTCTCTTTTTTTGTCTGAAAATATAGTTTTGTCTAAATATTAAAGACGGAAGACACCTAAAAACAATGGCAAAAAGAGGAACAATTGACGATTTTAAGGCAAATGTCGCTGGCGACTTTGCGCGTCCTAATCTATTCCAAGTTGATCTGGCTTTCCCCTCAGGTATTATTCAAAACGCTGACCTTGTAAATCTTGGTAAGTTCACTGTTCGTGCAGCGAATCTTCCCTCGTCTCAGATTGGTGTCATTGAAGTTCCCTTTAGAGGTCGCACCCTGAAGATTGCTGGTGATAGAACGTTTGAACCTTGGACAATCACCATCATGAACGATAGTGGATTTGCTCTGAGATCCGCGTTTGAACTGTGGGCATCTAGCATTCAAGCATATAACGAGAACTTCACTTCTGCTGCTGGTCTTGGCGATGCTGATGATGCAACTGGTTACTTTGCGGACATGAAGGTTCATCAACTGGCACGCGATGTCAAGAGTGGTAACAAACCTAAGGTCCTCAAGTCTTACAAGTTCTACAATATTTTCCCAAGCGCAATCGCTGCAATCGATCTGGATTACGGCAATAACGATGCTATTGAAGAGTTCACTGTGGAGATGCAGGTTCAGTATTGGACCCCGCTGAGTGCCAATGCGGATGACTGATAAATAGATCAGGATCAATAATCGTATAACATAATGTCGAATCAGCTCTTCGGATTTTCACTTGAAAGAGCGAAGAAGGTCCCCAAAGGACCTTCTTTTGTTCAAAAAGATTCAATGGATGGATCGCAACCTATTGTAGGTGGCGGTTACTATGGATATTCTGTCGATTTTGACGGAACTGTTCGTAATGATTATGAACTGATCACCCGTTATAGGGAGATGGTTCTCCAACCAGAATGTGATAGTGCAGTTGACGATATCGTCAATGAAACAATTTGTGGTAATTTTGATGATGTTCCAGTAGAGGTTGAACTCTCTAACTTGAAGGCGTCGGATAAAATCAAAAAATTAATCAGAGAAGAGTTTTCGGAGATTCTCCGATTGCTTGACTTTGATAATAGATCTTATGAGATCTTCCGTAGATGGTATGTCGATGGAAGACTATTCTACCATAAAGTAATCGATCCCCAAAATCCTAGGGGTGGTCTTACGGAACTTCGCTATATTGACCCCCGTAAGATTCGCAAGGTAACTGAGTATCAACAAAAACGTCCAGAAGAACTGCGTGGTGTTGATATTAATACTCAATTGACTCAGAAGTCGGCAGAGTATTATCTCTACAATCCAAAAGGTTTAAAGAACTCTACTAATCAGGGCATGAAAATTGCATCTGATTCTATCACTTATTGTCATTCTGGTATTCAGGATCTCAATAAGAACATGACTCTTAGTCACCTACATAAAGCAATCAAAGCAGTAAATCAACTGCGAATGATTGAGGATTCTCTGGTCATTTATCGTCTGTCCAGAGCTCCTGAGCGTAGAATTTTCTACATTGATGTTGGTAATCTTCCCAAGAATAAAGCAGAACAATATCTGCGTGAAGTCATGGGACGTTATCGCAACAAACTTGTATATGATGCTAACACGGGTGAAATTAAAGACGATAAAAAATTCATGTCCATGTTGGAAGACTTTTGGCTTCCGAGACGCGAGGGCGGGCGCGGGACTGAAATTACTACCCTCCCTGGCGGGCAAAACCTAGGTGAACTGGAAGACGTTAAGTATTTTCAGAAGAAGCTTTACAAAGCTTTGAATGTGCCCTCATCTAGGCTCGAAACTGAGACTACGTTTAACATCGGTCGCGCTGCTGAAATTACTAGGGACGAAGTTAAGTTCCAGAAATTTATTGCACGCCTCCGTAAGCGTTTCAGTGAACTGTTCATGGATCTTCTGAAAACTCAACTCATTCTCAAAGGCGTTATGTCTTTGGAAGAATGGGATGAGATGAAGGAACATGTTCAGTTCGACTTCATTGCGGATAACTACTTCACTGAACTGAAGGAGATTGAAATTCGTAATGAGCGTATGAACCAAGTTAACACTATGGATCCTTACGTCGGCAAATATTTCTCTATTGATTATATGCGCCGTCAGGTTCTTAAGCAAACTGACCAAGAGATCAAAGAAATTGACAAACAAATCGACTCTGAACGCGAAGCAGGTCTTATTATTGATCCAAATGCAGAGATGGATCCCGCTATGGATCCTAGCAATGCCCCACCAGCAGACGACATGTCCGCTCAAGAAGCTCCAGCGGTAGACGCGGGAGATGCAAAAAGAGGGGAATTCTAAATACTAAATAACAATGTGAGAGGATTATTATGCCTAGCGATATCGCACAACAAATTGTAAAACAAATTTTCGGAGACGAAAAGGCTGCTGCCATCGATTCCGTAAATGATGCTTTGAGTGCATCCGCATTTGACGCAATTCAAGCAAAGAAACTTGAGTTTGCAAAACAAATGGGATTTGATTTGGGTGATACAGGTCAAGATGCCGCCGATGAAGTAGCAGATAAACTTGCTACTGATGATAGCGGTCCCGAGGAAGTAGAAGTCCAAGGGCGCAAACCTGAAGATCCCCCTGCCGAAGAAGAACAACCAGAGGTAACAACCGATGAGACTGATAGCTGAAGAAATTACAACCGTCGATTTTCTCTGTGAAGAGAAAGAAGGCAAGAAAAATTACTTCATTGAAGGAGTATTCTTACAAGCGGAATTGAAAAACCGTAATGGAAGAATGTATCCTCAGAAAACTTTGGCACGCGAAGTTGCTAAATACGATGAGAACTACATTCAAAAAGGGCGTGCTCTTGGCGAATTAGGTCATCCTGATGGTCCTTCCATCAACCTTGATCGTGTTTCTCACAAGATCATGTCTCTTAAGGAAGACGGGAATAACTTTATCGGTAGAGCAAAGTTACTCGATACTCCTATGGGGCAAATCGCTAAAAACCTCCTCGATGAGGGTGTCAAGCTGGGTGTTTCATCTAGAGGCATGGGTTCTATCCGCAAGGAAGAGAACTGCAACGTTGTTATGGATGATTTCATTCTTGCTACTGCTGCTGATATTGTAGCAGATCCTTCCGCTCCTGATGCATTCGTCGATGGCATCATGGAAGGCAAAGAGTGGGTTTGGGATAATGGTATCCTGAAAGAGGCTGCAGTAGCAGAACTTAAGCAGGAAATCGACGAAGCAACTCTTATCAATCTACAGGAGCGTAAAATCTCCGCGTTTGAAGCATTTTTAAAGAGTTTGTAATTTATAAATAAACATAGACAACGCAAAGTATAACGGAGTTTTTACAAATGTCTGAGACCCTCGACAAAGAGTTAGATAATATGGAGCAAGTGGACGAAGGCTCTAACCCTGTCACCAAGAACGCTAAACCTGGCGATCCTATCGACACCTCTAAAGGTGGCGCTAAGAAGGTGATTGACGTAACCACTGATTCGGAAGAAGGTGCTAAAGGCACTAAGAACGCTGGATCTTCTGCTGCAGCTGCAGTAAGTAAGGCACCCGTTCCTTCCACTAAACCGAGTGGTGCATCCGCAAAAATGGAGGATACTGAGGATGGCGAAGAAGAAACAATCGCTGAAACCAAGTATGACTTTACTCAGGATGTTGACGCTCTTGTCGCTGGTGAAGAACTCTCAGAAGAATTCAGAGAGCGTGCAGCAACCCTCTTTGAAGCAGTAGTAACTGCTCGTGTTAACGATGAGGTTAAAGCGTTGCAAGAAGCTTTTGAAACCACTCTGACTGAAGAAGTCGAGAAGGTTCAAACAGAATTGGCTGAAAAAGTAGACGACTATTTGTCTTATGCTGCTGAGAACTGGATGAAGGAAAACGCTCTCCAGATCGAGCACGGCATCAAGACTGAGATGGCTGAGTCGTTCTTTAACGGTCTAAAAGGTCTCTTCATGGAGCACAATTTCAGTGTTCCTGAAGAAAAATTCAACCTGCTTGATGGTATGGCAGGTGAATTAGATGAAATGGAAACAAAGCTCAACGAACAAATCGACGCTAATGTCGCTCTTAACAAGCGTATTGGCGAGTTTGTTAAAATGGAAATTGTGAACGAATGCGCCGCTGGTCTCGCAGAGACTCAAAAGGAGAAGCTTGCTTCCCTGGCAGAGGGTGTTGAGTTTGAAACTGAAGAAGATTTTCGCAAGAAAGTCGAAACGATTAAGGAATCCTACTTCACAAGAAAGGCTGAAGTTGCAGCAGCAACTGAACCCACTGAAGAAGCTTCGGAACCCCTTGTCGAAGAAACAGTTAGCGGATCGATGTCGAAATATGTCGATGCTCTCGCTCGCTGGTCCAAATAATTAAAACTACTTACTTTTCGGAGATACAAATGTCTTTACAACAACTCCAGGAGAAGTGGGCACCCGTTCTGAGTCACGAGTCTCTTCCCGAGATCACAGATACTCATAAGCGCGGCGTTGTTGCACAACTCCTCGAAAACCAAGAAAGAGCACAAGCAGAAGAAGGTCAGATCCTGACTGAAACTCTGCAAACCACAGGTTATACTGGTAGCGACACAGCTACTGGCGCTACCGCAGGTTTCGACCCTGTTCTGATCTCCCTGATCAGACGCTCTATGCCCCAACTGATCGCCTATGATATTGCTGGCGTTCAACCGATGACTGGTCCTACTGGACTGATCTTCGCAATGAGAACTAACTACGGTTCTGAGCGTAGACCTGCTGAGTCTGGTTACGACGAAGCATTCTTCAACGAGCCTAACGCAGGTTTCTCTGGTGGTGGCGGCACTTCCTACGATCCTGGCGCTTCTAGCTCTGCTAACAACGATGCTGAGGGCACCAACCCTGCACTGCTGAACGATTCCCCTGCTGGAACCTATGAGCAGACTGCAGACGCAACTGGCATGACCACTGCAACTGTTGAAGGTCTCGACGACGCTACCTCTGGTTCTGAGTTCCGCGAGATGGGCTTCAGCATCGAGAAGGTTACTGTAACCGCTCGTGCTCGCGCTCTGAAAGCAGAATACAGCATCGAACTCGCACAAGACCTGAAGGCAATTCATGGTCTGGACGCCGAGCAAGAGCTCAGCAACATTCTCTCTACTGAGATCCTTGCTGAAATCAACCGCGAAGTTGTTAGAACTATCTACACCAACGCTGTTGCTGGCGCTCAGAACAACACTGCTACTGCTGGTAAGTTCGACCTCGATGTCGATTCCAACGGTCGCTGGTCTGTTGAGAAGTTCAAAGGTCTTCTGTTCCAGATTGAGAGAGATTGCAACGCAATCGGTCATCAGACTCGTCGCGGGAAGGGCAACATCCTGATCGCTTCTGCTGATGTCGTTTCTGCTCTCGGCATGGCAGGCGTTCTCGATTACGCTCCTGCTCTGGCTGGTAACAACGGTCTGATCCCCGATGACAACTCCAGCACTCTGGTCGGCACCCTGAACGGTCGCATCAAGGTCTACGTTGATCCTTATTCTGCTAACGTTGCTGATAAGCACTACTACGTTGCAGGTTATAAGGGCACTTCTCCTTATGACGCAGGTCTGTTCTATTGCCCCTACGTCCCCCTCCAGCAAGTTCGTGCAATCAACCCGAACACCTTCCAGCCCAAGATCGGCTTCAAGACTCGCTACGGCATGGTCTCGAACCCCTTCGCACAGGGTCTGACTCAGGGTTCTGGCGCACTGACCGCTAACTCCAACAAGTATTATCGTCGTGTCCAGGTTGCTAACCTGATGTGATGTCAGCCCTAATGGGCATACTTGAACTAAGGACCCTTCGGGGTCCTTTTTTATTGACTAGGCATAAATTATTGTTGCCTGTTATACAAAATGTCAGGGTTTCCATATAAGTAGTAATAGAATTATGAGAGGTGGAAAAATGATCCCAAACTCAACTTATATTATTGTTCCCAGTTATGGAGTGAGATCATGCACAATCTTTCCTCGCGCAATCAACTAAACGAGTGGCGTCATTTTGAAGATACTATAGACGAATTGACTGTCGAGAATCAAAAAATTAATGACTACTACGAGTGTTTGATTGAGTGCGATATCCAACACCAAAATCAATGTAAGAAAATTTGTAAGAGGTTACTACTATGAAATGAAACCTTATAAATAAAACTACCGTGTGAAGGAAGTGACTGGGGGGCAAAATCGCCCCTCTTTTTTTATGCTAAATAATTTTACTCTGACTCCTATATCATGGACTATAAACCATACTCACCAGAGTGGCATCGTAAAAGATACCTGAAAGAAGCAATCGACAAATACTTCGATGACTATGTGGACAACGAAGTCATCTATGAAGACATCATGAACATTCTAGGTGATAGAATGACTAGTGCGATCGATGAGGTCAATAAGGTTCTTGACTTAAAAGACAAACTGAAGACGAACTAACATGCTGTCAACTAAGTATCGACTCCGACTGGAGTCTATCTGTAGATGCATTGCAAATAAGGAACAAGTTCCTTTAGAAGATATGATCTGGGCAGAAAAACTTGCCAAGGCACATACACTTGCAAGAGACTGGTTAAACAAAGCACGTCGTCAAGCTGCTCAAGATATTCAAGAGGGTAGCATGGATGATTTTATGAATAAGATGGGATTAGGCGACCCCGACCCATCTAATTACAAAACGGGGTTTGAAGGTGCCGATGAAATTGTAGATTGGTTCCAAAGAGATAAACCTGACGACTGGAGACAACGTGATTGAAAAAATTACTCCTGAAACATATGAAAAAATGAACGAGGAGTTTGAAGAAGAAGGTCTTGCCTTCAGAATTAATGTTCCCACTCAAGAAGAAATAGACAAATGGCAAGCTGGTATAGCGAACAATTAACAAATAGAAACTTTCTTTCTCCAATTGGATTCTTGTTCTTATTGGACAAAGCAAAGAAGGTTTCTTTCTTGTGCCAGAAAGCGGAGATTCCCGAATTAACATTAGGGACAGTCGATATCCCAACGGCAGGTTTAGTTCGTATGCCAAGAGAAGGCAATGTCATCTATAATGTATTGTCACTAGACTTCATCGTAGATGAAGATCTAAGAAATTATATGGAGTTACACAATTGGATGCGTGCATTAGGAACTCCTCAGTATTACGATGAACGTAAAGACTGGAAAGATAAGTATGCAGAGTCTCCATCAGAAGATGTTAGATTCTCTGATGCAACGTTACAAGTTTTGAATAACAATAATAATGCAAACTTTGACGTTGTATTCAAAGACTTATTTCCTATTGCACTGTCAACTCTGGCATTTGATGTTTCTAGAACCGATAATGAGTTCATGATCGCGACAGCAACATTCCAATACACTCTGTATGAAATCAGAAATGTTAACAGTTCGACTAGAAGATGATAGAATGGAAACAACACATGCTTGATCATTATGTTCTCACTCCTGAAGAGAGAACACTTCTAAAAGAAGGACCCAAAAGTCTAGCACAAGCATGGCATTTACAAGCACTAAAGTATCGTTATGAATCTGGAAAGTCTACAAGACATGTGGAAGGTTGATTCCGTTCTGGATGATGACCTTCATGATAATGACTCCTTAGCAATCCCCCAACTTCATATGAAATATATGGAGTATCACAACACATATTCCCTCATGAAAAAAGAACGTGAGATGGAAATGAAAAGATTGCTAAAAGAAAAATGGATATACTACAAGGGTAAAGCACCCTCTGCTGTATATAAAGAGATGCCATTTGATCTCAAACTTACTACTAAGGAAGAGATCACAATGTTTATCGAAGCAGATACTGACATTCAAAAGTGTCAATATAAGATTGAATACATAGATCAAGTGCTCTTCTTCCTTGATGGGGTATTGCGGATGATCAACAACCGCACATACCATATCAAAAATGCTATCGAGTGGAAGAGGTTTCAGAATGGATTCTAATGAACTACGGATTATATTATAAGGATGTAGTCTTCAATCGACAGGCTATGAACATCGTCAATAGAGTCTTAAGTGGAGACTTGAATTGGGAACGGGGTAAAATATTTAATAGCAGACAATCAAATAGAAGTTCTGAAATAGCATGGATAGGGGATCGTGAACTCCTGTCCATGCTTTTGCGTATGGTGAAAAAAATTAATCATGATGCACATTGGAATCTAAGTATTACTGGTGTAGAAGCAGTCCAATATGGCATCTATGGTAAAGACGATTTTTACGACTGGCATGTGGATCAACATCCAAAACCTGTCAGGGGTAATGTGAGAAAGATTAGTATGACTCTCTTCTTAAATGATGATTACGAAGGGGGCGAGTTTGATTTGGAGATATATAGACCAGATGTAGATCCAAGGTATAAAACTTTTAAGTTGAAACCTGGGTCTGCTATTTTTTTCCAAGGTGATCAATGGCATCGGGTTCGCCCTGTCACATCTGGAGTAAGAAAATCTCTTGTAGCATGGTTTTATGGACCCCCGTATGTCTGATTTGATTATCAAGAAGAAGAACGAAGTTTATTTAAAAGTTGAGGCAGAACCTCATATCAATTATGAATTAGCTGACTTCTTTACCTTTGAAGTGGAGTCTGCAAAATTCATGCAGAAGACTCGTCGCTACAAAGGTTGGGATGGAAAGATCCGTCTCTACTCGCCAGGGACGGGAGAAATTTACTGTGGTCTCATCGACTATCTTTTAGACTGGGTAGATAAGAAAGGGTATGACTGTAAGGTAGAAGATTGTAAGTATTTTGGTCATCCTCTGTCAGAGAATCCTATGATCACTCCCAGGTCGGTTGTAGGGTTCGTAAAATCACTGTGCCTACCCCCGTCTCTTCAGGTTCGAGATTATCAATATAAGGCAATATACGAAGCACTGAAATACAACCGACGATTACTATTATCCCCCACAGCATCAGGGAAGTCTCTGATGATCTATGCATTAGTTAGATTCCATACGAATGTTGATAGAAACGTATTAATTGTAGTCCCTACTACGTCTCTTGTCGAGCAGATGTATAAAGACTTTGAAGAATACGGATGGATGGCGACCAAAGATTGTCACAAGATATATGCGGGGGCAGAAAAATACACGGACCATAGCGTAGTAATTACCACTTGGCAGTCTATCTACAAGGAACCGCGTAAGTGGTTTGATCGGTTTGACGTTGTGATCGGTGACGAGGCTCACCAATTCAAAGCTAAATCTCTTACTACGCTGATGTCTAAGTTGCATGAATGTAAGTATCGAATTGGTTTTACAGGAACATTAGACGGTGCGAATGTCAACCAACTTGTATTAGAAGGTCTATTTGGTAGATGCTCTCAAGTTACAAGAACTGCACAATTGATGCAAGCAGGACATGTTGCAAAATTAAAAGTCAAGATTGTCCTCTGTAAACATGAGGAAAAATTATTTGAAGGTTACCAAGATGAAATTGGTTACCTAGTTGAACATGAAGGTCGCAACAAATTCATCCGTAATCTTGCTTGCGATCTTAAAGGAAATACACTTATCCTCTTCAACTATGTAGAACGTCACGGGGTGCCCCTTTACGAACTGATAAATAGTCACACAGAGAGACCCGTGCATTTTGTGCATGGTGGTGTGGATGTTGATGATCGAGAAGAAATTCGTCAATTAACTGAGCAATCAGATGATGCGATTATCGTTGCTTCATACGGCACATTCTCAACAGGGATCAACATCAAAAGATTACATAACGTTATTTTTGCCTCTCCTTCTAAGTCCAGAGTGAGGAACCTACAATCCATAGGTAGAGTTCTAAGGAAAGGTCAAAATAAATCACAAGCAACATTATATGATATTGCGGATGATATTTCCACTGATAGAGGGAACAATTACACTCTCAATCACTTGATGGAAAGAATCAAAGTATATAACGAAGAAAAATTTCAGTATGAGATCATAGATGTAAAACTAAAAGCTTATGATTAATTTCGCAAAACACGACGAAGAATTCCACGGTATTTTCAAACTAGTAAGTGGAGAAGAAATTCTCGCTAAGGCAGTCTTGACTGATGACAATGGTGAAACACTGTGCTTTATTTCTGATCCCGTGATGATCCAAACAATCACCAAAGAGATTGACGACACCAAAGTATTACGGGGGATGGGATTCACAAAATGGATGCCCATGTCCGACGAAGAGTTTTATATTCTCAGGGAAAAGGACATCATGACGATTGCTTCCATGAGTAGTCCTGTCGTCCTCATGTATGAAGCATATATCATTGGTGATGATATTTCTGAGGCACGAAAAGGAAAACGACTAGTCGAGTCCGCAGAAGCAGAAGGATACTTGGGAACAATTGATGAAGCCCGAGCACAACTAGAAAAGATATTTAAAGCTAATAGCTAGATCTATCCTTGAACCCTTACATGGTTATTCTACTTAGAATTCACTAAGTTGTCAAGTTTTGACTATTATGTTATAATTTAAACAAAGCGAAAAGGTATATGAAAACTCAACCCAAAAAGCGACAACATTATGTTGATAACCAGGAGTTTCTTGCTGCCATCATTAAATATCGCGAGAAAGTTTTAATTGCAAAAGAAAAGGGATTACCTAAACCCAGAGTTAGTAATTACATTGGTGGGTGTTTTTTGAAGATTGCGACGCACCTTTCTTATCGTCCTAACTTCATCAATTACATGTATAAAGATGATATGGTCTGTGATGGTATTGAGAACTGTATTCAATATATTGATAATTTTGATCCTGCTAAGTCAAAGAATCCCTTTGCTTATTTCACGCAGATTGTATACTATGCTTTCCTCAGGCGGATTGCTAAAGAAAAGAGACAGATGGATATCAAGGACAAAATCCTTGAGAAATCAGGTTACGACCATGTATTTACGGTTGACGGAGACGCCGATGCAGGTTATAATCAGATCAAGTCCCGTGTTGAAATGAATTCTAAACGATGAAAATCCTACTCATTACCGATCAGCATTTTGGTGTTCGGAATGACAACCAGTATTTTATTGACCACTACAAAAAATTTTATGGGCAAGTAGTCCTACCATTCATAGACGCATATAAAATTGATACAGTCATTGCACTGGGCGATACTTTTGATAAGCGTCGCTCTATCAATTTCATGTCTTTGGAAGCATCTAAGGATATGTGGTTTGATCCTCTGGCAGAGAGGAACATTCGTATGCACATGCTTGTAGGCAATCATGACATCTACTACAAAAACACTCTACGAATTAATGCCCCAAGCGAACTCCTCTTGGGATACAGTAACATCACTGTCCACGATCGACCTACTACCGTTGATTTTGATAGTCTTCCTATACTTTTTCTGCCTTGGATATGTGACGAGAACTACGACGAATCCCTTCGAGCTATTACAGAAAGTTCTGCTCCTGTCACTATGGGGCATTTGGAGCTTAACGGGTTTGAGGCTCATCCTGGTCATGTGATGCTGAACGGCATGGATGTTTCCATGTTTAGGAAATTCAAGAAAGTGTTCAGTGGACACTATCATATGAAGTCAAATCGAGATAATATTTACTATCTCGGTAATCCGTATCAATTGTATTGGAATGATTATGGATGTAAAAGAGGATTCCATGTGTTCGACACAGACACTCTTAAGACTACTTTCTACCGAAATCCCTTTAATACTTTTCATAAGCTTTATTATAATGGTGGGATTAGTATCGCAGATGAGAGCGAGTTGGAAGGAACATTCGTAAAATTAATTGTAGAAGATAAGGGAGATTATTCAAAGTTTGATTACAACATCAAACGTCTTCAAGATATGAGTCTTGCTGATTTGAAAATCGTTGAAGATCTGAGTGTTGCTTTGGAGAATGGATCTGAGGTCGTAGAAACCGAAGATACAATGACTTTGCTGGACAAATATATAGATGACATAGACACAAAAGTAGACAAAAGTAATATTAAAACTGTGATGAGGTCTTTGTATGTTGAAGCATCAGAACTATAATGTTTATAATCACAGATGAAAAGACGGGTGGTGTTTATGCCACCAAAAATAAGGACAAGAAAAAAATTGTTCAAGTCTTTGAGCAATCAGATGATGCTGAACGATACATTGCTTATCTTGAAGCAGAAGACTATCCAGATAAATTAGAAGTCATGGAAGTCGATACCGATATTGTTGCTATGAATTGTGATAATTATGGGTATAACTATGCTATAGTAGGCGCTAACGAACTGTTAATTCCACCTTGTGATTGAATGATTATTTTTGAAAGTATTCGTTGGAAGAATTTTCTTTCGACAGGTGACCAGTGGACTGAAATTGATTTGAATGAATATAGTTCAACTCTAATTGTTGGAACTAATGGTGCAGGGAAATCGACTATGCTCGATGCCCTGTGTTTTGGTTTGTTCAATAAACCCTTTCGTAAAATCAATAGGGGGCAGTTGGTTAATAGTATCAATGAAAAATCAACTAAAGTAGAAGTTTGTTTTTCTATTGGTAAAGATGAGTATCGTGTATTCCGAGGAATCAAACCCAATGTCTTTGAACTTTATAAGAACAATAAACTGGTTGACCAGGATGCTGCTGCCAAAGACACTCAGAAATACTTGGAGCAATCAGTCCTCAAACTCAATTTCAAAAGTTTTACTCAAGTTGTCATATTGGGATCATCAACTTTTGTCCCCTTCATGCAACTCCCAGCAGCTCACCGACGAGAAGTTATTGAAGATCTACTCGATATCAACATCTTCTCAAACATGAATCAGTTGCTGAAGGATAGAGTCCGAACAGCACAGAGTCAAAGTAATGATTGCACTCATCTGCTCAATATTGCAGAAGAAAGAGTTGAGTCTCAAGAACGACTGATTCAGTCTCTCGCTCAGGTAAATACTTCTCGTCAACAAGAAAAAGAAGATAAGATTAAAACTAATTTAGAATCAATTGAGTCTGTAAAGGCAGAGAAAGAAAAGTATGAACTGCAGTTGATCAAAGAAGAGTCTAATCTTGTCGGTGTCGATAATCATAAAGAACTTCTGACCAGTCTTCGTCAAACTCAATCAGATACTAATTCTGAATTGAAGTCTGCTGCAAAAGAATTGAAGTTTTTCAAGACACATGATGAGTGTCCTACTTGCTCTCAACAGATTGAAAAGGAATTCAAGAATGCAGCGATTGGTGGTCTAGAGCAAAAGGGTAAGAAACTCACTAAAGAAATCAAGTCTCTGACAGAACAGATCAATGATACTGTTACTGTCATTGAACAAATGGATGCCATTTCAAAGCAGTGTTTTGAAACCAGGAATAAAATTACTCGTAGTGAAAGAGAAATCGTTCGTTTGGAGTTTGAAAATCTCAATCTGAAAGATGAGTTGATTAAACTACAGACAGATACTCCCAATATGGATAAGGAAAAGGAGTCACTCGTCTCGTTCCAGAATGATTTAGAAACAACAAAAACTGACTGTGGTAAGATCAGTCAAACACTAGATGAATATCGAGTTGTATCAAATTTGCTCAAAGATTCTGGTATCAAGAGTCAGATTATCAAAAAATATGTTCCTATTTTCAATAATCTGATTAATAAATATCTTCACAGTATGGACTTCTTTGTCAACTTCACGCTTGATGAAGAGTTTGGTGAAGTTATTAAAAGTAGATTCAGAGATGAATTTTCTTATTCATCGTTTTCTGAAGGTGAAAAGCAAAAGATTGACCTAGCACTTTTATTCACTTGGCGTGAAGTTGCTCGTATGAAGAATAGCGTTGCTACTAATCTTTTAATTCTTGATGAAGTATTTGATAGTTCACTCGATGCTTCTGCTACGGGAGAACTTTTGTCAATCCTTCGTAGTCTTGGTAACGATGCGAACGTGTTTGTCATCTCACACAAAGGTGACATTCTTGTAGATAAATTTTTAAGGACGATTAAATTTGAAAAAGTCAACGACTTCTCAAAAATGTCTGACGATTCGTAAAGTATGGAGAATCTGGGCAAAAGCATTAGGACAAAAAGATGGACGAGATGACCGAGAGGCTGATACTATTGCTGGCATACGCACCTTTATTCTTATTTCTTACATGGTTACCAACGTGGCTATCGTTGCCAATGCTGTTCGACATTGGGACGATGTAAAAAGTGGCACACCTGTTGTCCAATGCGATTCTGATCTGCTATAATACAAAGGTAATCACGAGAAAAGGATGATCAATCAGGAAGTCAAAGGAACCCTTGCCAAACTGCTCGCCACTGAAAACCTCACTGTGGAGCATCGTAAAGTCAGCACCGCTGCATTTGACGTTGATAAGCGTGTTCTGATTCTTCCTATCTGGAAGACTGCTTCTAGCACCGTCTATGACCTTCTGGTGGGACATGAGGTGGGTCATGCACTCTACACTCCAAACATGGATCTTCGGGGTGCTTCTAAGTCCTTTGTGAATGTCCTAGAGGATGCTCGCATTGAGCGTATGATGAAGGTCACCTATCCTGGTCTCCGTAAGTCCTTCTTTGAAGGTTACAAGCAACTCTGGGACATGGATTTCTTTGGAGTGAAGGGTGATGATGTAGAGACTATTTCTTTGATTGATCGTATCAATCTATATTTCAAAGGTAATCCCCAGATGCCCTTCAGTGATGAAGAAATGGTATGGGTTCGTAGAGCAGCAACTACTAAAACTTTTGATGATGTTCTAGAACTTGCTCGCGATCTGTATGATTACTGTGCTCAAAAGCAAGAAGAGAAAGAAGAAATGCCACCAATGCCTCAGTCTGAGGATGGTGAGCAGAGTGCAGATCGTGAGGAAGAAATGAATCCTTCTGCAGATGATGGTGAAATGGAAAGTAACGATGACGGAGAATCTGAGCAGCAAGAACCTGAAGAACGTGATGATGCTCAACTAGAAGTTCCTTCTTATCAAGGTGGTGCAGATGTTGATGAAACTAAATCTGTAACCGATGAAGCACTTGCTCAGGCACTAGAAACTCTCATTGATGATAATGCTAAAGAATGGGTATACCTTTCTATTCCCGATCCAGATGTTGATGAATACATCACGACTTATGATGTTGTTCAAGAAAATCTTCAAAATCATTTTTATGATGACACCCGTCCTTATGATTGGGCAGAGAATATTCAGTTTGCTATAGATCATTACAATACTTTTAAAAAGGACACTCAAAAGACTGTCAACTATCTGTGTAAGCAGTTTGAAATGAAGAAGTCTGCAGATGAATATCGTCGTGCTGCAACTGCAAAAACAGGTGTTATTGATACCAATAAATTGCACACCTACAAATACAATGATGACATCTTCAAGAAAGTCACTGTTATTCCTGAAGGAAAGAATCATGGTCTTGTCATGCATGTTGACTGGTCTGGTTCTATGCAATACCAGTTGCTTGATACTTTGAAGCAAACTTACAATCTTATTTGGTTCTGTAAGAAGTCTGGAATTCCATTCAGGGTTTATGCTTTCCAATCTGGATATGGATATGGAGACACCGATAATTCATCTGAAGGTCAAGATGAAAATGCACTTGCTATTTCTTCTGACTTCCGTCTTCTTGAATTGTTCTCTTCTCGTCAGAATAAGCAGTCTCTAGAGAAGTCTATGCAACTGGTATATACTCAGGTGTTTGCTATGAATGGTTGGCGCTTGAGGCATTACAGTCCATATACTTTAGGTGGCACTCCTTTGGCAGAAGCAATTTATTGCACTCGTAAAATTGTTGCTAAGATGAAGCGTGTTGAGCGTGTGACTAAAGTAAATGTTATCTGTCTGACTGATGGTGAAGCAAATCCTATCAGTTATGTCAGGCAAGAACCTGAAGATCACCCATATCGTGCTGGTGAATGGCGCTATTCCTATCTGTGCCATATGCGTGGTAAGTTGTTCTTCCTTCGCGATCCCAAGACTGGTTATTCTCGCAAGATTTCAACCAGTCCTTATGAAACTACAAAGGAAATTGTATCTTTCTATCGTGAAATTACTGACTACAATTGGATTGGTATTCGTCTCTGTAGTAAACAGGATCTGACTCGTTTGGTCAATGAGTTTGCTGCTGATCAGAGAGATGAAATCGATAAGTCTTGGAAGAAGGAACGCTTTGCTTCAATCAAAGATCGTGCAGGATTCACAGAATCATTCTTCATGCCTGATAAGAACACTGGTCATGGAAGCATGGATCTAGATGTTAAGCAGAAGAGTGAAGTTGCAACTAAAGCAGAACTTACTCGTGCATTCAAAAAGCATATGGGTTCAAAGATGGCAAATAAAACTATCCTTAATCGTTTCATTGAGCAAATCGCATGAAAGTTAAAGTTCAACTCTTTGTTGCTGGCACCCTTTTCGATGAAGTGGTTCAAGCCAGGGACTACGAACATGCCAGGGAGATTGCCCTAGCACGAAACCCAGGAGCAACAGTTGTCCATGTGACAGCAGTGTTCGACTAAATAACTGTCCACTGACCTGTCCTATGGGCAGGTCTTCTGCTATAATAACTGTATAAACAAACAAACGAATCCATGCCTTTCGCTCCAAATCCTGTCACTACCGAACAACTCGTCAAGTATCTCACTACGAATGCTGGCACTGAAGTCGGATGTCAGAACATCCGCGAGGCAGCAAATCAACTTAATGTATCCTATGCCACTGCCTGTAAGCGACTCAAGTCTTATAAATCAGGTGTGGGTAAGTGGAATTTGACTGTCCAAGAAATTGAACAGGCATATGAAGCACCTTCTGCCGTTTCCTCTGCAAACTACATTCCAGAAAAAGATGATTCCTTCGTCCAGTTTGGTAACTTTCAATCTCTTAAAAAAATTATTGCGTCCCGTAAGTTCTACCCTGCGTTTATCACGGGTCTCTCGGGCAATGGTAAGACGCTCTCTGTTGAGCAAGTCTGTGCCGCAACGAAGAGGGAGTTGATTCGTGTCAACATCACCATCGAAACGGACGAAGACGATCTTATTGGTGGTTTCCGTCTTGTCAATGGCGACACTGTTTGGCATAATGGTCCAGTCATCGAAGCTCTGGAGCGGGGAGCTGTGTTGCTTCTAGACGAGATCGATCTCGCTAGTAATAAGATTCTTTGCCTTCAGTCAGTTTTGGAAGGAAAGGGTGTATTCTTGAAGAAAATCGGAAAATACATCAATCCAAAGGCAGGTTTTAATGTTATTGCAACTGCAAATACTAAAGGTAAAGGCTCTGATGACGGTCGCTTTGTTGGAACTAATATTCTTAATGAAGCTTTCCTTGAGCGATTCCCCGTCACGTTTGAACAGGACTATCCTGCCGCTACCGTTGAAACTAAGATTCTGATCAACTGTGGTGCAGATCAAGAGTTTGCTGATAACCTGGTCAAGTGGGCAGGTGTAATCCGCAAGACTTTCTTTGATGGTGGAGTTGATGAAGTCATCACCACTCGTCGTCTGGTTCACATTGTTCAAGCGTATCAAATCTTTGGTGATCGCTTGGATGCTATCACCAAGTGTGTCAATCGTTTCGATGATGACACTAAGCAATCTTTCCTTGACCTTTATACAAAGGTTGACGCGGGAGAAGATTCCGAATATAATACTGAAAACTCTGACCTTCTGAATGATCAATGAAGTATAATGAAGAGGAGCTCCTAACGGAGCTTCGTGACTATATCATTGGCACATACAATCAGCACTACGCAACTGACAAGATTCAAACGCTAGACCTGATTGATGCCTGTGGCGATGCTGAAGCATTCTGTAGGAGCAACATCCTAAAGTATGCATCCCGTTATGATAAGAAGGGAACTGCCCGTCGTGACATTATCAAGATTCTGCACTACGGTCTCCTTCTTCTTTATTTCAGCGACCAATCTGCAAACCGTGAAAACTATCCTCAATGACCGTAATCTCTAAACCGACAATTGAAGTCCTCAAGAACTTTTGTTCAATCAACAAATCTATTGTCATCAAACCTGGCAATAAAATTTCTACTCTTAGCATCAATAAGAATATTCTTGCTGTCGCTGAAGTCGAAGAGACCTTTGATTCGCAGATTAGCATTTACGACTTGGGTGTATTCCTGGGCGGTTTGTCTCTCTTTGATGCGCCAAAGATCGATACTACCCAGTCCAATTACGTCACTGTAAGCGATCAACGTGGTAAGTCTAAGACTCGGTATTTTTATGCTGATCCTGACATCATCACGCAACCACCTGAACGTGAGATTGAACTTCCTTCTAAGGATGTTTCTTTCCGTCTGGAATCCAATGTTCTGCAGCAACTGCAACGTGCTGCTATGGTGTATCAACTTCCTGATCTGTGTCTGCATGGTAATGGTGAGTCCATGGAACTGTGTGTAACTGATAAGAAGAATGACACTTCCAATAGTTATTCTGTTGACGTTGGTGAGACTGATGAAGAGTTCTGTTTCTGCTTCAAAGTTGAGAACCTGAAACTGCTTGCTGGTGACTACGATGTTTCTTTGAGCAAGACTAATGTTGCTCAGTTTCAAGGTGATGGAATCAAGTATTTGATTGCTCTGGAACCCAATACCTGATGAAACACATTCTTTTTACTTTGAAGGGTTGTCCTTTTGAGTTGCTTGATGATGAAGAAAACATCAGAATGCTTCTTTACAGGGCAACTAAAGAATGTAAGTCAACACTACTCAATCTGTCAACGCATAAGTTTGAACCTCAGGGTGTAACTGGTGTTGCCATGCTTGCTGAATCTCATATTAGTATTCACACTTGGCCAGAAAAAGGTATGGCAGTCTGTGATGTTTTTACTTGTGGTGACACTGCTACACCTCAGGATGGTGTAGAATATATGAAAGATCAGTTGAAGGCAACTGATATTATTTGTAATGAATTTGAACGACCTTTAGAATGAATGATTTCCTTTGGGTTGAGAAGTATCGTCCTCAGAAAGTTGAGGACTGTATTCTTCCCGACAACGTAAAACACACCTTTCAGAGTTTCATTGACCAGGGTGAGATTCCAAATCTTCTCTTGTCTGGAACTGCTGGTGTTGGCAAAACAACTATTGCCAAGGCACTATGTAATGAACTTGGAGCAGACTACTATGTTATCAATGGATCGGATGAAGGTCGATTCTTGGACACTGTTCGCAATCAGGCAAAGAACTTTGCCTCTACTGCTTCTCTCACTTCTTCTAGTAAGCACAAAGTGCTTATCATTGATGAAGCAGATAACACAACACCAGACGTTCAACTCCTCCTCAGGGCGAGCATCGAAGAATTTCAGAAAAATTGCAGATTCATCTTCACCTGCAATTTCAAAAATAAGATCATCGAACCTCTACATAGTAGGACGACTGTAGTTGAATTCAATGTCAGAGGTCAAACTAAACAACAATTGGCGGGAGCGTTTTTCAAACGTTGCCAGGACATTCTCAACCGCGAGGAGGTCGCCTTCCAACCTAGAGTTGTTGCTGAGGTCGTCCAGAAATACTTCCCCGACTTCCGACGAACCCTCAATGAACTGCAGCGATACGCAAGCACTGGGTCTATTGACACTGGCATTCTGGCGGCGCTAGGTGATGCTAACGTAGATTCTCTCGTTAGTTCTCTCCGTAATAAGAAGTTCAATGATGTCAAGAAATGGGTCACCCAAAATCTTGACAGCGATCCGACTTCTATCATGCGTAAACTCTATGACAGTCTATCCTCTGTGATGGAAGGTCCTAGCATTGCTGCAGCAGTTCTAATTATCGCAGAATATCAATATAAGTCAGCGTTTGCTGTAGACCAGGAGATTAATCTTCTTGCCTGCCTTACACAAATTATGTTGGAGTGCGAATTCAAGTAATCTAATATACAATTAATACATTAATATGTCCATTAAAAAATATACAGAACTTACTAGGCAAAAACTTAAAACAGAAAATCCCACACAACAGCAAAAAAATCAGCATGAATCACACAGAGCAAGAGTAGAAAGAGGAAAGACACAAGTTTACAATGAATTTATGAGACGTGGTGGATGTTGTGAATTTTGTGGTATTAAAGAAACTTTCGATATTTACGAATGGCATCATGTCAATGATATGGATCCAAAGAACAAACGTATTGGAACATATGTTGGTCAACACCCATCGCCAATGAAACTTCAAGCTGAACTTTATAAATGTGTGGTATTATGTCCTAACTGCCATCGTAAGTTTCATCACGATCTTTGTTGTATGTTTGAGCATAAACAACAGCACATAGATGGATCATATTACTCTACCGAATATGATGGACCCGAACCTGAACCCGAACCGACTCCTTTAGAATTATTATTTTAGAATTGTTATGGACGTAAGACACCAAGTTAAATCACAATGGTATTACTGGTTCTGGGGTGCTGCAACAGTCGCAGTAGTTGCAGGACAAATTTATATTGGAACTGGATATCGTGCGATGTCACAGTCTCTTATTGAACTCACTCAAACTTTGAAATGACCTCTTTGAAAACCCCCCTTCGTTATCCTGGTGGAAAGTCTCGCGCCGTTAAAAAGATGGCACAATACTTTCCACTTTTTTCTGACTATAAAGAGTTTCGTGAACCTTTCCTTGGTGGTGGTTCTGTAGCACTCTACATTACACAGATGTATCCTCATCTAGATATCTGGGTGAATGATCTGTATGAACCGCTCTATACGTTCTGGAAGCAACTCCAGTTGAATGCTGATGAAATTAAGAACCAACTTGTCCAACTTAAACAAAGGCACCCTGATCCCAGTTCAGCGAAAGTTCTCTTTCTGGAATCCAAAGAGTATCTTGGACAAGACCCCCGAAGGACTGATGCTACGGCTCGTGCTGTCAGTTTCTATATTGTTAACAAGTGCTCTTTTTCTGGTCTCTCTGAGTCCTCCTCGTTCAGCAAGCAGGCGTCAGACAACAACTTTAGTATGCGAGGAATTGAGAAACTCCCCTACTATGGGCAACTCATTAAAAAATGGCAAATTACTAACCTGCCGTATGAGCAACTTTTGACTGACGAGAAAGATATTTTTGTATATCTAGATCCCCCATACGATATCAAGACAAATCTCTATGGTAAGATGGGTAACATGCATAGAGGATTCGATCACGATAAATTCTTTTACGATTGTGATAAAGCACAATGTGATCAGATGGTCTCCTATAACTCTTCTAATTTGATCAAGTCTCGCTTTATCGATTGGAAACCCTATGAGTATGATCATACCTACACCATGCGAAGTGTCGGTGAATACATGCAAGAACAACAATCCCGTAAAGAACTTCTTCTCCTAAATTATGTCGTATGATGAAAGGTATCCTCTAAAGGATTATCTAAACACTATTAATCTAACAAAGAAAAACTTGATGGAGGATGAGGATCCTGGTTGGGAAAAGAACTATCCTCCTTATGTGATTAACAAGTGTCTTGCATATCACATGGATACTGTGATGCTTGCTAATGAAATGAATATGCATCCTCACCTAGACAAGAAATTGCAATATGATTTCTTTATAAATACCGTCAGGTCCCGTAAGAGATTTTCTCCATGGGGCAAAAAACAAAAGGTGAAAGATCTAGAGTATGTCAAGCAATACTACGGTTACTCAACCGAGAAGGCATTGCAAGCATTGAGGATTCTATCTCCTACACAGTTAGATTACATTAAGGATAAATTGAACCGAGGAGGTAAGAACAGATGACGGAACTTAAAGAAGTTCAGTGGAATAAAAATGATATGGTAGAAGTTAATCTGAAAGAACCAGATGACTTTCTAAAGGTGCGTGAAACTCTTACCCGTATCGGTGTAGCTTCTAGAAAGGAAAAGAAGTTATATCAATCATGCCATATCCTTCATAAGAAGGGACAGTATTATATTGTTCACTTCAAAGAATTATTCGCACTCGATGGCAAGAAGGCAAACCTGTCCGAGAATGATGTTCAGAGACGCAACCGTATTATTAAGTTGCTGTCTGACTGGGGACTGGTGGAGATTGTCAAAGAAGATGCAGTTAAAGATGCTGCTCCATTGAGTCAAATTAAAGTTATTGCATACAAAGAAAAATCTGAGTGGACTCTTGAGTCTAAGTATAACATCGGTAAGAAACGTCAAGTTACAGATTCCTAAATAGAGCTGCCACGCTTTTTACGAATGCCAGAAGAAGTAAAACAAGAAGAACCTAAAAAGAAAGGTATCTTTGGTAAACTCAAAGAGGCATCTGAAGATAAGGAAGAGCAACTAGCGATATTATCTACGTTTGTAAGGTTAGGAATTTTGATATGGTCTGGTGGCATCTTGACCTTGGCATATGTAGATCTTCCTAAAGCACTTCAGTTTCCTGAACAAGATCTCGATCCGACCTTCATAGCCTCCGTGTTCACTGGGGTTTTAGCTACGTTCGGGGTTCAGACAGCAAAGAAATCTGGCGATGGCACCATGAAAATGAATGGTGCTAACGGTGCTGCCGCTGCTGCTGGTGGTATCACTAAAGCGGATTTAGAGAAACTGATCGAGGCTGCAAAGTCTAGTGGTCCTGTTCAAACTATTAAAGTTGAACAAGCACCGCTTAAGATCACTACAGATGACACTTACAAAATGTAATACCATGCAGAAAATTATTAACGTATTAGCAGTCCTATCATTCGCTGGTGTCGCAGGCATCGTGGGTGGTGGGACTTATGTTTATTTTCAAAGAGATGCACTGATCGAATCCGCTAAGGCGAAGATCACTGCAGCGGCAACAGAGGCGCTTACAGGAGCACTTCCTGGCATGTTAGACAGCGCAGTTCCTTCAGCTATGCCTGAGGCGACAAGTTTGCCTGTTCCCGTTAAACTACCAGGACAATGAAACCCTTACACTGGTTTGCAGGTGGGCTCGGTGTCATTCTTGGCATTGGGCACATTGGTATGATTGGGATGATTGCTGGACGCAATACATTCCCGACTATCAATCCACCTGTAGGTGAATATTCATCTTACACCGCAAAGGTTGGTCGTGATGGGTATGAGATTGATTACAAAGGCAATGATCCTAAAACCATGGAGGTTGAAAAGTTTGTCGATAAGAAGAATGGATTCTTCGGTATCGGTGGTAAATCTGTTGTAACCTTCAAAGAAGAATATACTATGGATGGTGCTCGGCACCTGGGGAAGAATTCTCAGGGAAAGATGAGTGCCGCCAACGTCGCGTGTATCAAGGCAACGGGCGGTGGCGAACAAACAGGACGTGTGGTCGGCGCTAGTATGGGTGCCGCTGCTGCTGGTTATGTCACAGGCATACCCTTCGTAGGACCCGTTCTAGGCGGTCTGGTTGCTATCTTCGGATCCGATAAAGGTGCTGAGGTTGGCGGTGAAATTGCTAGTGAATTAAGTGAGGACTGTGAGGATGGAGATACCAAAGATTGATATACCTCGTAGGGAGATCGGCGTTCAGCAGATCCCTAGGGTATACACTCCAGAATGGTTGAAGGAAGCACCTACGGTCATTCCTCCCAATCCCCCAGTAACAAGTCAGATTGGTGTTCCTATCATTAATATACCTGGGTGTGTTGAAGCACATGAACGAAACAAAGAGTCGCTGAAGATCGATGACCCTAGAGGTGTGAAGGTCTTCTGCGATTCTGGTGTGCCATCGTTTAATCCTATTGATTACAACAAAGATAAATTAAAGTTTCCTCCAAAAAAAGTAGAACCCCCAAAGGTTGCACCACCTAAACCTCCAGAGACTAAAACACCAGAGGTTCCCAAAACAGATAATAAACCTGAGTGCCCTACAAAAGTGCAGAAGATTGAAGCACCTGTTGGCACGTTAACCGATGCTGGTAAGAAAAAAATTGTAGAGTATAGACTAGTTGAAAAGCAGTGTGTTGCAATCAAAGAAGATCTTAAAATACCTGATCAAATTATTAAAGCAATCCCATCAGTAGGACAGGTTACAACTACAGCAGGTATCACTGTCATCGCAACTGCTGCAGCAACCGCAACACCTTTCTTATTGAAGATTGTCAAACCAATCGTCAAACAGATAATCAAAAAGATTAAGAAGGCACTGGGAAAAGAACCTCCTAAGTTATCTCAGAGTGAAGTTCGTGCCAATAAGTATAGAGAAAAGAGAGGGTTGCCTGAACTCAAGCAACCCAAAAAGAAGAAGTAATTATTTCTTTTCTATAGGAGGACCTAAGTCCTCTGCTTTTGTAGAAACCTTTCGGGGAATTTGATGAACATGTGGTGCGATAGCGTTTTTATTTTGCACTACAACATCTTGACACAGACGATAGTATGGACTCCATGATGCGAAGGAGATACCTTTTTGTGCCATTTCTCCGCACTTAGTTAATCTTGTAAGCTCAAATTCTAATCTACGGTTAGAAAGAATCTGACCACGAAGTTCGTTGTGTGCTTGTGCCGCATCTTTACAGAGTTGTTGTTGCTTTCTATCTAATGGCCAAGAGATAGTAGCAGAAAAACCTGCATTCCAGTTGTAATTATCTTTTTGTCCAGTTCTTATATTTCTGTAGTAGAGAATGTCCCCTGGATTATCAGGAATTCCGTCTGGAACTGCGTTTCCATCATCATCGAAATCACCTTCTAGATCCAACATATTGTATACTGGATCTCCATAGTGTGATTCAAATGGAAACTGCCAACTATAGCTTCGTGTCACATATGGAGTGACATTAAGTGTGGGACCTTGACAACTAATACCGTCTCCATATGTGTTAGTGATATATGGACCTTGTAATACCTGGATTGCCTGATTGGTCACTGAGCCAGAGCTATTTGCCACTGGAGCTGCAGTAGCAGACACACCACCAACCGTCTCGGCATTTACAGGTGCTGCTACAAATAATGCGATTATTGCGTAAAGATACTTGTGGTGTCTGTTACGCTTTGAATTGTCGTTGTTCTTTCTATAATTGTGTGATTCGAGAGACCTGGAGCCATGTAAGATTCTACGAACGAGAAGCTTCCCCCAGGAGTGCTTTGAGACCATGTTGGTCTCGTTCCCATATTCAATCCTGTCCATGTCGAAGAAATACCATTACTATTGGTTGTTGATGCAGGAGCTCTTACACTCTGCGTTTGTGTTCCAGAAGGAGCAATATTGCCACCAGAAGGCTCAACTCCATGACCACTCACACTATATGTATATCCAGTGTTGTAGTCCATGGAATTAATCACCTCAACCACCTCAGATGTCGTCTCTGTGTGAGTCGTCATTTGGCCCTGCTGGAAGTTCGGAACCACGGGGACCGCCTGGGCAGGAGCAAGTATGACAAATGCACCCGCCACACTTAGGGCAGACCAGAAGATTGTCTTTCCAAAAAGGGTCATCACAAAGATTCTCCTTACTTGATGATGATTTCACTAGAGAACTGTCCGATTGCAGATGTTCCTGCGCCACCAGCCGTCAATGCCATCGTTCCTGAGGAATCGATCGTTCCAGCTAGGTCACCAGCGGTTCCAGCTGCATTACTCGTCATGATGCCGAAGTTTTGAATTTCTCCAGTAGTTGCTGCGCTTGTAGGAATAGCGTCAGCTTGTGTGAACGAGGTGCTGAAAGAGAACGCTTCCCCAGCAGTTGCTTGAGTTGCATCAATAGAACCAGGAGCATAGACTCCAGAGGTAATAGTGCCAGCAGCAACTGTTCCTGTTGTCGTTCCGTCAGTAGTATTCACATTATTGCCCGAAATTGCATATGAATTTCCGAGGCGAGTTGCTTGTGTTGCTGCTGAATTCACTTGCAGTTGAACACTAGAAGAGAGTCGATGGGTAATATCAGCATGTGCTGGTGCTGCCATCAATAACATAACGATAGGTAAAAACTTACGCATTTTTCCATCGAGAATGGGTCTTACTATATGTAGGTGCGGAAGACCTTACACCATAGTTCGGAATGCTACACCAGAATACTACTAGGTGTTACTGTTAAATAATACTGAATGCCTTCGGGGTTCACACAATCAAACTCGCTTATTAAAGGAGCATAACAAATGACAGGACTTAGAAAGTTCGGCACGAAAGATCTTGGTGCCATCGTAGACGCTGCAGAAAGATACAGCGTTGGACTAGACGACATTTTTTATAGACTGCATTCCTATGGTATGGGAACTGCAAACGAAGCGTATCCCCCTTACAATCTCGTGAAAGAATCTGAGGTTAAGTGGAGGATCGAAATGGCACTTGCTGGTTGGGATAAAGACGAAATCGAAGTGAGCACAGAATCAAACGTCCTTCTGGTCAGATCTAAGGAGGCGAAGTCGAAAGGAGAAGAAGAGTATATGCATCGTGGCGTTGCAACTAGAACTTTTGCCCGAGGTTTTAATCTGTCTGATGACGTTGAAATTGGTGAAGTTAAGTTTATTAATGGAATGCTGACAATTAATTTACAAAAAATCATACCTGAGCATCAGCAACTTAAAGTCTATGACATTGACTAATCAAAGTTTATTGATACCTTAAACTGCCCTTACCCAAACTTGAGTGCTAAGTGTGCTATATTACTTGGGTGATCAATCGGGTCACCTAAGTATACTTTCACACATACAAAGAAATGAAAAAAGCACTGGCACTTTCTGCCCTGGCAGCACTCTCCGCTGCTTCCGTAGCACCTGCTATGGCTGGTCCTTATGTCACCACTAAGGTGGGCATCAAGGGCGAAGATAGCGAAATGGATAAGAACTATGTTGAGACTCGTATTGGTTACGAAACCAAGATGGGCAACCTCAAACCTTATATCGAAGTTGGTCCTGCATGGGAGACCAAGAACGATGAAGAGACCACTACTGCTAAGCAGATCGAAGTAGGTTCTAAGATTAAACTGACTGATAACCTTGGCGCTAAAGTCAAGGCTGAGTGGACCATGCCTGATGCTGATGATGTAGTCGAATGGAAATATGAAGGTTCTTTGACCTACAACTTCTGATCTATTAATATTTTCCTGTAAACTCTTCTCACGAATCTAAAATGAAAGCAATTGCCGCTATTGCTCTGGGAGCCACCGCTATGGTCGCTCCTATGGCAGCTCAAGCAGGATCGTTGAATGGTGCAGGTGCATCATTCCCTGCTCCCATCTATCAGAAGTGGTTTCAAGACTACGCTAACAAGACTGGCAACCAAGTAAACTATCAAGCAGTTGGTAGTGGTGCTGGTGTCCGTCAATACAAAGCAGGCACTACCGATTTCGGTGCGTCTGACAAAGCAGTTTCCGATAAGAAACTTGCTGGCATCTCCCGTCCTATGGTTCAGATCCCTATGACTGGTGGTGCAATTGCTGTTGCATACAACAAGCCTGGTTGTGACCTGAAACTGTCCCAAGTTGATCTTACCAAGGTTTTCTTTGGACGTATTGATAACTGGTCGCAACTCGGTTGTGCTGCAGGTCCTATCACTGTCGCTGTTCGCTCTGATGGTTCGGGCACGACCGCTGGTTTCACCAATTCTCTTTCTGCTTTTTCCCCATACTGGGCATACAAAGTAGGACGTGGTAAGTCGGTGAACTGGCCTGCTGCTGGAACCGTTGGTGGCAAGGGCAACTCTGGTGTTGCTGGTGTTATCAAGAACACCCCTGGTGCGATTGGTTACTTGAACTATGGTTATGTTGTCGGTGGTAAGTTCCAACAGGCTGCTATCCAAAACAAAGCAGGCAACTATGTGAAAGCAAATGCTGAAACTTCTGCTGCTGGTTTGTCTCAGATCGTTCTGGACAGCAAACTGCGTGGAACTGATGCTAACCCCTCTGGTGCTAACGCATTCCCCATCGTCTCTCTGACCTGGATCCTTGCTGAACCTGGTCACAAGACTGAGGATGTCAAGCCCGCTCTTCGTTATATGCTGAGTGAAGAAGCACAAGGCGCTTCAGATTCTCTGGGATATGTTCCTCTCCCTGAGTCTCTTCGACAGAAGTCACTTGCTGCAGTGGAGGGTCTTTGATATGATTATTGAGCTCCTCAAACTGGTAGCATTACCAGTAGCAATTGGCGGAGCATTAGTTGGGGCGGATATTTCCGCCCTTTCTTCTGCTATCGCTGGACCTGCTTTTGAGCAGGTTGGTCAGTATGGAGTCGGTGAAGATTCCGCCGCAGAAATTATTGCATCTGATGGAAAAGTCCTCGCATACACCAATTCGGATAAAGGAAGTGTTGACTTCGTTAACATTTCTGACCCTTCTAACCCTTCCGCTATCACTGCTGTGGATGTCGGCGGTGAACCAACCAGCGTGGCAATCCACAACGGATATGCGGTTGCGGCTGTTAACACCTCATCATCCTTCACGAATCCATCAGGCAAGGTGGTAGTGATTGATATGTGGGACTATAAAGTAGTAAAGGAGATTGCTCTTGCTGGTCAACCAGATGCTGTGTCTATTAGTCCCAATGGGAAGTTTGCTGCTATTGCTATTGAAAATGAACGAGACGAAGACCTCAACAAAGGTCTGATTCCTCAGTATCCTGCTGGTAATGTCGCAATTGTAACTCTTGATGGTGATGTAAATTATGCAGATGTTCGTGGACTTGCTGGCATTGCTCCTAGCGATCCTGAACCTGAGTTTGTTGACATCAATGACGAAGGTGAAATTGTTGTTACTCTTCAAGAGAATAATCATATGGTTGTTCTTGATTCCAGTGGTAATGTCATCTCCGATTTCGATGCTGGCAAGGTAGACCTCTATGATATCGATGACACAAAAGATGGTTACTATATGCCTGTGGGCAGTCGTCAGGGTGTTCGTCGTGAGCCCGATGCTGTTGCTTGGATTGACGCAGATCACTTCGTTACTGCCAATGAGGGTGACTATAAACTGAAGCGTCGTGGTGAGCACAAGCGTGGTGGTTCCAGAGGGTTTACAATCTTCCACAAGGATGGTAGTATTGTATATGATTCAGGAAACACTTTCGAGAATACTCTCGCAAAGGCAGGTTACTGGAACGACAAGCGTGCTGAGAAGAAAGGTGTTGAACCTGAATCCGTCACGGTTGGAACTTACGGTGGCACCCGTATGCTGTTCGTAGGTGCTGAGAGAGCAAATGCAGTTGGCGTCTATGACATCACTGATCTGTCTGCTCCAAAGATGCTACAGATTCTCCCTACAGGTAAAGCACCTGAAGGTCTTCTTGCTCTGGAAGATGAAGGTCTCTTCATTACTTCTAACGAGAAAGATAGTGTAAATAGTCTTAGTATCTTTAAGTTCTAATGAAATTTAACAAGTATCTGGGCAAGAATGCCCTAGCACTGGTTGTGATTGCTCAGTTATTTGTTATGATTGGTATGATGAATCGAAAGGCAGCGTTTGTTTGCCGTCCAAATCCTATGAGTGGTTTACTTTACTGTCATGAAAAATGAATGCAATCCTAAGTGGAAGCAGTGGTGCATTGCATGTTGCTCCTCACAACTATGGTTACTTCCCGCTGGTCTGCTTGGTGTTTTCATTGTAATTGAGAGCATTCATCTAGATGCTCATCAAAAGATGGAGATGGACGTTCATGGATACTGCAGACAAAATGCAGAGTATCAAGAGAATCTGAAATTCAATGATGACGATTGGTAAATGTATACATAATATACAACTAGAGAGACCCTCAGGGGTCTCTTTTTATTTGAGGTTAGTATGAATGTTTATCTAAACCTAAAACCAAATAACTATGAGGGAGAATCGGATCTCCTAACATTGGACTTGCCAGCAAATCATCTTGATGATATAATGCGTTATGTCCGTCCTATTGCAGAACAAACAAAGCAAGCAGAGATCAAGATTCTAAAAGATCTTATCAAAGAATGCGTATTTACTATTTCACAAAGAAGTTATGAGCGTAAGAATCGTAAGAACAAGAAACGGTGAGGATATCATCTGTGACTTGTATGAAGTCACAACTAAAGATGAGCCTGACAAGGCAGTAGCATTTCAGTTGAGCAATCCATACAATGTATGGTTGGAGGGTATTGATGAACCCCGTTTGCTTATTGAAACTGAAGCGCAGGATGGAGTCCAAAAAGTTACAGACCCAGAAATTCATTTTCGCCCTTGGGCACCTTTGTCATGTAAGAAACAAATTCTTATGAAGATGGAGGAAGTAGTTTCAGCATATGAAACTTATCCCGAGGTTATCACTAAATACAATTCGCTAGTAGAGGCAGATGGAGGAAACACCAATCAAACTAATTCTTCTGAATCAGAGGAGTGAGTATCTAATCGGTAAAGTTACCGAACTCGATGAAGAACCTAGTCTTCTAATCGAAAATTGCTATGAGGTTACGGATGAAGATACCATCATCCCGTTCCCTCGATATAGTGCTCAACGTGATGTTTTCTTGACATCCGAGGGCGTTATGAGTATACTGGATCCAGCACCCAAATTGCTGGAGACATACAAGGCACTATGAGTTCTTTTTACACCAACATTCAACTTGCTGGTGACACTATCTTATATCGTGGGTATGAGAATGGGAAGTCTGTTCAATATCGGACTTCTTTTTCTCCTACCCTTTTTGTTTTGTCTAGAAATAAAGAGGAATACCAGACCCTAGATGGTCGGCAAGTTTCTCCTATGAAGTTTAGAAACGCCAGGGAAGCGAGAGATTTTATCAAGCAGTATGAAAGTGTAGAGAACTTTGAAGTTCATGGATATGAACGATTTGTATATCAATACATTCGTCAAGAGTTTCCTGGTGAAGTAGATTATAATATCAATCAGATGAAGATCTATGCATTGGACATTGAGGTTCAATGTGAGAATGGATTTCCTAATGTAGAAGAAGCAGCAGAAGAAATGCTGTCGATCACCATCAAAGATATGGTGACAAAGAAGTATTATTGTTGGGCAGTTCGTGAGTTTGAACCGCCTGAAGGTGTAGAGACTAACATCTTCTGGACTGAGCATGAAATGCTCAATCATTTTATTCACTGGTGGGCACAGAACACTCCTGATATCTTGACGGGTTGGAACGTGAATCTGTATGACGTTCCTTATATCGCACGTCGGGTCAATCGTGTCTTAGGTGAGAAGTGGATGAAGAGTCTATCACCGTGGAACCGTGCAAATGAGAGGGAAGTTTATGTCCAAGGGCGTAAAAATTATGCTTACGATATCTCTGGTATCAATATTCTTGACTATCTGGATCTATATCGCAAGTTTACATACTCAAGTCAAGAATCTTACCGACTCGATCATATCGCTTTCGTCGAACTCGGTCAGAGAAAAGTTGATCACTCTGAATACGAAAACTTCAAGGACTTCTATACTTCAGACTGGCAGAAGTTTATGGAATACAACATCCAAGACGTTGAACTAATCGACAGATTGGAAGATAAGATGAAGTTGCTTGAACTTGCCATCACAATGAGTTACGATGCAAAGGTGAACTTTGAAGATGTGTATAGTCAAGTCCGTATGTGGGACACGATGATTTATAACTATCTAAGTGATCGCAATATTGTTGTTCCCCCTCGTAAAGGTGCGAAGAAGGATGAAAAATATGCAGGAGCATACGTCAAGGAACCGATTCCTGGAAAGTATGATTGGGTTGTTAGTTTTGACCTCAACAGTCTGTATCCTCACCTTATTATGCAATACAATATTTCCCCAGAGACACTCATCGACCAGAGACATCCCAGCGCAACGGTTGATAGAATCCTTGAGGAAACGCTAGAGATTGATGGGGAGTATTGCGTGTGTGCTAACGGCGCACAATATCGAAAAGATATTCACGGGTTCCTACCTGAAATGATGCAAAGGATCTATGATGAACGAACGATTTACAAGAAACGAATGCTTGAGTCTAAGCAAGCTCTTGAACATGCCACCACATCTTCAGAGACCTTGGCACTACAAAAAGATATCTCAAAATTTAACAACATCCAAATGGCAAGAAAAATCCAACTCAATTCTGCCTATGGTGCCATCGGAAACCAATACTTTCGATACTACAATCTTGCAAATGCTGAGGCGATTACTCTTAGCGGGCAAGTCTCGATTAGATGGATTGAGGGAAAAGTAAACGAATATCTGAACAAACTACTAAACACAGAGGACCACGATTATGTTGTTGCTTCCGATACTGACAGTATCTACGTCTGTCTTGATCTACTTGTCCGTAATGTATTTCCTTCACAGGATGTTCCTACAGAGAGGATTGTCAGCTTCATCGACGCTGCTTGTAAGGAACGAATCGAACCATTCATCGACAAGTCCTACAAGGAACTAGCAGACTATGTTGGTGCCTATGAACAGAAGATGTTCATGAAGCGAGAGAACATTGCTAACAAGGGTATCTGGACTGCTAAGAAGCGATACATCCTCAACGTCTGGGACAGTGAGGGTGTCCGCTATGAGAAACCTAAACTGAAGATCATGGGTATTGAAGCAGTCAAATCTTCTACTCCTGCTGCATGTCGCACATCTATTAAAGATTGCCTGAAGGTGATTATGAATCAAGATGAAGAAGCAGCACAAAAATTTATTGCTGACTTCAAAGAGGAATTTTCATCGTTGCCAATTGAAGATATCTCTTTCCCTCGTGGATGTAATGGCATAAATAAGTGGTCGCATCCAGCGACAATTTATAGCAAAGGCACCCCCATCCATGTTCGTGGCGCATTGTTGTATAACTTCTACAACAAGAAGAACAAACTCACGCACAAGTATCCTCTTATTCAAGATGGAGAGAAGATCAAGTTTGTTTATTTGAAGACGCCAAATAAAATTAATGAGAACGTCATCAGTTATCTGGCAACGTTCCCGAAGGAGTTTGGTCTTGACAAACAGGTGGACTATGACTTACAATTCTCTAAGAGTTTCTTGGATCCTATCAGAGTAATTATGGACGTTATTGGGTGGCAACCTGAAAAAGTAGCATCACTGGAGTTCCTATTCGGATGAAGAAAACAAGATTTATTGTAACCTATCAAAATGCTTTTGGATTCTCTCCTAGAGAAGAGAAAGTTTTTGAAGATCACAAAGAAGCAGAATGGTTTGAACGTGCCATGAAACGTTCTAATTACATCACATCATTATTGGAGGTTAAAGAGTGAATTTTTTACAGGATGTAGCAAAGGAGATTGGTAATGAGTATGCAGGACTTGTCAGCGATGGTGTCGCAGCAGGAGACACTTCTGATTTCATTGATACTGGTAGTTACATTTTCAATGCTCTGGTTAGCGGTTCAATCTACGGTGGAGTCCCCTCAAACAAGATCACTGCTATCGCTGGTGAGTCTTCTACTGGCAAGACTTTCTTTTGCCTTGGGATTGTCCAGCATTTTCTTGACAGCAATCCCGATGCTGGGGTAATTTATTTTGAGTCTGAGTCTGCTATCTCGAAGCAGATGATTGAGGATCGTGGTATCGATTCCTCTCGTATGATGATCGTGCCTGTTGCCACCATTGAACAGTTCCGAACTCAATCCTGTCGTATCCTTGACAAGTATATGGAGCAGGATGCTGCTGATCGTAAACCTTTGATGTTTGTCCTGGACTCTTTGGGTATGCTCTCTACTGAGAAAGAGATTGCGGACGTTGCTGCTGATAAGCAGGTTCGTGACATGACTAAGAGTCAGTTGATCAAAGGTGCATTCCGTGTGCTCACTTTGAAACTGGGTAAGGCAAATGTTCCTATGCTGGTCACCAACCATACCTATGATGTCATCGGTGCTTATATGCCGACGAAAGAAATGGGTGGTGGTTCTGGTCTGAAGTATGCATCCTCTACCATCATTTACTTGTCTAAGAAGAAGGAGAAGGATGGCACTGAAGTTGTTGGTAATATTATTAAATGTAAGGCACACAAATCTCGTCTAACAAAGGAGAACTCACAAGTTGAAACACGTCTTTATTACGACCGTGGACTTGACAGGTATTACGGACTATTGGAACTGGGTGAGAAATACGGAATCTTCACCAAGCGTGGGAATCGCATCGTCATTGGTGAATCTACTTTTTATCCTAAGTCTATTCTCGCTGATCCGACAAAGTATTTCACCCCCGAAGTGATGGAGCAACTTGACGAAGCAGCACGTCAGGAGTTCCGTTATGGCAACTGAACTCAAAGACTACATCAAAGTCTATGATGCTTTGTTTTCAGATGAGTTCTGTGACTCTGTAATTGAAGCATTTGGTCAGTCAGAAAGAACAATCATTGATAGGGAGAAGCGTCCCTCCTTTACTGAGATGAATATCTCACAAAGGTATATGGCAAAAGATCCTCTATGGATGGGTATCCAAGAGAAGATCCAGTCAGTATTCATTGACTGTGTTCAGTTGTATATGCAGAGTCTTAAGGTAGAAAATGATTTCCCTCAGAAGTATGCATTTGAGGAATATCGTGTTAAGATGTATAATAACAACGGTCATGATCAGTTCAAAGATCATGTCGATGTTGGTGATTACAACTCTGCTAGAAGGTTTCTAGTTTTGTTCTTGTATTTGAATACGGTTGAAGTTGGTGGATGCACTAGTTTCACACGTTTGAATACAACTGTGTCACCCATGAAAGGTCGGGTTTTACTTTTTCCCGCCACATGGCAGTATCGTCATGCTGGGTTACCCCCAGAATCTGATAAAAAGTATATCGTCGGTTCTTATCTTCACTACCTATGAGTCTGGAAACTACGATCCTGAGTAACCTCATTTACAGTGAGAGGTATACTCGAAAGGTTCTGCCATTCCTGAAGGTGGATTATTTTCAGGAACGGTCGCATAAAATTATTTTCTTGGAGATTCACGAATATGTGAATCAGTATGATGCGTTACCAAGTCTTAACGCAATTTCTATAGAATGTCAGGAGCGAACTGATCTAAATGAAGACCAGTTCAAACAAATTATTGAGGTCTTAAATGAGCTTTCCAATGATCCCGCAGACCACGATTGGCTCGTGGATACTACGGAAACGTGGTGTCAAGAGCGTGCGATCTACTTATCTCTTATGGAATCTGTCAAGATTGCTGACGGACAAGATTCCAAACGCGATAAAGGTGCTATTCCACAAATTCTTTCCGAAGCGTTAGGAGTATCCTTTGATCAGCATGTGGGACACGATTATGTTTCAGATGCACAAGCACGTTATGATTTCTACCATCGCAAAGAGGATAAGATTCCTTTCGATCTAGAATTCTTTAACAAGATAACTAAAGGTGGTCTTCCAAACAAGACTCTAAACATTGCCCTTGCAGGCACTGGCGTGGGTAAGTCTTTGTTCATGTGTCACGTTGCTAGTTCAGCATTGCTGCAGGGTAAGAACGTTCTCTATATCACTATGGAGATGGCAGAGGAAAAGATTGCTGAACGTATTGACGCGAATCTTTTGAATGTTCCTATTCAAAAACTTGCTGATCTTCCTCAACAAATCTTTGATAAGAAGATTCAAGCACTAAGTAAGAAGACACAAGGCAAGCTAATTATTAAAGAGTATCCAACTGCTTCTGCACATGTCGGACATTTTAAGTCTCTTATTTCTGATCTTGCTCTTAAGCGGTCTATTAAACCCGATATTATCTTTGTGGATTACCTCAATATCTGTGCTTCCCAAAGATATAAAGGGAGCATTGTCAACTCTTACACCTATGTCAAAGCAATCGCTGAGGAGCTTCGTGGTCTCGCGTGCGAATGCAACGTTCCTATTATCAGTGCTACGCAGACCACTCGTGCAGGTTACGGTAGCACTGATGTTGACCTTACTGACACTTCTGAATCCTTTGGTCTCCCTGCTACTGCTGATCTTATGTTTGCCCTTATTAGCACGGAGGAGCTTGAGGGTATGAATCAGATCATGGTCAAGCAGTTGAAGAATAGATATAATGATCTCAGCAGAAATAAAAGATTCTGTGTAGGTATTGACAGAGCGAAGATGAGGTTGTATGATGTTGAGGAATCCGCTCAGGACGATATTCAAGACTCTGGGCAGGAAGACGAGAAAGTCGATCTCGTTAAACGTTTCAATGCTAAAAAATCATTTAAAGAACTGAAGTATGATTGACCCAATTAAGTATGCAGAATTCGTCAATGCGGTCACGTCGCAACAAAGCAAAGATCACGAGGCATTCGTTTATCGTATTCAAGAATTGGAGGGTCAAGGATTTCCTTCCGAGCGATTGCTTACTGCTGCTGTAGGAATGTCTGCCGAAGCAGGTGAGTTTACAGAAGTGGTGAAGAAGATCGTCTTCCAAGGCAAACCTGTCAATGAAGATAACCTGTTTCACCTGAAGCGTGAACTGGGTGACATCATGTGGTATGTTATGCAAGCGTGTATGGGTCTTGGCACTGATCTGAATGAAATCATTGAGATGAATGTAGACAAACTCAAGTCTCGTTATCCTGGCGGTGAGTTTGATGTTCACTTCTCTGAAAACCGTAAAGAAGGAGACGTATGAATATCATTCCAGACTTTATTGATGCCTTTGAAAAACTAGGATGGGATCCTGAAGATGATATCCATGTTGAAATTGGTGGCACTTCTATCTACGAGATTGAAGGTGCTGGCACCAAGTGGGCACCTAAGAAAGGCACCCGTAAGTATAACAAAGATGCATTCATTGTAATCAAAAACCGCTCACGAAATCCAACTGTCCCTTCTATTAACGATGACCCAGAACGACTCGCACACCATTCCAAGGTGGAAGCAAGCAAGCAACAAAGCGATAGCGGAGAACCTGCTAACGAGCATAGCGGAGCTGGTTGATGGAAGATGGTATCGAACCGAAACCCTTGACCACACAGGAAAAAGAACTCGACGATACATCATCGAATCCGACATTACCGAAGAATCCGATAGTTCCAGTTCTGATGTTTCTGGGAGTGATAGTAGCGACACTTAGTGTTATCGTTGCTGGATACATACATGGGAACATGCACGTCGAAGCAGTTTACAAATCACTTACTAATTTCACATGAACTTAGATCTCCAAGAAGTCGATCATCTTATCAGAGCACTGGAAACAATGTCCTCTTATGAGCAAGCAAGAGCAAGAGAAGGAATTCAATCAGGCGTAGTAGATCAACTGCGTCTTATCCAAAAACTACAAGACTATCGTTTGAGACTGACATGAATTTTGTTAATATGTTTTCCGTCCCATTGTTCCATGTAAAAGTGGATCGATGGGATTCTAAAAAGGAAGAGTTGCTGAGTTTGATTGGCAACATGGAATATCGTCAAGATCAAGGTGAATGTGTTCCTACTGATTATTTTGAAAGTAGAACTAAAAACAATATTCATGTTCGACGTATTCTAGATCGTCAAATTGAAATGTTTTTGAATCATTATAAACTTGATGGTCGGTTGACATCATCTTGGTTTGAAAGATCTGGAAAGCATCACTATCACCAACCCCATAATCATGGTATGACTGGATATAGTGGTGTATTGTATGTGGAATATGATCCTGGACTTCATGCTCCAACTCACTTCATATCTCCTTTCCCTAATTTCATTGATGGTGAAGCAATTCACCAAGCACCTTTTGTAACTGAAGGTGACTTGCTACTATTCCCGTCAAGCATCCTACATTATACACACCCAAACAAGTCAGAGAAGAACAGGACCGTTCTATCATTCAACCTAGAACTAAATAGTCGGGAAGACTAATAGTAGTTCGATGGCGTTAAAAAATAAAGGACTTGCTTTTGAACATGCGGTAATGTATGCTGCTACTTCTAGGATTAATGAACCTAGAACTCGGGAGCAAGAGAAAGCATTTAAAGAAGCAGCTGCTAAGTGGCCAGAGATCGAAAAGACCATACAAGACACTGCAACAAAGATTGTATTGGATCTTGCTCCTAGAAGCACAACAGACAAGCAAAAGTTCTATGGGTCCTTTAAAAAAATGTCTGGTGGAACTGAACCAAAGACAGATATTTTGTTTGTGAAAGGTGGTAAAAAATACAAATGTTCTATGAAATGGGGAGATTCATTTCAGTTAACAAGTTCGGGTATCGATACTTCTACTCAAGTATTGACAAAAGTTTTAAGAAAATGTGCTGCAGATATTGGTAAGAATAATATGACTACAACTGAGTTAGGAACTCTACAACTTATTATTGAACAAATTGCTAATAAGTTTGAGAACCGAACTGGAACTGTATCTGCTCCAGAAGCAGATAGAATGATGAGAGACGTGGAGAAAGCAGGTGGTCTTAATGAGCAACTACAAGACATTTTAGGTTCCAGACGATCACCTAGTGGCGCTGCAGCATATGATGCATTTAAGTATGAACTAACAAAAGAATGTATGACTGGTGATTTGACATTTACTGATAAAGATATGGTCGCTGATCATCTTCTTACTGAGCATGGTCTAAAACCAATTGATGATAAAGCAATTCGTGAAGTGATGGGAAAAGCAGGTGTAAGATTTTCTAAGAAGGGTAGGGGAACCGATAAAAAAACTGGTGTGCGTAAGAACGCGATCACCATTAGATACGAAGTTTAAACTGGCACAAGCCCTATGTGTGACTCCACTTTATCATGCTATAATAACGGTATAGAGACAGAGGACACTTTGCCCAACACCCACCTTGAGCACCTTGAGGATCTGGTTTTTACTGGTCGCAAGGAACTTTGGAATGCCGTATGGGAGTGTGTAAACAAACCCAAACTGAGTGTCAAATGGGACGGTGCTCCTGCTATCGTATTCGGAACCAATCCTCGTAATGGCAAGTTCTTCGTCGGAACCAAATCCGTTTTCAACAAAGTCAAAGTCAAGATCTGTTATTCTCAGGAAGATATCGACAAGCATTACAAAGGCAACGTTGCGGACATTCTTCGCTTATGCCTTCGTAATCTTCCTCGCCTCAGTGGAATTGTCCAAGCTGACTTCATCGGTGTCGGCGGAGGTTCTGTTTATTGCCCTAACACTCTGGAGTATCGTTTCTCCAGTCCGATCGGTCGTGATATTATCCTTGCTCCACACACTTCTTATACCGAGGTTTCTCCGTATGCTGTTGGGCGTGGTGGCGTCAATCTATTGTCTGCACTGGGCACTCACTTTGTAGGTTATGATGAGGCACATGCAAGTGTCAAGAGAATGCCATTCAACTTCTTGAAGTTCGGTTGGATGCTTGCTAAGTGTAAGGTGCCTAGCGAGAAGGCACGTCCTCATATTTTGAAGCATATCAACAAATTTATTCGTGCAGGTTCTCTTACCAGTCCCGAAGTATTGTATACTACGCTTCCTGCTAAATATAAGTGTGAGGTCAATGTGATCACGCTTCAAGTGTGGCATATGATCTTCCAACTGAAACAGCGTCTACTCGATGCTATTGTGGTTAATGGAACAGTTGATTGCTACATCGATGGACAACCCTCTCAACATGAAGGGTTTGTAACTGTTTCTGATAACCCAGTGAAACTGGTAGACCGACTGACTTTTAGTAAAGCAAACTTCAACCTTAGTAAGAATTGGAAGAATGAAAAAGTTTAGTGCTTTTCTAAACGAAGCCGAGAGATCATTCGCAGCAAAGTCTGCAGAAAAATTAAACCTTAAGCATATTGGTTACGGACGTTATGCCGACCCTTCGGGCAACGTAACTCATATGAGTAAGGATGGAAAGCTTGTAAAATTATCACCTGGTCAGGATATTACCCCCACGCAACAGAATGGAGAAGAAGAAACTGGAAGCGGCGAGGGTAAGGTCGATCAAGGTTCAATATCTATTACATTTGGAAGATTTAATCCACCGACTGTTGGTCACGAACGCCTTATAGAAAAGGTAGCAAAAGAGGCAAAATCAAGTGGAGGAGAGTATAGAATATACCCCTCAAGGTCGGAGGATCCTAAAAAGAATCCCCTCGACGCAGGAACAAAAATTAAGTATATGCGGTTGGCATATCCAGATCACGCGAACGCAATTGTTGATAATCCCGACATGCGGACTATCTTTGATGTTCTTACCGCCCTCGATACTGACGGGTATAGTTCAGTTAATATTGTGGTGGGTGGTGACAGGGTTTCTGAGTTCAATTCGCTCGCACAAAAATACAACGGAGACCTATACACCTTTGAAGAAATCAAAGTAACATCTGCAGGTGGACGTGACCCTGATGCTGAGGGTGTTGAGGGTATGTCTGCATCTAAGATGCGTAAAGCGGCAGTAGAAGGAGACTTTGATACGTTTGATCAAGGTATTCCCGAAGGTTTATCCAAGAAAGACCGTGATACGTTATACTTACTCTTACGCCAAGCGATGCAAGTAGAAGAGTCTTATGACGATTTTGCTGAAGCATCGTATTCATTATTTGAAGTTGCTCCTAAGTTAGATCCTCAAGGTCTAAGAGAAGCATATTTTGAAGGCGAGTTGTTTAAAGTAGGAACGTTTGTCGAGAATGTTAACACGGGGGTCATTGGTAAAGTCGTTAGTCGTGGTAGCAATTATGTCATCTATGTTGATGAGTCTGATAATATTTTCCGCTCCTGGTTGAAAGACTTAATTGAAAAGAATGACAGATTTGGTTTTGACTGGACACCAGCACCAGGAACACCTGGTGAACCAGAACTAACTAATTACATGAAGCGAATGACACCAGGTGAATTCATTCGTAAGATAAATAAAAAGGACAAGGTTACTAAGTAAGATGAATCTCAACGAATTACCTGATATGTCGGACGCCTTGAAAAAGGTTCAACAGTTCGACGAAAAGAAAAAAGAAAAAGAATTAGATCCCGTTGGTCAAGAAGATGACGACGTGGATAATGATGGAGATTCAGATTCATCTGATAAGTATCTGAAGAATCGTCGTAAGGCAATTGCCAAAGCGATGAAGAAAGAAGAAGTCGAGAATGTAGAAGAAGGCAAGTTCAGCGGATCTAAGTCTCACATCCAACGTGATGGCACCGCTCCTGCTCCCGAAAGAACTGCTGCTGAGCGCAAAAAGGATCGTCGTATCCTTGCTGGTTACGGCAAAGGTGGCATGGAAATGGCAGTGGATCGTGCAAAGAAAGAGCGTGATGAGAGACGTGCAGCTCGTAAAGAAGCATTTCTCTTTTCTGATGAAGAACTTGAGACTCTGGTAGCAATCGATGAAGCAACTGATGAAGAACTGGTTGCATTCTTTGAAGAAATCATCAGTGAGATGGCAGAAGATGATCAGGATCTGATCGAAATCTGTGAGGCACTTGAGGATGTTGAACTTCTTTCTGAAGACTATTACGATTCTGCAGTTAAGGCATCTAAGGCAGCATCTAAGACACCTGAAGCAAAAGCAGGTCGTCGTAAGTTGCGTGTTCAGCGTATGAAGTCTGCTGCTAAGGCAGCGGGTGCTAAACTCAAGGCAGGTGCAAAGGCAGCAGGTAGTGCTGCTAAGAAAGCAGGTAAGGCAGCAGTCGGTGCTGGTGCTCGTGCTGCTGGTCATGCAGTTGGTGAATTCCAAGCACAGCGTATCAAGTCTAAGCGTGCTGCAATGGAGAGAACTCCTGCTAAGAAGAAGGAAGCATCTAAGTCTTCCGATGATGATGGCACTGGTGGTAAGTTAGATAAACTGTTGGCAGATACCAGAGGCAAATCTTCTAGCAGCGGCTCCTCTTCCTCTGGTGGTGGCGGGTCAAGCGACAGTGGTTCCTCTAGCAGCGGTTCTACCCGTAAAGCTGTTGGTGGTGCCTTGAGAAAGGTTGGTTCTTTACTTAAGAAAGGACTTAAGAAAGCGGTTGGTAAGACTGCTCGTGCCGTATCTAAGGGCAGTGACAAACTTGCTAAGCGTATGAATGAGGACTACGATAAGATTGCAAGTCTCTACGAATCTGGTCTCTTCTCTATCGAAGAGATTGAAAATGTAATCGAAGAAGGTTACAAAGAGATTGATCGTAAGAAAGAGAATGCAATGTATCGTCGTGCAGGCAACCTGAGTCGTGAAGCACTTAGTAAAGGAATGAATACTAAGGCAGGTTCTAAGGCACAGGATAAGTCTGGTAAGATTGTAAGCGCAATCTCTCGTCAAAAAGAGAAGGAGCGTTTCAGCAAGATGGCAGACATCAAAGCACGATCCAACTACGGGGGTTGATATGCTGAGTTTTAAAGAACTTCAGGAAAAGAAAACCAAGATCAAAGTCAACCCTAAAAAAGAAGATGTTATCGAAGGTGCTGCTACCGTTGATAAAATCAAAAACAATCATGGTGATGACTGTGGTTGTATGAAGTGCGATAAGAAACGTCGCGCTGAAGATCTTGGTGATGAAAAAACAGTATCTACGGAGGAAACAGCCTATGTCAGTCAAGAAGAAGTTTCAGAAGAAAGCGATCAAAGCATCGATCAAGAAGAAACTTCTCTGCTGACATTCGGACAGTTTACTAAAGAAGGATTATCGATCGATGACCAGATGAAAATCTCTAGGGAGTATAATAGAAAGTCTCCCGAAGAGAAGAAGGCAGCAAACAAAAAAGCAATGGGTAATGTCAAGAAGGTTGCTCCCAAAAAGGACACCAGAACAGACGCTCAAAAAATGACTGATGCCACTGGTCCTCGTCCTGGTTCTCGCTATAGAGGTGACTGATGACTAACGAAGAACTAAAGCATCTTGCTAAAGAGAAGGAACATAAAGAACGTGACGCTCGTATGAAATACGGTAAGCGTTACAAAGAAGTTCTTGCTCGTGCCAAAAAGGCAAAAGATAAATTGCATCATGATACCAAAACCAAAGGTGTTCGTTTTTACGATAAGAAAGGTTCTGGTTACATCAAAGGTGGAGTGAAAAATTACGATTGAGCCTATATAGGATAGACCCCTTCATAGGACGAAATCATGTTATTATCTTTCCTTCTTCCGTTCGCGAAAAAAATTGTAGCGGACGCAGTATCAAAGATTCCTGATGATGCAGAACTTGGTGAAAAACTGATTGACATCTGCATCCTGGTATTAGAAAAGGCAGTAAAGCTTACTAAGACGACCGCAGACGACGCTCTGTTGGAAGCAGTGAAGAAAGCTTTAGTTACTAGAGAAGACGCCGCGTAGGCGATTCTAGAGGGGTCTCAGAGACCCCTTTTTTTATAAATAATTAGAGATAAACCGACTAATCTTAGGAGCATTAACCATGGCGCTTTGGGGTATTACCGACGCTGACGAATCTAAACCCAAGTGGGCTGTGCGTGGCGGCGCAGTTGATCAACAAAACATCTTCGCTACTTCTGCTGGATGGGTTTTGCGTCACTATAAGAACGCAGCAAAAACAGAATACTGGGATGAAGTTCTCGTAGCAGTTGACGGTCTGGTCGGCGCTGGCGGACGTGGCACTGATACCCTGGGTAATGCTGATATTACCGCAGTCTTCTTTGAGGAGACAGGTTACGAAGGCGGTGCAACTGGAACAGTTGTTGTTATCTACAACGAACAGGTTGATGTCACCAATGGTGCAACTCTGGTTGTTAGAAACACCACTGATTCTGCTAACATCACTGCAACCGCTGCAGCACAAACTAGCACTAACCGTGTTGAGTTTACATTCACTGCTGCTGCAACTGGCAAAGCACATGCTATCCAAGCACAAACCATCTCGGGAACCATTGTTGATGCAGGCACATCAACCGCATCCGATAAGGTATTCGTTGCTGGTGACGTTGTAGGTGCAGGTGGATCTGGTTCTACCGCAACATTTACTGCAAGTTAATAAATGAAATTTGACGAACTGAATGAATCTAATTACATTCTGTTCGCCATAAAGCATTATGAAAATCCTCATTGCGTGACACGCGATGATTTCGATGAAGACATGAAACGCTTCAAGTATCTGAAAAGACTCTTGAAGCGTTATGTCCGAAGAGGACCGTTAAGAGTCCACTTGGTTATAAATCATATCATCATCCTATATAATGTTTTTGGTGAAGCAGCAACACCACTGCTCTTTTTCAAGCTTGAAAGGGAGTATTGGAGTATGTTGAAAACCCTACTGATCTATTTGAATAAATATCCAGTAGGAATGCTTCCGTCTTTAGAGACGGATCAAGATTTAGAAGAAGAACTATCGCAGATATGACCATGATGAGCGCAGGAACAGGTGGATTTAGCAGTAGCGCAGATGCTACAGGACCCAATGCGGGTTATGATCCTGTGCTGAATTTTCGTAAGAAAGTAAAGAAGACGAAAGAAGATAAGAAACTGGTTGCTCCTGGCAATAAACTTGGTGAGTCTAGAGAGAACCCTACACAACCATCTAGACTATTTCAGTATAAGGTAAACATCCCCGAAGTTGGTGAGACTATTATCTACGCAAATTCTCCTGCCGAACTTCAGCGCAAACTCCGTATGGTGATCATGCCTGCTCATAGAAGTGGCGTCTCCATCGAAAGAATTATGCCTGGTAATGCTGCTAAGTTTTTCATGGACAAGCGCATGAAGCACATGCGAAATGTCAATGAGAATGAACAGCAGATGAAGAATCAAATGGCACAACAAAAGATTGCCATTGAGAAGAAAAAGGTTATGATGAAGAAGCAAGAACTTCAGAAGCAACTGCAAATGAAGACTGCTAATCTGAAGAAACAGGCAAGGGCTGGTGCGGAACAAGATGCGACTAGGTAGATGGCATTGGGTATAGGTAAAATTGCAGTTCTAGAATCCAAACTTGACATCTACGAGGAACTTTCCAAAGAGATGTTGGATAAGCTTGAGAAAGCTGTAGGAACTATTTCAGAAAATAGTAATAAGATTGCTATCATACTTGAGCGTCACGAGAATCGTCTTGATGAAAGCGAGAGATCGGATCAACTTATCCTTAAGATGCTTGAGGAGATAAAGGAGAAGCATGATAAAGATAATGAGTTGATTCATAAAAGAGTATCTGATCTTCAGAAGAAAGTAGATATAAACGCTAAGTTTGTTATTGGTGCTGGCGCTGTATTAGCAACCCTGGTGGCAGTGTTACAAGTGGTCCCTCCTATTATTGATACGTTGACAGGTCAAGCAAGAACTGCTACTATGGACACAGCAGTTGTCCAACGTATTGTCTAATTTCGTTGATGTATACTATGTGAATCTTCTTTCAGGGCGACTAGACAAGTTCGCAAGAAAGAAAGATGATCTATATAACTTTCGCTGTCCTTATTGTGGTGACTCTCAGAAGCACAAGAATAAGGCACGGGGATATTTCTTTCGCCTTAAGCAGGACATGGTATTCAAGTGCCATAACTGTGGGGTAGGAAGGACGCTGCCAAACTTCCTAAAAGATAACGCTCCTGATCTTTATGATGAATATATCATGGAGCGTTATAAGTCAGGCACCACAGGTAAAGGATCGTATGTTCCGAAACCCAAATTTGAAAAACCGAAGTTCAAGAAAAAGGGTGAACTGGTAAGTTGTTCAGAGCTAAATAATGAACACCGTGCGGTTGCTTATCTTCTAGGTCGTAGAATACCTGAGAAAAATTACTCAGATCTGTTCTATACTGACAAGTTTTGCACCTGGGTCAACACTCAAAAACCTACGTTCCAAGATGTCAAAAAGGATCACCCAAGAATTATTATCCCTTTCATTGACACCAACGGCGAGTGGTTTGGTTTCCAAGGGAGATCCTTAAATCCAGATGATAAGTTGAGATACATAACTATCATGTTGGATGAAAATAGAACTAAAGTTTTTGGGTTGAATCGAGTAGACCTTAATAAGACACTTTACATAACAGAAGGTCCGTTTGATAGTTTTTACATAGACAATGCTATTGCTATGGCAGGTGCCGACGTTGATTGGGACTACCTTAGTGATAAAGAAGTTGTCTTTGTTTATGACAATGAGCAACGCAACAAAGAGATTATCAAACGTATGTCTAATGTAATTGACAGAGGACATGAGATTGTAATCTGGCCAAGTAGTCTAGAAGAAAAAGATTTGAATGATATGTTTTTAGCTGGACATGACGTTCAATCTCTGGTAGAATTTAACACTTATAGCGGTTTAGAAGCACAAATCAAACTTAGCGAATGGAAAAAGGTATGAAAGAAATTCATGTGATCAAACGCAATGGGGAAAAAACACCCCTAAACCTGGACAAGGTTCATGCTATGGTCGAACACGCTTGCAGGGGTCTTGCAGGTGTGTCTGAGAGTCAGGTAGAGATGAATGCTAACCTGCAATTCTTTGATGGTATTAAGACCTCAGATATTCAAGAGATCCTGATTCGTTCTGCTAATGATCTGATCTCTTTGGATGCTCCTAACTATCAGTTTGTTGCTGCTCGTCTGCTTCTGTTTGGTCTTAGGAAGGCAGTATATAATGGTCACCCTGATGGTCATCCTCCTCTTCTTGAGCACGTCAAGAAGTGCGTAGGTATTGGTGTATATGATTCTGCTATTCTGCAGAAGTATACTGATGAGGAGTGGGAGAAACTGAATGATTTCATGGATCATGAAAGGGACTTTTTGTTTACATATGCTGGTATTCGTCAGGTTACAGATAAATACCTAGTGCAGGATAGGAGCAGTGGCGAGATCTACGAGACGCCACAGTTCATGTATATGATGGTTGCTGCGACCCTGTTCCAAGATGATGATAAGTTCTATCGCCTGGAATATGTCAAAAAATACTACGACGCAATCAGCAAGCACCGACTCAACATTCCCACACCTATCATGGCGGGAGTGCGAACTCCGCTTCGACAATTTGCGAGCTGTGTTCTTGTTGATGTTGATGACACCCTCGATAGCATCTTTAGCAGTGACATGGCTATTGGTCAGTATGTTGCTCAACGCGCAGGAATCGGTATCAACGCAGGCAGAATCCGTGGCATCAACGCTAAAATCCGAGGCGGAGAAGTTCAACACACAGGTGTCATCCCATTTCTCAAAAAGTTTGAGGCAACTGTCCGATGCTGCACACAAAATGGCATTAGAGGTGGAAGCGCAACAGTCCATTTTCCCATTTGGCACCAAGAAATAGAAGATATTTTAGTTCTTAAGAACAATAAAGGAACCGAAGATAATCGTGTTCGTAAACTAGACTATAGTATTCAAATTAGTAAACTCTTCTATGAGCGTTTCATCCAAAACGGAACCATCTCACTCTTCAGCCCTCACGACGTGCCAGGTCTGTATGATGCTTTTGGGACTGATTCATTTGACGCTCGCTATGTGGACTATGAATCAGATCAGTCTATTCCGAGAAAGACTGTCGATGCTCAAAAACTCATTCTAGATCTTCTGAAGGAGCGAGCAGAGACTGGTCGTGTTTACATTATGAATATTGATCATTGTAATTCACACTCCTCTTTCAAGGACAAGGTGAATATGTCTAACCTGTGTCAGGAGATCACTCTGCCTACTGATCCTCTGCAGCATATTGATGGACAAGGAGAGATTGCTCTGTGTATTCTGTCTGCTATTAACGTTGGTAAACTGAAGAACCTGGATGAACTGGATGAACTCTGTGACTTGGCAGTGCGTGGTCTGGATGCATTGATTGATTATCAAGAGTATCCTGTGAAGGCAGCAGAACAGAGCACTACTAATCGTCGTTCTCTGGGCATTGGTTATATTGGTTTGGCACATTACCTTGCTAAGAACGGTGCAAAGTATGATTCTGCTAAGGCACATGATCTGGTTCATAAACTCACTGAGCGGTTCCAGTATGCCCTTCTAACAGCGTCAAATCGTATGGCAATGGAGAAGGGTCCTTGCGGTTATTTTGGTAAAACGAAATATGCAGATGGAATTCTTCCGATCGATACATATAAGAGCGATGTAGATGAGATTGTTCCGAATGAGCTTCAGTGTGATTGGGAGTTTCTTAGATCTAGGATTCTTCAATACGGTCTCAGGCACTCAACACTGTCCGCACAGATGCCTTCAGAGAGCAGTTCCGTTGTGTCAAATGCAACCAATGGAATCGAGCCACCTAGAGCATACCTGTCCATTAAAAAGAGTAAGAAAGGACCCCTTAAGCAGATTGTCCCGTCTTACACAACGCTTAAGAACGCATATACCCTTCTCTGGGACATGCACAACAACGACGGATACATCAAAGTCACCGCCGTAATGCAAAAGTTTTTTGACCAGGCAATCAGTGGCAACTGGTCATACAACCCTGAAAACTATCCTGACAATGAAGTGCCTGTGTCAGAGATGGCAAAAGATCTTCTCAATACTTACAAGTATGGTTGGAAGACATCTTATTATCAAAACACATATGATATCAAAAAAGATGGTGATGATGAAGAAGTGAAGACTAATGTGGACAATTTAATCGACGAACTACTTAACACGGAGGAAGAAGATTGTGACAGTTGCAAGGTCTGAGGTTGAAGGGATGACAGTATTTAATAGAAACAAAGTGAATACAAAGAAGCAGCCCATGTTTTTTGGGCAACCTCTGGGAGTCCAGAGATATGATAGTTACAAATATCCAGTATTTGATAAGTTGACCCAACAACAGTTGGGTTATTTCTGGAGACCAGAAGAAGTTTCCTTACAAAAAGACCGTAGTGATTACCAAACTTTATCGGATGAGCAGAAGCACATCTTCACCAGCAATCTTAAATACCAGATCATGCTGGATTCTGTCCAAGGGCGTGGTCCTGGGATGGCTTTTATCCCATACTGTTCATTACCTGAGCTTGAAGCTTGTATGACTGTATGGGAGTTTATGGAAATGGTCCATAGTCGCTCCTACACATACATCATTAAGAACGTGTATTCAGATCCCTCTGAGGTATTTGATACTATCTTGGATGATGAGAAGGTTATGTCTCGTGCTAGCAGCGTTACAGAGTCTTATGATGACTTTATTCAGCAGGCACATCAGTATGATGGTAGCACCATGTGGGACCTGGCAAGAGAAGGTCACACAGCAGGTCAGTATGAGCGACGTGAATTAAAGCGTAAACTCTACAGAGCAATTGCAAATGTCAACATCCTCGAAGGAATCCGTTTCTATGTTTCGTTTGCGTGCTCGTTTGCTTTTGGCGAGAATAAACTTATGGAGGGCTCGGCTAAGATTCTATCTCTTATCGCAAGAGATGAAAGCCAACACCTGGTTATCACGCAAAATATCCTCAGAAAATGGAAAGAAGGGGATGATCCAGAAATGGCAGTTATTGCGAAGGAAGAACAACCGTTCGTAGCAGAAATGTTTAAGCGCACTGTCAACGAAGAAAAAATGTGGGCAGATTATTTGTTCAAGCAGGGTTCTATGATTGGTCTTAACGATCGCCTGCTTCATAATTATGTTGAATGGATTGCCAATCGTCGTATGAAAGCGATTGGATTAGATCCTATCTTTGATGTTCCTGCTAAAAACAATCCGTTACCTTGGACGGAGCACTGGTTAAATAGTAAGGGTCAACAAAATGCCCCTCAAGAAACTGAAATTGAATCTTACGTTGTTGGAGGAATTAAACAAGATGTCACCGCAGGAACGTTCGCAGGATTTTCTCTCTGATGCAGAGTGGGATTCGTTATTAGATAAAACAGATCAACAACCTAATCCTTTTGCTGAGGCAATGTGGGAAATGGAAAAGAAAAAAGCACGTCAGGAACAAGAACGTAATACAAGACACAGTGTTGATAAGAGTCAAGACTTCATTAATTCTGGTATGACTCTTATCACAGACCCTGAATCTGACAAATATCTTAAGCGACTTGATAAATAGTAACGGATAGTGTATACTATTCATATCGTTCATCCCTTCGGGGACGCAAGTAAGTCGCGGAACGGAGCGTTCATCCCATGTTTGAATTCTTACTCTACTCTGGTATGATGTGTGCTGATGCTGATGCCTTAGTGCTCAGGATCAAAGCAAACAGGGCAGAGATGCCCCCAGCGATCGTGCTGGAGTTAGTAGAGACCGTAAAGGAATCTGTGCCTGAGTGTGAATTTGACTGGGACGCAAACGACTGAAGGAACGGGAAAACGGATCCAGCGAAAGCTGAGAAGGTTAACTTTCCATTCTTTTAGGAGTCTATCATGAACACACTTACTCTCATTAAAAACCAGATCGAGAAAGCAGCACGTCTGCACGATGCACAAATTGCTAACACTGCATATCGTGGTGTCAAGTATGAGTGCAAGCAGCAAGGCGAAGAAGTGCATGGCACTTTCTGCTATCGCGGTCGCACTTACACCAAGTGATGTCATGGAAGCACTACAAGTTACAGGGTTAATCACCCTTGGTTGTGTTGCGGGAATGTCATTACTATACGGCGAGATCTTACTTTTAAGTAAGTCTTGATACCGACATAAAGGACCCAAACGGGTCCTTTTTTGCTATTCTAAATACTGATAACCTATACAGGAGAGTCATGAAAATCTTTCTGGACTGTTCTGATCCCGAGCTCATCGCTCATGCCTACGAGACTGGTTTAATCGACGGAGTTACAACAAACCCCAGTCTCATGCGAAAAGCAGGAGAGGATCCCAAGCATGTAATCAAAGAGATTGCTGCAATTTTCCCTTGGAATGCATCCATATCTGCTGAAGTAGTCGGAGAGACTGCTGAAGAGATGGTTGATATGGCTGAAGAGTATCTCGATATCGGACCAAACATTACAATCAAAGTTCCATGCACAGTTGAAGGTCTCAAGGCGTGTAGAGACCTGTCGGAGGATGATGTCACTGTTAACGTCACTCTGATCTTTACGCCTGCTCAAGCGATCCTTGCTTCTAAAGCAGGGGCAACCTACGTTTCACCATTTGTCGGTCGTGTATACGATCAGTCATTTGATGGTATCAAACTAATTGAGGAAATCGCAGATGTCTACGCTACGCACCAGACGAAGACCAACGTCCTTGCTGCATCGATTAGGGATGTTCACCAAGTATCCGCTGCTTTTAGAGTGGGAGCTGATATTTGCACTATCCCTTTGCCCGTTTTTAATAAAATGTATCATCATGTTCTCACCGATAAAGGGTTAGAGGCATTTGACAAAGATTGGAGGGAGCTACAGCAATGCCTAGAGGTCGTTTGAGTAAAGTTGATATCCTCGCCAAGGTGCTAAAAATGAAACATAAACTTGGCGAGGGTGAATATGATCATCAGGATCATGAATTTCGTGAAGGGTATGACCACGCTTTAAATAAAGTTTTGGATATTATCAATGAATACAGCACATGAACAAAGACAATCTTAAAATCCTAATTAAAGACCTTGAGTTTGCTCTCGCTGAACTCAAGGCAGAAGTTTACGCTGATCCGTCTTCTTACATAGATAGTGAGGACGTGAGAAAAATTAGCGTAGAAGATGACGACGGAGATTACGAATGAAATTGACTATGAAAACCCCTGGATTTTTAACGGACACCCTTTTTTATCTAAGGACATTGACGACCATTTCGGTTTTGTCTATTGCATTACAAATCTCCTCAATGGTAAAAGATACATCGGACGCAAATACTTTCACCAACTACGAAAACCTAGAGGTGGTGGTAGGAGAGTTAGAAGTGAAAGCGACTGGAAAAAATACTACGGCTCTTCTGCTGAACTTACTGAAGAGCGCAAGAAGTTCGGGAATCCTTTCTTCAAACGAGACATTTTAAGCCTACATAAAACAAAGGGACTCACAAATTTTGAAGAGACCCGACAGTTATTTCTCAACAATGTATTAACGGAGGCGATGTCAGATGGGACACCAGCATTTTACAACTCAAACATCCTCGGTCGATACATGCGTAAGGACTATTTTCAAACTGACCCAACCCCTTGACCCTTGCTGATGGGTCTGTTATAATTACAAGGTAGTCAAGAGAGGTTCCAATGAACACTGAGTTCAATGAAATTGAAGACGCAATGTTCGATATTTTTATCGATCAGTTGCATCGGCTCGCTGAGCTCGAACAGGAATCTGAAGAGACTACCGCTTGGGTCAGTAGCTCAGCGGATAGAGCAACTGCCTTCTAAGCAGTTGGTCGCAGGTTCAAATCCTGCCTGACTCGTTGCCCTTTTGGGCATACGGTCCATTGCTAGTAAAAGTATGACTACAACGCAGAAGTTCTCGTCTTCTATCGACATCCTTGCTGATGCCGTTGACAGACAAGTGACGCTTGACATCGAGTATCCTGTTCTTTATAATAAAGTTGTGAAATTCTATGAGGAGAAAGGTGTCGATTTCTACGGTGATGTAGATGAGGATTATGATATCCTCCTTACCAAACTTGAACAAGACCTATTTTATTATGAAACCTGAAGTTCTTCTAGAACGCTATCCCTATCGTTATGTTCAGTCTGGGACGATCGCACTCAACGGTCGTCCTGACTATCGAATTCAAAAGTTCGATGAATGGACTAAGCGATACAAAGACATGTATCTTCTAGACAATTCAATTCAATTGGATTATGCTATGGAAGATTTTGAATACACCAAGTGGTTGGATCCCGACCGCGTTCCCTGTTACATTCGTGATACTGTTTCCAAATGACATCCTATCAAAAAGCAATCAAAGCACTTGAAGAATGCGTCAAAGACGCCATGGAAAACAATGTTGATCCTGGTCTCCAAAGTGAAATTTGGCGACACTATCAGGGCATGAAAGCGATCGATCGCCAATTGCCAAAAGAGGAAACTAAATTCTCTTTTAGTCTTGACGGTGCAGATCGCGTGATGGATTATGATCCTGACTACAATATCGCTGCAGCTCAACCAGTTGATCTGGGTGATACATATGGAAAGGACGTAATTACGTTCTCCTAGTCTTTGCCAATAGACTTTAAACTAGATGGTTTTTGACTGGATGACAGTCGCTCATATGTGAAAAGAGTTTCCCTGTTCTTTAAAATAAAAACAGGGTGGTGGAGTCAATTTGACCCATACCAAGAGGACCCCATAAGGGGTCCTTTTTTGTTGAATTCAAAATCTTAATATTTCAAAGGGCTTGACAATTGTAAAGAAATGATATATAGTTGTAATAGTTCTTTACAAAAGACAATGACCGTAACAACCAACGAACATGGTCAGAACAATATGTTCGCCCGTGAACCCCAGATGTATGTCTCTCAAACTGACGCTGAGCGTTATGGTTATGAGACCTATGCAGAAAAAGCAGAGAAACTCAATGGTCGCACAGCGATGCTTGGTTTCGTAGCAGCACTTATTTCTTACGCTACTACTGGTAGCATTTTCTTCTTCGGTGCTTTTGGCATCTGATGATCCCCTCACTTTTATCACTCAATTTTTACAGAACAATGAACGAAAACGCAGAAAGGTTTAACGGTTGGGCAGCAATGGTTGGCATCATTGCAGCATTCGGAGCATACGCAACTACAGGGCAATTGATCCCTGGAGTATGGTGAACGACATGTTGATCATAGCAGCATCCATGATTGGAGGGTTTATTTTTGCAGCCCTATTGAGCGAGGATGTCGATGATGATGATCACTTTGATGGTGGAATGTTACAACCATTACAAGTCCCCTCTTCTAACCCTGTCTAAATAAATTTTTGAGTGAATATAAATGCCTACCGATCTCTATCAAGATATGGAAACATTGAATGCTCTCTATGAAGAGTTACTTTGGGATCCAGAAAAACCTTTAGAGTTCAAAGCAGATTACGAAAACGATCGTATTATTATCACACTCAAGAAAGACTAAATACAATTGAATATCGTCGCCTCAAGAGGGTCTCTGGCAAAATCCAGAAGACCCTCTTTTGCTATAAATACGAATGACGAGTATATTTTAGTTATGTCTAGAGATCCAAACAATACATCCCGCTGGGTTGCTACCCGCCGTAATGAGGACAAGGATATTGAATATCTTGTGTCTCATACCACCTGGTCACCTGATAAAAGATTTGCTAAAATCTTTGACGCTCAGGCAGGAGCAAGGAAGTATCTCAAGGAGGCAGGTCTCAAAGGCACAGTAAGAAAATTTGTGGTATAGTAGAACGTTAGTCGTTTATTATTATGATATTAGAGACTTTATTGGCATTGACTGCCGTTGACTACGACCATCTCGCTAGAACTGTGCAAGTTGAAGCAGCATCTGGAACCATGGATGAATACTGTGTTGCTGTATCGGTTCTGAATAGGGTTCGCTCTCCAAAGTTTCCTAATACAGTTTTAGATGTTGTTTATGCACCAGGTCAGTATGAGGGATTTACTAAATGGCGTCCCGCTGCAAAACCTGAAGTCGTCGCTCGTTTGAAAGACACTAATAAAATGTTAGCAGCCTATGATATTATCGGTGATCGAACTGATTTCAAAGGGCAAAGCATGTTAAGATATCGTGTAGCATCGGAAGACCCGATGTGCGATCGTAAAGGAAACTTCTTTCATCACTACTGGCAAACATGATTAAAAAAATCAAAGAAACACTAAGTCAAGTTTTTCATTCCCCTGAGGCATCAGGAACATGGGGTGATGATATCACTGTAAACATGGATGGGGGTGTAGGTGGATCGTGGAAAGTTGAATGTGCAATCGATGAAGACGTGGTGGACTGTGACGAAATGGACAATCCTCCTTTTGTCGGTGTGCCTGCTCCTGTTTACTTAAAGGATGACCCTTGGTTTGGTCCTGCTCCTGTTCGTAGTGAAAAACAGATGGATTATATGGAACAGGAAACTCTTATCAAACAACAGCAAGATCAAGAGACTCACTCCGAGACTGTCGAATCTGAAGACATTCATGCTAAGATGTATGAACTCGCAACCGCTTCAAACGGCACTGCGATTCAACGTGACCCTATTGGTGGTTCAGAGAACTTCCAAGGCGGTTCCAACGGTTACGGTTGGATGTCTGGAACGGGAATGAGTCAGTTCAATTGAGTAGAAATACTCTAATTTCTCCATTGACGGATTCCCGAACCTCTGGTATACTAAATAGGTAAACAAATGTAACGAACCTTGAGTTCTTTTACAGACCACACCCCGCAAACCAAGACCTCTAGGGTGTATAAATCACGTCTTTCATATCCTGTCTAAGGGTGACAGGAAATAGTAACTCCACCATTTCCCTGATGGTCTTACTTATTTTTTATTCAAAATGGCTACTACTCTCTCGCGCCAGTCTGGCGTGTCCTCCTGGGAATCATTCTGCGAATGGGTGACTTCCACAAACAACCGCCTCTATGTTGGTTGGTTCGGCGTTCTGATGATCCCTACGCTGCTTGCAGCAACCATCTGTTTCATCGTCGCCTTCGTCGCTGCTCCCCCTGTGGACATCGATGGTATTCGTGAACCTGTTGCAGGTTCGCTCATGTATGGTAACAACATCATCTCTGGTGCAGTTGTTCCCTCGTCCAATGCAATTGGTCTTCACTTCTACCCCATTTGGGAAGCCGCATCCCTTGATGAATGGCTTTACAACGGTGGTCCTTTCCAACTTGTCGTCTTCCACTTCCTGATCGGTATCTATGCATACATGGGTCGTGAGTGGGAACTGTCTTACCGTCTTGGTATGCGTCCTTGGATTTGTGTTGCTTACTCTGCACCCGTTGCAGCAGCATCCGCAGTCTTCCTGGTCTATCCTTTCGGTCAAGGTTCGTTCTCTGACGCAATGCCCCTGGGCATCTCTGGCACCTTCAACTACATGTTGGTGTTCCAAGCAGAGCACAACATCCTGATGCACCCCTTCCATATGCTCGGCGTTGCTGGCGTATTTGGCGGTTCTCTGTTCAGTGCAATGCACGGTTCTCTGGTTACTTCTTCGCTGGTTCGTGAAACCACCGAAACTGAGTCCCAGAACTATGGTTACAAGTTTGGTCAAGAAGAAGAAACATACAACATTGTTGCCGCTCACGGTTACTTTGGTCGTCTGATCTTCCAATACGCTTCATTCAACAACTCCCGTTCCTTGCACTTCTTCCTTGCTGCATGGCCTGTTGTTGGCATCTGGTTCACCGCACTTGGTGTTTCCACGATGGCATTCAACCTGAACGGTTTCAACTTCAACCAGTCCATCATCGATGGTCAGGGTCGTGTGCTCAACACTTGGGCAGACGTTCTCAACCGCGCTGGTCTGGGTATGGAAGTTATGCACGAGCGTAACGCTCACAACTTCCCTCTGGATCTCGCTGCTGCTGAGTCCACTCCTGTCGCTCTGACTGCACCCGCTATCGGTTGATAGTCTAACGACATAAACTCAAAGGACCCTACGGGGTCCTTTCTTTTTTCTTTGATATGTAAAGTTATGTCTCACGATCTACTAGAACTACTCACCTACTATGTAATTGTCGCTGTTGTATTCGTTGGTGCCCCTGGAGTCTTCTTCTTCATTGCCTTCATGCCCGCTCTTCAGAATACAAAAGGTCGTATGGTAGGTTACAAAGATCACAAGACTTACGGTGATTCGTCCATCTACGAGAATACACCTAGTGATACCACAAAATTCTTCTTACAAGTTAGCGGAAATAATTCGTGATACTTGGCCACAACTCTACTACTTAAAAAAGGACAAAACAAATGGTTGCATCAACACTAAGTCCCCCACGGAGGGGGTGGTTCGATGTCCTCGATGACTGGCTTAAACGAGATCGTTTCGTTTTTGTTGGTTGGTCTGGACTTCTTCTTTTTCCCACTGCTTATCTTGCTATTGGCGGTTGGCTTACTGGGACTACTTTCGCGACGAGTTGGTATACTCACGGGTTGGCAAGTTCCTATCTGGAGGGTGCAAACTTTCTTACTGCGGCAGTTTCTACTCCAGCAGACGCTATGGGTCATTCTCTTCTGCTTCTCTGGGGTCCTGAGGCTCAAGGGGATTTCGTCAGGTGGATCCAACTTGGGGGACTCTGGGCTTTTGTGGCGCTCCACGGGGCTTTCGCTCTAATTGGTTTCATGCTTCGTCAGTTTGAATTAGCACGTCTCATCGGTATCCGTCCCTACAATGCTATTGCGTTCTCTGGTCCTATCGCTGTTTTTGTTAGCGTCTTTCTCATCTACCCTCTGGGTCAATCGAGTTGGTTTTTCGCTCCATCTTTCGGGGTCGCAGCAATCTTCAGGTTCCTTCTCTTCCTACAAGGATTCCATAACTGGACCTTGAATCCCTTTCATATGATGGGTGTTGCAGGTATCCTGGGTGGTGCATTGCTTTCTGCCATCCATGGTGTTACAGTAGAGAATACTCTGTATCAAGATGGTGACGATGCAAATACTTTCAAGGCATTTGACTCTACTCAAGAGGAAGAAACCTACTCAATGGTTACTGCAAACCGTTTCTGGTCTCAGATCTTCGGTATTGCGTTTAGTAATAAGAGGTGGTTGCATTTCTTTATGCTGTTTGTTCCTGTTATGGGTCTTTGGACAAGTTCCATCGGTATTATTGGTCTTGCTCTCAACCTTCGTGCTTATGACTTTGTATCCCAAGAGATCAGAGCAGCAGAAGACCCAGAGTTTGAAACCTTCTACACGAAAAACATTCTCTTGAATGAAGGTCTTCGTGCTTGGTTGGCACCAGTCGATCAACCGCATGAGAACTTTGTCTTCCCTGAAGAAGTTCTGCCTAGGGGTAACGCGCTGTGAATCCTTGGTTTGTTTTCATCTATTTTGTTTGTTTTGCCTTGATAGCAGGTGCAGCATTCGCTATGATGTGGTCTAACATTCAATCTATCAATATGGAAATGGATAAACCCATCAAGCGAAAGCATCCAGAAGCACCTGATCCTGGTGAAGAAGTTATGTATGTTGATGTATCACAAATGAATAGTCAACAATTCAAAGATGAAAAGCAAAGGTTAGAGGATCTTTACAACGAGTAAATAAATAGAGGGGTAAACGCCCCTCTTTTTTAATGGCATACTATTATCCTGAAGGCGCTTTCGGTCCTATATGTGATTTACCTTTAACAGATGCACAGATCATTGAACAAGGTAGGTCTGCAATCAGCATTGATGAGGGTTTAATTGAACAGTATGGAGTTGTCCCTGGAATATATGATGAGTTTCTTGATTTTTGGGGTGAATTTAACTTCCCTGTATTCCTTCGTAGAAAGTGTAAAGAACGTGTTCTCGATGATGGAACTATCGAGAAATTTGATTGTGTAGATGAATATTCCCGTCCGCTACCAACATCGCAAGAATCATTTGTTAGTGCTACTGATGATATTGGACTAAAAGATCTTTTCTTTGAACCAAAACTTACTCCAGAAACTTGTTCTCCCTATCAAGCAGACATTAACATTAGACCATTGAAGTTTTTTGGTCCTAATGGAGTATTGATAAAGAGAACACCAGTTGAAGGATCTACTCCTGTCACTTTTCCTGTCACTTCAGAGAATCAATCAATTCCAAATAACGCTACAATCACTGCTACATTTTCTGAGGATCGTCAGAACTTGGTGATCGGTGGAACTGGAGAGGGTATTGTTCAACTTAGATTTACTTGGGATGACAAACCAAGTATTTCTGGTCTTGCTGTTGGCACGTTAACTGTCGCTGGTGCGTCCTTTACACAATCAGGAGAAAAAGGTTCTGACAATGATTCAACTTCGATCGTTACTGCAGGACAATCATATCCAATTACTCTAAGTGGGAACTCAGGAACTTCTGGGAGTAGACTTCAGGGCAATACTCAAATTGAATATGATGACGATGTGCCTGGATTTGATGTAAATGCTACTCTTTCTATTACTGAAGTTCTTCCTACAACTACATCTACAAACGTTGCAGGGTATTGGAGTGATGAAGGAAATAAGTATGGTGTATGGGTAAACCCTGCTATTTGCACATTGCCACAGCAACCTCAATCGGTATCATATAAGATCACTATCGATGAGGCAGATACTTATGGATTCACATTTGGTTGTGATGACAATGCCACACTCACTATCAATGATGAGACCAGTGCCTTCCTGACCGCCGTAGGAGGTATCTTTGAGGGTGGGTCTTACAACACCCCATACACAGGCACCAGAGCACTCACAGCGGGCACTCTGATCCTTACAGTGAACTGCACAAATTCAGATGCAGGGTTCCAAGATGCTAACGGAGATCCAACAGGACTTGCATACGATTGGCAACGTAACCCTGGTGGGTGGTATATCAAGATGTGTAAGGGTGGTCTCTGTGCTAGTGGAACTAATATTAATTGGGTTCCTGTCGGACCTCATCCTGCATGGTCAGATTTCATGGATGAGTATGCCGTATTCCCTAGTAATATTGATCCTCTTTTAGATCAAACGCAACAGGCAACTTGGAATATAAATATTCCTACTACTGGTAACTATACATTTGAGTGCTCTGCAGATAATAATGCAACTTTTACACTTGACGGCACTCAGATTGCTACTTCAAATTCGTTTACTACAACTACATCAGTATCATTAACCAACATAAGTGAAGGTCCTCATACCTTGGTCGTTTCAGTGTTCAATGGAACTAACTCAAATGGTGCAAATGAGTGGACTACTAATCCTGGCGGAGTCGCTTGGAGAATTCAGTATGGTGGTGGATCGATTGATGCTAATTTTCAATCAAATGGAAGACTTCTAGTCACTGGTGCAGGTGCTGCTCGATTAGATTTTGATTTTGAATGGGATGATAATCCAAGCACTTATGATACTGCTCTTGGAACTGTTGCTTATCCTCAATTAGGAGTTTCGTTTACACAAAATACTGGCAGCAGTAGTGGCAGCGATAGTGATAATGTTAATAATGTAACTGCTGGAGATTATGGTGTAACTATCCTGAACAATTCGGGAGGATTTACTGTTGAAAATAGCGGTAAGAGATTATGCTTCAAAGATTTGGATGGTAATGATTGTAATGCACAATTAGATTTGTCAATTGTTCAAGGTGATGCTACAATTGCATCATCACTAGACCTGAATACTCCTGGTGATGGCAATTTATTTTGGCATACCAGGTTAGCAACAGGATACACATTCCTTGAGGATAACTAATGGAACTTCCAAAGATTAAAAATCAAGATCTACCCCAAGAACTTAGAGAGATTGTTGGTGACGGAGATGCCGAATTTGATATGGTTGTAGATCCTATGGACGTTATGGATATTCAATTTGATCCAGATTCATACTATGAAGGACGACACCAAGTAGCGCAGATGTTAATAGAATCTAGAAAAAAACTACACAACTATCATGCGACTCAAAGACACAATCAAAACAGCAAAGAAAATTCTAAAGACAGCGAAGAAACACCCTGATCACTATACAGATGAGGAACTTCAGTTCGTGAAGATGCTCAAACGTTCTGCAAAACAATCTTTAGATAAGAAACAGAACTGGTCGAATGATCAGGACGGGTAATACTACCTATAAACGGAGTGTATACGTCGATACAAACTCTATAAATATTCCTCGTAACGTTACAAAGTTGTAACACTTGCCATTTCTACAGGTCCGTGTTATAATTTCTCTCAAGCGAACGGAAGTCGAACCGTTCCATCATCTGCGGGTAACCACTCCGCAAGTAAACTAATTACGAGGAACAAATCAATGATCAAAACTGCTTTCGCAGCCGCTGCTGCTCTTGCATTCGCACCTGCTGCTGCCCTTGCAGGTCCCTACGTTAACGTGGAGGCAAACTCGGGTTTCACGGGATCGGACTACACTGGAACAACTACAGACGCTCATGTGGGCTATGCTGGTGAAGTCGGTGCTGTAGGATACTACGCACAAGTGGGTCCTAGTTTTATCACCGTTGACGGTGGTGAGTCTGACACCGTTCTCTCTGGTAAAGTCGGTGCATCTGTTGCTGCTTCTGAAGAACTCTCCATCTATGGTGAGTTTGCATTCGCTGGTGGCGTTGATGATGCTGACAATGGTTATGCTACCAAGGTCGGTGCAACCTGGAGTTTCTGATCTCCAGATTACATGTTATAATGGAGGGGACTTCGGTCCCCTTTTTTATTAGAAACTATGAACTTTGAAGTATATACCAGAACTGGTTGTCCTTATTGCACAAAGATTAAACAGGTTCTGGAAGGCAAGCGATACTCTTATCGCGAGAAACAATTGAATAGGGACTTTACTCGTGACGAATTCTATGCTAAGTTTGGTATGGGTAGCACATTTCCTCAAGTGTTGTTAGACTCACAAAGTCTGGGTGGTTGCACCGAGACTGTTAAATATCTGCGTGAAAACAATCTTATCTGATGAACGACGAATTCTACGAACTTATTGAATCTGCTGTTGATGCAGCATTTGAACAAAATTTATTTCTGTTTAAGTGCTATCATTATTTGAAATACAATAAGGTCAAGCGTAGAGAAATTCAGGAATTTATTAACTCTGTTTCTGCAAAGAACCTAGCACTCACCATTTCTGATTTGGATGCCTACATTAAAGGTGGACGTGACAATGAGCATAAACAACTCAAAGAAGCTTACGGACACCTTGGTAAACCTAAAGCACGAAAGATTCGTAACTACCTACATGACATCTTGAGAGATGCCAAACAGTATGAAATTGACAGAAAACCAGGACGTAAAAAGCGTTCTAAATAATGTTAAGTTTCACACATAGGAGGTTGGTTTCCATATTATTTTAGGTTGTAAACGGAGGAAACCATGTTAATTGCACTGGTAGTATTGGTCACCATCGGCGCTTTTATTTTAGGGATTACTGTTTCCTGGTTAGCGAAAGGTTACGTTGAAGACTTTATCGAAAACGCTGCTTATGCTAAGTCAGTTACACACCCAGAAATGTTTGACGAGGATGGTAACATGATACAAGATGATTTAATTTACATACGACCCGAAAATCCATATTGGAATTTTGAGGAGGAAGATGAAGACGACTGACTAATGGAGTTTAATTATGCCTACACGATCTAGTATTGAAAACAGCAATTCAAGATTGCTTATTAGTGAGATCTTGCGAAAGGTCTCTAATGCAAAAACTAAGAAGGAGAAAGTTGATCTTCTTCGCAAATATAACAGCACAGCATTGCGTCAACTGCTGATCATCAATTTTGATGATAGTATCGTATCGATGCTTCCTGAAGGTGATGTGCCATACACTCCAAACGATGCTCCTGTTGGGACTGATCATACACGTCTTGAACAGGAGTATCGTGGTCTTTACCGCTTTTTCAAAGGTGGTCAAGACACCCTTCCAAACATGAAGCGTGAATCTATGTTTGTGCAGCTCTTGGAAGGTCTCTCTGCTGAAGAAGCAGAATTGCTTTGCCTTTGTAAGGACGGTAAACTTAGTGATAAGTATAAGAGAATCACAAAGACTGTGGTTAGTGAAGCATTCCCATCTATTGAGTGGGGTGGACGCTCTTGAAAGGCGTAAAGGTTATCGAACAGGACTGTGATCCTACGCGGGCAGATGATAGGACCTTACCCTACATCTGCTATCTCGTTACATATAAAATGGATGGTAAAGTATGTTATGACCTAGCGATTACTGGTAAGGAAGTTGATCTATTTGACTACTACTGGGATCTATATCGGCATGACTTCATAACTTTCAAACAAACAGAAGGACGAGTGAATCCTAAATTATGGAACGATCCAAATCAGAAATCGAAGAAAACAAAATGACTGTTTACTTCAATCAACGTGCTCATGATGAGCATGAAAAAGAAGAACGGTTGGCAGAAGAAAAGAAGCAACAGCAAGAAGAAGCAGTAAAAGCTGTTGGTCGTGCTGTTAGTTTTTTTGTCAAACCTGTTATTCTTATGCTATTATGGAACTGGTTAATGCCAGGACTATTTGGTTTACAAACTATTGGTTACCTGAAAGCATTTGCACTTCATGTAATCGCTCGAATTATTATTGACAAAGAATGACGAAAGTATGTTTGGTCTCTGTCACTCCTGATGCAGAGAAGACAATCGGATACATCGCTCGCGTGAGCAATCCTGCTAATCAGGAGAATCCCAAAGTAGCAGGATTGCTGAAGTATTGTATTAAGCATGGACACTGGTCTGTGTTTGAACAAGCAACGATGACTCTGGAAATTACTACTACCAGGGGTCTGGCGGCTCAAATTTTGCGCCACCGTTCGTTCTGCTTCCAAGAGTTTTCCCAACGCTATGCTGATTCCTCCTTACTCGGTGAGACGATCTCGCTCCCAGAACTCCGTCTTCAGGACCACAAGAATCGGCAGAATTCTATCGATGCTATTGATCCTTTTCTTAAGCAGAAGTATGAGATCCTGATGCAGAATCATTTTAAGCAAGGTATGGAACTCTACCAGCAAATGCTTGATGATGATATTGCAAAGGAGTGTGCTCGTTTTGTGCTCCCCCTCGCTGTAGGGACAAAACTTTACATGACAGGAAATCTTAGGTCGTGGATCCATTACATAAATCTCAGGACTGCCAATGGCACCCAGAAGGAGCATATGGACATTGCTGAACTCTGTAAGCAACATTTCATCTGTCAGTTCCCAGTCGTCTCTGAGGCGCTTGGGTGGTGTCCTGAGGGCGACTGCGGTTGTCCTGAGCAACTTGACGACTGCGACTGTCTACAACCATCATTGAGGATCGACTAATGCCTACCTACCCCGTAATAAATAAGGTCACAGGAGAGAAAAAAGAACTCTCCATGACTATGAAAGAATACTCTGATTGGAAAGATGCTAACCCAGACTGGGACAAAGATTGGCAAGCAGGTGTCGGTGGTATGACCTACGGCGCACCTAAACAATCTGATGGCTTCAAAGAAGTCATGTCCAAAGTGCAAAAAGCACACCCCCGAGCAAACCTGAGTCGTTACACTTGATATGGCTAGAGCGAGAAAAAGAAACACCACCAGCAATCCTGTTCCACCTCACATGACTGCTAAGCAAATCAAAAGGAAGAAACCGATTGATGCATCTTATATGGTGCCTATTAATCCATTGACTCCTAATCAGGAGTTTGCTTTTGAGCAGTATGGATTGGGGCAGAATCTGCTGTTGCATGGTGCAGCAGGAACTGGTAAGACATTCATCACTCTGTATCTTGCTTTGCAAGAAGTGCTTGACGAATCTACACCTTATGATAAGATATACATTGTAAGGTCTCTTGTTCCTACTAGAGAGATTGGTTTCCTTCCTGGAGATCACGAAGATAAATCTGCTCTCTATCAAATTCCATACAAGAACATGGTGAGATACATGTTCAGTATGCCAGACGATAATTCATTTGAGATGCTTTATGATAACCTCAGAGCGCAGGAAACTATTAGTTTCTGGTCTACTTCTTTTATCCGTGGCGTCACTCTTGACAATGCTATTGTTATCGTTGATGAGTTTTCAAATCTCAACTTCCATGAACTTGATTCAATGATCACCCGTATCGGTGAAGATTCAAAGATCATGTTCTGCGGTGACATTACTCAGTCTGACTTGACCAAAGAAAATGAGAAGACTGGTATTGCAGACTTCATTAAGATCCTGCAAGACATGCAAGAGTTTGCATGTATTGAGTTTGATATTAACGACATTGTTCGTTCTGGTTTGGTCAAATCTTATCTCCTATCAAAATATAATCTTGGATTTTAATGTTTAATTTTGTTGATGTAGACCTTGATAATCACGTTGAGGTCGAACCCGTGAATCGTGATGGCACTAGATTCTACCCCATCCCTGGGGCGGATAAATATTATCCGAGTGTTACCTCAATCACATCGTTTAAAAACGCTCAGTTCTTTGCAAAATGGCGAAGAAAAATTGGTGAAGACGAGGCTAATCGAATCACTGCTCGCGCTACTCAACGGGGCACAGCATTCCATTCAATCTCCGAGGACTATTTCAGAGGAGAACTAAATCTCGACAGATACTTGGAAAATAATCCATTATCTGTTAGAATGTTTCAGTCGGCAAAATCTACTCTAAACCGTATCGATAATATTCATTGTCTAGAGACCTTTCTCTATTCACATTATCTCGGTTTGGCAGGTCGCGTAGATTGTATCGCTGAATTCGATGGCGAGTTGGCAGTAATCGATTTTAAAACCTCCACTAAAGAAAAAAAGGAAGATTACATCGAGCACTATTTTGTGCAAGAGACTGCATATGCAGCAATGTTCCTTGAGCGTTCAGGTATTGAGGTAAAGAAAATTGTCACACTTATCGCAACCGAAGAGGGATCTATTCAAATTTTTGAGAAGCACAATCTTGATGACTATTTACAGCTACTTAAAACCTACATCGAAGAATTTGTTAGGGGAAGAAATGTCTAAAGAAAAACTAGAGGACAAGTTCCTTACACCCACCAAATTCTCTCAGGAGATCGAAAGGTTGGTGAAAAGCAGCAATGGACTCATTTCATATATTGAAGCAGTAGTTACTTACTGCCAGGAAAATGAGATTGAAGTTGAAACTGTTCCTAAACTTATTTCCAAACCGCTGAAAGAACGCTTGCGTCATGAAGCACAGCGGTTAAACTATATGAAACAATCATCTAAAGGAGTATTGCCATTGTGACGGGGTTTGAA